TGTTTTGAGTATTAAGCAATTGTCTGTGGAGAGTTACAACAAGGAAGCCATGTTGGTGGGTATCCTCTGGAACAATCCTGATATGTTCGATATTTACAACGAAGAGAAGCTTAACAAGAAGACTTTCGGGTCTGTGATATGGGCTTTTTATATGGGTATCGCAAGGAAGCTTTACAGAGATAACTATACGGTTTTTGATGATATCACAGTCCAACAGGCAGTCACAGAATTGAAGTTGAATGAGAAATATGAAAAGTACGGCGGCTACGCCATAATCGAAGAGTTGATGGAGGAAACGAAGGAGTCGTCTGAAAACTTCGAAGGTTACTACGATGAAGTGAAGAAGTACGCATTACTTCGAGAGTACTACAAACTTTTTGGAGATAAGGTTATCGAACAAAGAGACAACTATGATTACAGGAAGCTATCTCGAAATGAAATTTCGATGTACTGGAATGACAAGATAAATAATATCGATATTCAACACAATGAGACGAGCATCGTAGCCTATAATCTATTGGCTAACCTTGAAGATTTCATCAACAAGTTGGACATAAGTCCTGACTTGGGTATGCCATTTTATAAGGGTCGAAAGCTTACTGACATTATAAATGGTTGGGCAACAGGTACATTATCCATTATCGGAGCCTTCTCTGGTAATGGTAAGTCGTCATTCGTCATGGAGAAGCTGATTATGTCTTGCATCCAAGAAGGCGAAAAGCTTGCAATCATTGCAAACGAGATGGACTTAGAGCAGTATCAGAAGATGTTGCTTATTACCATCATGGGCACAGAAATGTACGAGACGTTTAAGGATTACTTTGGCGATAGGGTTCGATTTAATCGAAAATCTATCAATAAAGGTAACTTTACATCGGAAGAGAAGATGAAACTTGAACTTGCTGTTAAATGGGTTGGCGAGAAAATCGGTGACAATAACAGTTTGATTAAGTTGATCCCACTAGAAGAATATACGATGGATAACGTCGAGAAGGTTGTTAAAAAGTTCGCTCGTCGTGGATATCATCGTTGGATTGTTGATACAGCAAAGCCTTCTGAGGGTGGACGCAAAGAACGTTGGCAACAATTCGTAGAGGACTTTGACAGATTGTATAAGTTAGCACGCAAGGATGGTGGTGGTCTAAACCTTGCAATGTTCGCAACAGTTCAGCAAGCAGACAACTACGTAGGAAAGTACTGGCTTAATGAACAATGTCTTGCCGATGGAAAGAAAATTAAGAACGTTGCAGACCTTGTATGGCATTTACGTCCAGTGCATCCACAAGAATATGAAGGTGGAGCGCATGAACTTGAAGTCATCAACTGGATTCGTAAGAGTGAGGATATGTTCAATCAGGACGAAGGTGTTGATGATGATGTATCGTTCATAACGGATGATGGAACAACGCTCATGAAACAGAAGGTTACATTGAAGCAAGGCAAGGTGTATTACTTGCTATTCACCAGTAAAAATCGGCGTGGCATGACCAACCTTACTGGTCTTGATGTTTTAGTGTTGGAAGTTGATTTCAACAGCAACAGATGGAAGGAAGTAGGTTGGTGTAAGAATGTTAAGCGTGATGACTTCATGTAAAATGCTGAAAAAAGTATGGTGATGAAATAGTGAACGTAAACGACTTGCCGATAATCAAAGAAAGAATATATGAAGAAGGTTTGATAGAGCAGATTCTTGAAGCGCTAGAATGTGAATATGTCAAACCAATAGGGAACGTAAGATATGAAGCTATGTTGCCAGTTAGATTTATGAAAAGTAATAAGAGAGCTGTGCAAGTGAAAAACACACCCTCTTTAGGCTCTCATGTTTATAATACAGGAGTTAGTGGAGATATTTTTATTTTGGTTGGTTACATTCTTTATGGAGTAGAATCACAAGATGAGCTTTATGATTTTTTATTTCAATGTAAGGCTTTTATTTGTAATTTGTTCGGGTGGCATGAGTATATCACTCACGAGCAAGGAGACGACTTCGAAGAGATTGTTGAGAAGAAAGATTATCTAGCATTCCTAAGACCAACTCAAAAAGATAGGAAGAAGAGAAAAAGGCTTAAAGTAATGCGAGATAAAGAAAACCAAGTGTTGGACAAAAATTCTGTTTTCAGTTGGTATCGTGCGACTCCGCACGAACACTTCATCGAGGATGGAATCAGCGTCAAGACACAGCGGTTATTCGAGGTAATGTTCGATGAAACAACTATGAGGGTTGTATTTCCAATATACAACTCGCAAGGAGAGTTGGTTTCAATTAAAGGTCGATACGTTGGTACAGACGAATGGGTTCTTGACGAGATTAAGTATTTATACCTGTACAGTTTCGATAAGAGTATTGAACTATTCAACTATCATAGAGCACTACAATATATCAAAGAATCAGGTGAAGTAATTGTCTTTGAATCCGAAAAGTCCTGCATGAAAGCATATCAATATGGTTTCAAGAATTGCGTAGCAATTTGTGGCTCTGAATTGAGTCCAGTACAGGCACACATGCTCATAATGCTTGGTGTTTTTATAACCTTTGCATTCGACAATGATATGGATGAAGAGCATGTAAGAAAGCAAGCGAAGCAGATAAGAACACGAAAATGCTTCTGGATTAAAGACACCCTCGGACTTCTCGGTGAGAAGGACGCGCCTGTCGATAAGGGGAAGGTAACGTGGAAAAAACTAATAAGCGAGTGCCGAAGCGTCTTGTGACGATTCCTGCACTTGCCATTCTGTTAGCGACTCTTGCTACTACTGGAAGTAGTCATGGTCATGAAGCAAAGGCAAAAAATGTTGAGCCACAGTCAGTAATGTATTATAATCCTTTGATGGATAAGGCTCTGGAAGATATGAAGAAGAAGGTTGAAGAAGAGAGGAAGAGAGAAGAAGTAGTTATTGCGGCAGAGGCAAAGACAGTCGAAAACCCTTTAGTTAAACCAGTCATAAAAGAGAAGAAGAAAGAAGCTCCAAAGTCAAAGAAAGTTGATCCAGACGATGGAGATTGGGAAACTTATAGACTTACCTACTATGGTATGGACTGTAATGGATGTAGTGGTGTCACAGCGTCAGGAATCGATGTTGGTGATGCTACAGAATACGATGGATATAAAGTTCTATCCGTTGACCCGAAGAAAATCCCACTTGGATCAATTGTTAGAATCAATGATGGAGATAGCACATTTGAAGCAATCGCTATTGATACTGGCGGTGCGATCAAGGGAAACAAGCTTGATCTGCTTGTCGGTAGCGAGAAAGAGTCATATAAATATGGTGTTAAGAAAATTAAGTTAAAGGTTGTGAGAGAAGGATGGCAAGGAAAAAGAAAGTAGAAAATGAACCAAGTCAGGCAGAGACAGTAGTTGCTTTTCTAAAAAGATGCTTTAAAGATGGAGAAGTAATGTGCATTCATCCTATTTTCAATGAGACGTATACAATCAATGGTGTGGAGTATAAGTTCACAGAATCCGTCTTAAAAGATATGCTGGATAGCGGAAAGGTACGAGTAACATCTCGTTCAGATAAAGAGGTAAATATTATGGGAGTAATCTCATAATTCTCTCCTTTACACATGCCATAGAAAGTACTATAATAATGGAGTTGATTGAATGGCAAATTGGACTAAGAGAAACAAAATCAAGGTCAAAGATGATTTGTTATTGATTGAGAAGTTGGCGATGGTTAGAGGGATCAAGAATCTCGAAGAGTGGATGAATCCTCCTTCAAGTTTTGTGAACAGTCCTTATAGTCTCTTGAATATGGATACGGCAGTCGAGATGATCCTTAAAGCTATTCACAAGCAGATGAAAATTTGCATTGTTGCAGACATTGATACCGATGGCGTTTGCTCTACAGGGATTATGTACAATTATCTTCGCGAACTAACTCAAAACGTTGTCTACATTCATGCACAGCGCAGTCAAGGTCATGGTCTGGAAACGGTTCTCGACAAAATTGAAGATGATGTTGACTTGGTTATCATTGTTGACTCATCATCAAACTCTGTTGAAGCTTGCAAGGAGCTTCATGATAAGGGTCTGCCAATAGTAATCATTGACCATCATGAGGTCGATAGAGAGAATCCATATGCTACAATTGTCAACTGTCAGTTGGGCGACTATCCAAACAAACATTTGTCTGGTAGCGCGATGTGCTATAAGGTGTGTCAGGTTATTGATGAATATCTAAGCATTGAGCTAGCTGATGACTTCCGCGATCTATCTGCAATCGGAATCGTTGCGGACATGATGGATGTTAGAAATATGGAGAATCGATATCTTATCTATAACGGAATCAATAATATTAACAATCTTGGCATTAAAGAGATTTTAAAGCAAAGTAAAATCGACTTTAGTGAGGGGATTAATTCGACGAATATAAGTTTTAAGATTGCTCCAATCATCGGTGCATGTTCTCGTTTCGATAAAATTGAGTTAGCTCTTGAGCTGGTTACGTGCGACGACGAAGTTCGTGTGAAAGAACTGGTCAAAGAGATGATTTCAATGAATGAAGAACGAAAGGCAAATCAAAAAATATGTTGAAAATGCCATAGAAAGTATAGACGATTCTAACAATATCATTATCTATGTTGACAACAATATTGACTCTGGCTTTCGTGGATTGATTGCAACTGAGTTTGTTGAACGCTTTAGCAAACCTGTTCTTGTCTTAGCGGAGTTTAAGGATGATGAAGGAAATGTTATTGAATATAAAGGTAGTGCGAGAAGTGTTGGAGTACTTCCGTTGAAATCTATGTGCGAAAGTACAGAATTATTTAAGCTTACTCAGGGGCACGAAGGAGCATTTGGTGTAGGATTTACTGTTGAAAACCTACAAGCGATAATTTCCTACTTCAATGACACTTTAGATAGTACAGACCTCCAGAAGAGTATCGTATATGACTTGGAATTGGAAGCTAGTGACATTGAAGAGATGGACATTAAACAGGTGGAGAAGTTTTCTAAGATTGTTGGACAGGGATTCAAAGAGCCAAAATTCTTAGTAAAAGGCTTGATTGTAGAAGAAGAGGAAACAAAGAAGCTTGGCAAGTATGTACGAGCTGTCATGGGAAGTAACAACGATACAGTTAAGATCCCATGTGAAGATGGATTTGCTCTGATGAAATTCCGCACACAGGATACCTACGCAGAGGATATTGAAGCTCACTTCTATGGTAATTTCGCAACCGAGATTGACGCAATCGGAAGTCTTAACTTAAATCGATTCTATCATGGTGGTCATAAGCGGTGGATTACAACGAAACAAGTCTTCCTCGAAGACTATCGTATCGCTGATTAATGCTTATCGTTTATGCGTCTAAGACAGGGCAAGTTCAGCGTTTTGTAGATCGCCTTAATATGAAAGCTATCAAAATCGACGATACCATTGGTATCGTCGATGAGCCTTTCGTGCTGATTACTTATACAACTGGATTTGGTGAAGTTCCAGCGGAAGTATCGGAATTTCTCAGACACAACAAGAAGAATCTTGTAGCTGTCTGTGCCAGCGGGAATCGGAATTGGAAAGAGAATTTTGCAAGAGCCGCGAATAAAATTTCTTACCTGTACAATGTTCCCATCCTTCTCAAATTCGAGTTACAAGGAGACGATACAGACACAGAGAATTTCAAGGAAAGGGTGCATAAATTAAATGAAGTATATCGAGCTAAATAATAAGATGGCAAACCAATTTAAGGAGAACTTTGACTTTGAAGCATTGCTTCTTGACAAGATTGCAGTCGAAGAGTTTCTTAAAGAGGTGGAAAGCAAGTCTGTAAAATTCGCATCACTGAAAGAACGCATGGAGTTCCTTATCCATAACAGCTACTACATCGATTTCTACGAAATGTATAGCTATGAGCAAATCGAAGAGATTCATGATTTCTGCTATAGCTTCAACTTCGAGTTCCAATCCTTTATGGCAGTAAGTAAATTCTATCAAGATTATGCTCTGAAAAGTGACAATGGTCTTAACTGGTTAGAGAGTTATGAAGATCGTGTAGCGATTGTGGCTCTGTTCTTGGGTAACGGTGACTTCAAGAAGGCTAAACGAATCTGTCACGATATGATGTTGCAGAATCTACAACCAGCAACACCAACATTCAAGAATGCAGGACTTGTACGTGCAGGAGAGCTGGTTAGTTGCTTCTTGCTGTCACTCGATGATTCACTTAATTCTATCGCATACAACGCTAATTCTTCTATGCAATTGTCTAAGATCGGTGGCGGTGTAGCTACAAACTTCACTCGCTTGCGCGGTCGTAACGAAGAAATTAAAGGCATAGATAATTGCGCTTCTGGTATTGTTCCAGTATTGAAGATTTGGGAAGATATTTTCTCATATGTTGACCAATTAGGACAACGCAAGGGTGCAGGGGCAGGGTATTATCACATCATGGGATGGGATATTGAAGAGTTTCTTTCAACGAAGAAGATCAATGCCGATGAGAAAGCACGTCTTCAATCCCTTTCGATTGGCGTTATTGTTCCAGACGTATTCATGAAGAAGGCTTGGAAGGGCGAAGACTATTATGTATTTGCTCCGTACACAGTCTACAAGACATTCGGAATCCATCTGGACGATATGGATATGAATAAGTGGTATGACAAGCTTGTTGCTTCTAACACAGTCAAGAAGAGAAAGATTAACGCACGTAAGATGCTGGACTTGATTGCAGAACTGCAAATGGAATCTGGATATCCTTACATCATGTATGTTGACAATGCAAACAAGGTTCATGCTTTGAGACACATTGGCTCCATTAAGCAATCGAATCTCTGTACGGAAATCATGCAATTGCAGGAAGTGTCATATATTGACGATCCGAATGACTCCAACAGATTGAACGAATATAAGCGTGATATTTCTTGCAATCTTTCATCTGGTAATATCGTAAATATGATGAAAACAAATCGAATCAAGGAAACTTCGTATTCAGCAATGGATGGTCTAACGACTGTAGCGAAGTTGACTAATATTTCTCAGGTTCCTTCGGTTGCTCTGGCTAACGACACGATGAATAGTGTTGGATTCGGTGCAATGAACCTTCATGGATTCTTTGCGAAAAATCAGATTGACTATGAATCTGATGAAGCAAAAGACTTCGTAAACGTATTTTTCATGATGGTCAACTACTACACAATCGAGCGGTCGATGCAGATTGCACTCGAAGAAGGGAAGACATTCCAAGACTTCGAGAAGTCCGATTATGCCGATGGTTCTTACTTTAAGAGGTACATCGAGAAAGATTACCTTCCTAAATTTGAGAAGATCGCGAAACTGTTTGAAGGAATGCATATTCCTACGAGAGAAGACTGGAAAGGTCTTATGAATGCAGTAATGAAGAATGGTATGTATCACAGCTACCGATTGGCTATTGCTCCAACTCAATCTATTTCTTATGTGCAAAATGCAACACCAAGTATTTCACCAATTGTAAATGTGATTGAGTCTCGTATGTATGGGAAATCAAATACATACTACCCAATGCCATTCCTGTCTATGGATACTTATTTCTACTATAAGTCTGCATATGAGACTGACATGTACAAGATGATTGACCTGATAGCTGTCATGCAGGAGCACGTAGACCAAGGAATTTCTACTATCCTGTACGTAACGAGCAACACACCGTCTAACGAACTGGCAAGTATGTATGCATACGCATGGGCGAAGGGTCTAAAATCGTTGTACTACACTCGAACCAAGACATTAAAGATTGATGAATGCGAGTCCTGCGCTGTTTAATCAATATGCCAAAGAAAGTATAGGAAAGTTAAACTTTCTCTAATATCAATTAGGAGGTAATAGAATGGCAAGAAAGGCTGTAAACTGGAACGAATTGACAAAGGATAGTGTGGGGCTTAGATTTTGGAATCAGAACGTTCAACAGTTCTGGCTACCAGAAGAGTACCATCCAAACAATGATAAGGCGACATGGGACTTGTTGTCTAAGCAACAGAAAGATGCATATAAGAAAGCTTTGATTAAGCTTACACATCTCGATACCGAACAGTTCGGTCAGGGTATGCCATTGTTGGTACTTCATACAAAGAATCAGCACATTGCTTCCGTATTCTCATTTATGCAGATGATGGAAGCTGTACATGCCAAGTCTTACTCGAACATCTTCCAGTCTCTTATCACTGATAAGAACGAAGAAAGAGAGCTGTTCGCATGGCAGGAAGACAATCAATATCTGCAACGTATCGCTGAAATTATCGTCGACAGATATCACAAACTGTTTAATATGGAGCCAAGCAAAAAGGATTTGTATATGGCTATGGTCGCTTCTGTATTGCTTGAATCGTTCCTATTCTATTCTGGATTCTTCTATCCGCTTTATCTGGCTGTAGGGCAACAAAAAATGATTCATTCCGCTGAAATCATTTGGGCTATTATTCGTGACGAATCCATTCATGGTGTGCTTGTTGGTCTTGAAGCACAGAATGTTTTCAATGAATTAACACCAGAAGAAAAAGCAGAAGTGGATGCAGACGTTCGTGAACTGCTTATTGAATTGTTCAATAATGAAGTCGAGTTCACCAAAGAGGTATATGAGCAAGTTGGATTAGTTGATGAGGTTGTTGAGTTCGTTAAATATAACGCGAACAAGGCTCTAGCTAATCTTGGCATTGCACCTTACTTCGAGAATGTATCTGTTAATCCAATCATTCTGAATGGCATCGATACAGAGACAAAGAACCATGACTTCTTTAGCACTAAGGGTAATGGTTATGTTCGTTCGATCAATTTGGTTCCTATCGGAGATAACGACTTTGCAAAACTCGAAACTATGCTTGGAAAATCTATTATTTAATTGGAGGATGATTTTTAATGAAGATCGTTAAGTTTGTACAACCAGCTTGTGTTCAATGTCGTATGGTGGATGGTCTGTTGAGCCATCTTGGACTACAAGTAGATGAGGCATTGGATATCGCTATTGACGATAAAGCTTATGAATTTGCAGTAAGTCATGGTGTTCAGAGTACACCAACATTGATGTTGTTTGATGATGAAGGTAATGTTGTTGATCGCGTATCTGGCACGAATCAAGAAGCAATCAAAGCATTGTTCGCAAAGAAGAACTAAATAGACGATGTGGCTATGGAAACGTAGCCACAATATTTTTTTGGAGGGAGAGTGTGAAATATGTCACACAGCTTGATGGAGCAATTTGGGGAGATCGTATACAGTAGCAATAAAGATTTGATTCAGGAGAATGCGAATACTGATGGCATGAGTCCTATGGGGATGCAATCGCTTTTTGCATCTACCAGTTCAAAGTATTTTGCGGTTGAAAACTTATTGTCAGACGAAGCGAAAGAAGCTTATCTTGGTGGATACATACACATTCATGATCTTGATTTTTACGCAACTGGAACAACAACTTGTTGTCAAATACCTCTAGCAAAGCTACTAAAGGGTGGATTTAATACTGGTCATGGTCATATGCGTGAGCCAAACAATATTATGAGTGCAATGGGCTTAACTTCTATCATTTTACAAGCGAACCAGAACCAACAGCATGGTGGTCAATCAATACCAATGTTCGATTATGATCTGGCTCCATATGTGAAAAAGACATTCAACAATTTCTATTCGGAAGTCTCAGCAGAGATGCAAGAGGATGGAGTTATTGAATGGGAAGAAAAAGCAGAGGATAGAGCATGGAAGAAGACCGAAAGAGCAGTATACCAAGCATGTGAAGCATTTATTCACAATAGTAATTCTATGCATAGTCGTGGCGGTTCCCAAACTCCATTCGTCTCCATTAACTTGGGAACAGACACTTCAATTGAAGGTCGTATGATTACAAAGAATCTTCTACTGGCTACTCAGGCTGGATTAGGAGATGGTGAAACACCTATCTTTCCTATCATTGTGTTCAAGATCAAAGAAGGAATCAACTACAATCCTGATGACCCAAACCATGATTTATATCGTCTGTCACTAGAGACGACATCTAAGCGGCTTTTCCCGAACTATGTGTTCATCGATGCTCCATTTAATCTGAAATACTATGATGGAACACCTGAGAGCGAAATTGCAACTATGGGCTGTAGAACGAGAACAATCAGCAATGTTCATGGCAAAGAAACACCTATTGGCAGAGGAAACTTGTCGTTCACTACGATTAACCTTCCACTGTTGGCAATTGAATCAGAGGATGTATCAGACTTTTTCCGTAAGCTGGACAAGTATGTTGATATCTCAATTAGACAGCTTTATGACCGATACCTGTATCAAGCACAAAAGACTGTTGCCAATTTCAAATTCCTTTATGGTCAAGGACTTTGGGCGAATGGAGAAGATCTTGATATTAACGATCATCTGGCAGAAATATTGAAGCAAGGAACATTATCTGTTGGCTTTGTTGGATTGGCAGAAGCGCTTGTGGCTTTAATTGGAAAACACCATGGCGAAGATGAAACAGCATGGAGCCTTGGATTCGATATTATTAGATTCATTAGAGACAAAACTGATGTGGCTACGATGAAACATAACATGAATTACACGACACTTGCTACACCAGCAGAATCTTTCGCTGGTAAGGCTTTGCGTCAAACGAAAAAGAAGCATGGTGAAATCAGAGGGGTAACAGATAGAGAGTACTTCACGAATGGATTTCATGTTCCAGTTTACTATAAGATCAAAGCATTCGACAAAATAAAAAGGAAGCTCCATTCCATGAGCTGACCAATGCAGGGCATATTACCTACATTGAACTTGATGGTGATGCATCGAAGAATATTGACGCTCTTGATGCAATAGTGCGAACCATGAAAGAAAGTGGAATTGGTTATGGTTCTATCAACCACCCTGTAGATAGATGCTTGGAATGCAATCACAAGGGCATTATTAACAACGAGTGTCCTAAGTGTGGAAACGAAGATGAACACAGAATAGAGCGTATTCGTAGAATAACTGGATACCTTGTTGGCAGTATGGGTAAGTGGAATACTGCCAAGCAAGCAGAGGAACGAGATCGGGTGAAACACTCATGAAAGTAATGAACATCATCCATGACAGCATCGTTGATGGTGATGGTTTAAGGGCAGTCATATTCTTTGCTGGCTGTCCTCATCGTTGCCCTGGTTGTCACAATCCGCAATCTTGGAACATGATGAACGGCACAGAGATGAGTGTTGATGAGATATTTAATAATGTAATGAGCAACCCAATGAGTAACGTCACTTTTAGTGGTGGAGATCCATTTATGCAATCCAGCAGAGAACTTGCTGAGTTAGCAAGAAAAATTAAAGATGCTGAGAAAAGTATCTGGTGTTTTACTGGATACAGCTTCGACCAAGTTTGCGACTTAGAAGTAATTAAATATATTGATGTTCTTGTCGATGGGAAATTTGAAATAGATAAAAGAGATTTAGATTTAGCCTATAAAGGCAGTTCAAATCAAAGAATCATAGACGTACAACGAAGTCTGATTGAAGATAAGATTATCATATGGGGGTAATGAGATGAAGGGATATTTAGCAAATGGATTATTTACGATTGGTGATAGAATGGTCAACGAGGAAATTGCATTATCACTGAGAACAGCTTACGTTGAGACAACGGGAGGAGTCTTAGACTTGTTTGTTCCGCAGGAACAAGGTATCAACGATAAGTCTACGTATGCTGATAGCGTGTTGATTGCACAGCTTGATTCAGAAGCGCTTATGGCTAGTGATTTCTTAGTCGCTGTCATTGATGGTGTTGAGATTGATTCTGGTGTAGCCGCTGAGATTGGAATGTTTGCGACGACAGGCAAGCCTATCTTTACTCTCTATTCGGATATTAGGCAAGAGGGAAGATCAAATGATATGAAAATTCAAGCATTAGTTGAAGACGGGACAGAGAATCAATTTATGTATCGGAACCTATTTGTTTTAGGCTTAATCAAGAAGAACGGTTCTGTGTATTCGTCTATTAATTCACTTGTTGAAGATTTTGTAAAGCACATCAACGAAAAATAGGTGCAATCTTATCATAAATGAGCAATCAAAGTCAACTATTTTTTCTTGTCAAAACCTAAGCAACATGTTATATTGAATGTAGAATCTGGAATATGAAAATACACTTTACTTCTGAATAATAAATGCACTTTATACCGATGATGTATGTTGGGGGTGCATTTATTATGAAAAAAACGGAGAAAAAGAATACAAGGAGGCTGAGTAGAATGAGTACTGTAGCCGAAAAATTGGGCGGTAACATTGTAATAGATTTTAACGCATTTACCGACAAAAAGAAGATAATTAATGCACTCAATAAGAAGCCTGTTAAATTCAGCGAAATGTCCGAAAAAGATCGGTATGAAACTATGCAAGCTATGCGAGACGAAGATTAAACCAACTTTAGATAAGGGGTCAGCGAAATGAATGCATTTTCTGATTATGATAAGTGGTCTGAGATATGTAAACAAGGAATCTTTGAAGCATGGGTTCCATGGGTTTCGGACAGACCACTTGAATTTTTTATTCCTAAACATGACAATCCAAAAGAAGGCATTCTTACCGATGTTATTTCCGACAAGACCGAAGAGTCACAGCAAAAAATTATTACTGATTTAAAGAGAAGAAAGGTTGTTGTTTTAACGTCTGACGATCAATGTCAAGATACATATTTCTCTGATGTTTTGGTTGCAAAGATAGTTTCAATCAAAGACCATCATAGAACGCAAGATTGGTATAAAAATTATCTGCTAAATGACATACATCCATTCTATGTACATATTCCAGCTAATGGTGTGTTGAAGGAAAGTTACATAAATATTGCTCAACCGATGACGATTGGCAAGAAGATGCTGATTAAGAATCACAATATGATTCTTCCTGCTGATCGTATGGTTCTAGTTGAAAAAAGATTTACTGAAATGATTGATTTGGGAGTAATTAAAGTAAGTGGAAATAACCAAGTTGTCAATGAATAAAATACGGTGAAGGGCAAACGCCTTTCACCGTATTTTTTGTTTATTCAGTATAAAATATTACAGGCTGACTGTAACTGCCACTATGTACGATGGTGGTAACGTACCGTCCATGATGGGACATTACTTGAAATTCTTTAAAAGTATTATAAAAAGGTTGCTGATAAGTGTTGACAGATACTAAAGAAAGTATTATTATAGTAAATGTAAGGCGAACGCAAACAACGAAAACAACGAATGAGGTGAACGAAATGTTAGCAGTTACATGTGCCATGGAGGACAATAATAACACCAATGGCATTTACGATGGGAACAACAAAGTAGTTAAATCAGAGGTGATTGATGTTGGGCGTAACAGCTCTGGCGAAAAACACAACTAAAACTAAGTCAGTTGCCAAAGAAAGTATAACACTGATAATATCGAAGTTGAAGGAACGCATAAAGAGTTCTGGATACGAAGTGTACGAGGATTATGTAACTGAACGATATATGCCGACAGATAAGCTGGTTGGAACGATGTACATGGTCGAACGTATGGATTACGGTTTTCACATCTATTATATTCATGAGCCTAGCGAAACAAATAGGATCGCTGGCAAAGATGGAATTGTAACAGAAATGTACTATGACCTTAGAAACAAGGTGTATTGGATCAAGCGGAATACAAAAGATGTTAAGTTTAGTGAAAGAAACGTTGATAGTATTTTTCCGCAAGATCGTGTGAAGCGCAAGGAAGTGTTTAAATTCCTTTCGACAAAAGGAAATACTGGATTGTATGAGTCAGCATATCGGTATCTTGGAGCAATGGGGATGGAGCGAACAGAAATGTTCGGAAGATTCTTTCATAGGCTCATAACAGAATATAGCTACTACGAATTACTGCATAAAGCAGGGATTCCGGTAGATGGTAACTTGTTAATCAGAAACAGTGATGGCAAATCACCAATGGAGATTCTTGGATTGTCCAAAACACAATGGAAAATCGCAAATAAGTTCGGTGTTTCCGTTAATGAGTTACAGGGATACAGGAATAATGAAGCTGGCGACAATAGGCTGATAAACTATCTTAACTACATTAAGTCTCTTGATCTAGAGTATGGGGTTGAGAAGATAAGAGAGTTTGTTTATAGCGAAATATCGTACATATATTCTCAACATACGTACTATAACTCAGCACTATCAATTGCAAAGAGATACAACTTGCCTGAGAAATACTTAATTAAATACATCTACTTCGAGTGCGATGTTTCCCAAGGTCTTTCTTCTAGTACAGCCTTATCTCAATATAGCGACTATATCAGGATGGCTACTGAAATGGGGTATGAGCGGTTTGACAGATATCCTAAGTTTCTAAGAACATATCATGATATTGTTGCAAGAAACTATAAGGTAAAGCTCAATGAAGAAGAACAAAAGCAATGGGATGAGGTCTGCGAGGGTAATACGGTATTCAAATACGCTATGGATGGCTACAGGATTTTCACTCCAATGAAGACAGAAGAATTGGTTCGTGAAGGAAATGTCTTGGGTCATTGCGTAGGAAGCTATGTGGGTAAGGTGAGACAAGGAACATCAGTAATTGCATTCTTACGTGATGCCGATGATATTGAAAAGCCGCTTGTCACCATAGAAATACAAGGTAAATCTATTATTCAGGCAAAAGCGAAGATGAACAATCCTCCTACGAGGGAACAAAAAGACTTTATCGAAAAGTTTGCTAAGAAATTCGAATTAGAAATTAAATCATATTAAGGGTGATGTGTGAATGGTAGCAATCAAAGGTCAATCATACGAACAAACAAAGGCAATCGATGGATTTCCATACAATGCAGTAGGGGAAATATGGTGTGTCAATAACATGCAGGGGAAGTACACTATTCTAAAGCATGAAGGCATTGGATTGGGTGTTGATGAGAATGAGCTGAAAGAGCACTTCAAACTTGTTGGATACTCTTACTCTAACGACAATGGCGAGGAAGAGTGTGATGAGTATGAAGAAGAAGAGGAAGAAGAATACGATGATGAAGATCATCAAGATGAAGATGCTGACAACAAGCAAATAAGCAAATTCAAGTCGTTCTTGCGTAAAATAGGGTTTAAATAATACTTGACCTTATGCTAAAGAAAGTACTATAATATAGGGGGAAATAAAATGCTAAAAGACCTTCGTAGTAACCCAATTATGCTTACAGATGCTTATAATCTTTCTCACCAGCGGTTGAAGATCAATACCGATTGGGAAGTATCACACATGTACAATCGCTCGAAACCAATGTTATTGTTCGGACTGTTGGAAATCGCCAACAATATCTTGAAGACGCAAATCACAATCGAGATGATTGACCAAGCAGAAGCACAAGCAAACCGCATGGGATTGATCTTCCCTCGTGAATTGTGGGTACGAGTAGTAAACGAATGTGATGGATGGATTCCAATTGAAATCCAAACGCTTCCAGAAGGAACATGGTGTCCTGTAGGAACGCCATTTGCACAGATTCGTAATACAATCAGAGGTTTTGGTGAACTTGTAACTTGGTTCGAAGGCGAATGGATGCATGGTTACTTCCCATCAACTGCCGCAACACAAGCATATCGTATGCGAAAATATCTTGAACAGAAGCAACGCCAATACGGTTATGATGACAGCTTTATGCTTCGTCTTCACAGCTTCGGATTCCGAGGTCATCGTAGTCTTGAAGATGCGTATTGGGCAGGAATTTCGTGGAACTTGTTCTTGTATGGTACTGATGATTTCCACACAGCAGTCCATACTCCGAGTGCGAAAATTGTGAGTATCGCGGCTCTGGCACACAAGGTGACACAACAGTTCGATAACGAATATGAGGGCTACAAACATGCGATCAAGGCAACAGCAGATGCAGGAGAGAAGGTCGTTGCAATCGTAATTGATACATACGATGCACATCGTTTCCTTAATGAGTACCTGATTCCTCTCGCAAAATATGCCGCAGAACTTGGTGTTCACATCGTAATTCGTCCAGACAGTGGAGACACATGGGAGCAAGTAGTTATTGCTTACCGATTTATATCGCGTCACTATCTGCCAATCACGAATGTTTCGGCAATCATTGGCGAAGGAATGGATTTCGAGAATGTGAAGAAAGCAGATGCATACTTTGAGCAACATGGTGTACCGCTTAACTTTGTATCTTACGGTGTTGGTGGAGGATTCTACAACTACTCAAACCGCGATCTGCTTGGATGGGCAATGAAAACAGCGTTCTCAAACGGAAAGAGTCGCATGAAGTTCTCAGAGAATCCTATCAAGAGAAGCATTCCAGATGTTGTAGGACTTTATCGAAACTCCTATGGTGATTTGATTGTAGGAAAAGAGGACGATGTTCCAGAATCCGCAAATCTTTACCGCACGATTTACAGCTATACAGATGGTATGGATGTTCCATTCATGATCGAGTATGGTGACAGCGAATGGAAAGAAACTCAGGAACGTGCGCTAGCGGCGAATACAGAACAAGCGAATATTTATCTCAGTGATGAGATTCGCGCTGAAATTGGAGAGTTCCAAAGACGATACAGAAATCGGGTGTAAAAATGATAAGATGCCAGAGAAAGTACGACCTTGGATTCGTTATCGGAAGGTTTCAGATGTTACACGCTGGACATGAACACCTCATTAATTCCGCGAAAGAAAAGTGCGAGAACCTACTTGTATTAGTAGGTTCCGCACAAGAAAGTGGAACGACGAGAAACCCTTTTGATATTAAGAAACGAGTTGACATGATGGACAAGTTGTTTGGAGACAAACCAAACATTCATATCGGCTTTGTCGCTGATTACACCAATGAGAACGACCATTCGCACGAATGGGGAAGATATTTGCTTCGACAAGTTGATGGTTGGCGAAAGTTCCATGGTATAGACGCAAAGGTTGATTGCATGATCTATGGCAACGACGAGGAACGCAATGGTTGGTTTGACCCTAAAGATATTGAAGGAATCACACAGATTCAACTCGACAGGGCATACATTCCAATCAGCGCAACCCAAATGCGTGGATACATGGCGTGGAATCAAAAAGGTTTGTGGATGCAATATGCAAATCCAAAGCTTCATGTGTTTTATGAAGAACTAAGGCAAAAATTATTCGAGGTGAAACCATGACAGTAAAGCATGAATCTTTATATAAGACAAAATGGGTCGAACTGATGCAACGCACTTCGGATGAAGATGGTACATACATCTACATTCGTGAGCCATGGTTGATTAATGGCAAAGCTATCTCAGTTCTTCCACTCCGCAGGGACGAATCAGGATATATTCAATTCCTTCTTCGTGGCGAAATGGCTGAAAAACCTGTCTTTGGAACAGTTAAAGGCGGTATGGACAAAGAAAGCGAAACACCTCGCCAATGTGCAGTTCGTGAACTGCTTGAAGAGGCTGGATACATTGCAGATGAAACTCAAATGATTCCACTAGGAAAGGTTAGAACATCGAAGCTGAATACTACTGAAATGTATTTGTTTGCTGTTGATGTGACAGACCTTCCTTACGAGGAACCAAAAGGCGATGGCACAGCAAATGAAGCAAATGCTTACTGCCAATGGGTTTCTGAGCGTGACGCAATTGGATACGAAGACCCTGTGATTCATACATCGATGTTGCGCTTTTATAATTGGGTCAATGAAGAAGGAGAAATGTAAATGGGAATCGTGCTAGGTATTGTAGGTATCGTCGCAAGTATTCTGCTTGGTCTATACATGGGTGTTTATGTGTGTTTCGTTGGTGGAGCAGTTGATATTATTCATGAAATCGTTAATGCAGTCAATGGAGCAGATTTAAGTGTGTTAGCGATCTTGTGGGGAATTGTGAAGATGAGTATTTCTGGATTGGTTGGATGGATTTCCTTCTACGTGTTATTCATCCCATCAGCAGTTGTACTAGGACTCAAAAGCAAGTAATCGTAATCATACAAAAAATAACTAATCGAATGGGGAATGTAAAATGACAAAGGTATACGCTAACGAGGTAGGACACTTAATTATTGATGGTGAATTGGTAGATTTGATTTTGACGCTGAAACTCTTGCAACGCCAAAATGAAATGGTTTATCGTGCGGCTCTCAAAGAATTGAGCAATCAAGTGCGTGAAGAACTTGGAATCGACAATCTAATTAGCCTTATGATTGTTGACGAAGTTACTGTTGGAGTTCTTGTGTACAACATCATGGCTGGACACAACGATGTTTATATACAGGGGGAAGATGAGCGTGGAACGTATATGGCTTTCGGTGTAGAGGAAGTCGAAGAAGTCGAGTGCGGAGATTGCCTATGCTCATGCCTATGGGAGAATTAATCTGATTTTATAAAAATGCGGTATTGAAACACCTGAGAAAATCACATTTTAGAGGTGTGGTTTTCTCAATAAAACTGCGATTCTATTTAGAGTTAGAGGAGAGGTTTGATGAGAGTGGTAATCAGTCAAGCACATAATCAAAATGGTATCGTAATCAACGCAAATGATAAGGTTGTTTTCCGTAGTGGAAAAAAGATAGAAATTCCCTCGTATATCAGAGGAAACAATATCACTAATATTAACGGAAAAATTTATATTGATGGGTATGAGTTATTACCTAACGGGAAATGGAAAAGAACACTGAAAGCAATGTGGCACAAATTATTTTAGAATGGTGGGAGAAATAGAGTGAACAAAAATACTTGCCAATCATTCTGAAAGAGCAAGCAGAGATACTTGAAGCTAGTGGTTATACTGTAGCATTTATAGGTATCTATGGCTCTCAAAACTACGGATTGGATTTACATACAGAGGAATATCAGTCTGACATTGATATGAAAGCTATTATAGTTCCAACGTTAGACAATCTGATTCGAAATAGTAAGCCTGTTTCTACTGTGGTGGATACGAAGTGGGGTCAATGTGATGTGAAGGATATTAGAGTGTTTTTCGGAACTCTACTAAAAGCAAATCCATCGTTCATCGAAATTCTGTATACAGACTACTATTACGTAAATCCCAAATTTGAAGTGGAGTTTAATCAAATACTCTCGCTCAGAGATGAACTTATGGAAGCTTTGTCTCCACAATTCATGAAGGCAATGTATGGAATGATGTGCGAGAAGGCGAAAGCAATGTGTCATCCATATCCATCAATCGCACATAAGATTGAGAAGTATGGATACGATGGGAAACAATTATCACATGCGTATAGGTTGCTTGTGATGATTGATGAATATTTCAACAAGAAGAAGCCATTGAAAGAATGTTTCTGTCCTAGCGGTCATACAAAGGGCATCATCATAGAATTTAAGCTTAATAAAATTCCGCTAGAAATTGCTAAAGAAAGAATCGACGTATTTTTAGAAGATGGAAAGAAGGAAAGAGATAAATATCTCTCTAGCGTTGATATTAGCAAAATCGACTTTTCTATCAAAGATCGTTTCCTGATGTTATCGCAAGAAATTATCAAAAACAAAATCATTGAGGAAGTACAGAGAGGGCGATAAAACATGAATGAACAACAACTTCGTGAAATGCAGGAAAGCATAGTAAGACAGATTGGACACAAGGTTGATGTATATTACAACGAAAATAGTGGGGTTGTTGGGGTGTTTCATCATAACACGCCACCTACACCAGCAACGCTAATTCAACTAATTCATTGCTAGGAGAGTGGGAAACATGGCTGAACGTAAGTTATTGCTTGTTAAGGTTACTGAATCTGATGGTGTTACGGCGAAGGTAGCAAAACCAGAACAGAATTTTTCTTATGACGAAATTATCAATCAAACATTCGTTGAGTGCTATGAACCAGAATTGGGATATAGCGCGGCTTTTGCGCCTACATCTCCTAATGTTCTTAATGGACGAATCCTCAGTACATCAATCGTACATGGCATTGAATGCGATGAGGATGTTTGGATTGATACGCTTGTTATTACAACTATGAATACAATTTACTTCTTTGAAGTAATCGAATAGGAGCGAAAACAATGACAATCAAACAACGATTGACTGATGCAATGAAGGAAAGCTATGCGCAATAAAGATAAGGTAACTCTGACAACTGTTCGCATGGTCATTGACCGAGTTCAGAAGAAAGAGAAGGAAATGCTTCGTGAACTATCTGAGGAAGAAGTTATGCAAGTGCTTCAAACATTCAAGAAGCAGACTGACGAAGAGATGGATGCATTCAAGAGCGTGAACAACCATGAGAAGGTTGCAGAACTTCTTGTCAGCAAGAAGTTCGTTGAATCCTTCCTTCCTCAACAAATGAGCGAGATTGAAATTAGAAATCTTGTCATCAACGCAATTGAAAGCATGTATAGTGTCGGAAGAACACCGAATAAAGGATCGGTTATGAAAGAGGTCATGCCTTTGGTTAAAGGAAAGGCTGACAACAAGCTTGTCAATCAAATCGTCACTAATCTCTTGCAATCATGATGACATTGAGAGAACAATATCTCGCTGAAAGCAAGAGCGTGAAGGATTGTGTCAAATGGCTGAATAAGCGCATCAAGGAGAAAAAGGAAAACGTTTCTTATGATTACTATTCTCCCGATAATGCAATCATCGAAGAGATGGTGAATATAAAAATTGGCTTGGAGAAATACGCAAAGAAGCTGAAACATATGGCTAACGAGGTGTGAGCATGTTCTGGAAAAAGAAGAAGCCTTGTGAACATGAATGGACGATAGTTAAAGTCGGAAGTGGTTACTATTCTGAAATCTACTGTCCTAAATGCAACTGTAGCATGAACGTTCGGAAGAGTGAAGCAGATTCCTATGTAAAAAATCAAAGCTAAGAAAAGAATATCTCGAAAAAATCAAAGAAGAGAGTAGGGATACAACATGAGTATTCAAGTTCCTGTTGAAGTAACGAATTGTGACCAGTGTCCTTATGCAGAAGCTCGTAAGGTATGGACTGCTGATTCATGGGAAGATGTTCGGGCAATCAAGTGCAAACAGCTTGGAAGAGACGTTTACGAATACTTGGACTGGTATGATAAGTCACCTGTACCAGATGAATGTCCATTCAAAAGAAAGGGTTGATCGTATGAGTCAAGTAAGTCAAGCGGATATTGAGCAAGTTATTGAACGTATCAAGAGAGGTTATGACCCAGAGGTTTGCGGATTTACAGCAGAAAGATCGCGTGGTAATTCCAACGATGTATTTGAAGATGGACACGATGCAGGATATTCTATGGCTTTATATGAGATAGGTAAGATGCTTGGCATCGACCTACCAGAACCAGATGAACCAGAGTATTAATTAAAGTAAAGGGAGTTGGATTGCTTATGAGCGCATATGCAACGATTTATCTACGAATTGATGAAGGCAAGTATAAGACAAATGAGGGTATCTTTACTTTCCGCAATGACTTGAAGGAAGTATATGGATTACAAGCCAATCCGAAGTTTGATCTGTTGTTCAGCATATCTTGGGAACAAGGACACGCACATGGTTTGACAGATGTTCTTGGTGTGTTTAATGACCTTGTAGAACTGGTTCGATAAAACAAAAATGCTAAAGAAAGTATTGGAGGAAAATGGATGCAGAATATTATTGATGTATTCAAGCAAATCAAGGAAACATCGAGCAGAACAGGTAAAGAAGCCATCCTTAAAGCCAATAAGGATAATGAAGAGTTTCGTTTTATTCTCAAATTTCTTTATAACCCATTCGATCTGACTGGTATCGGAAAAAAGAAACTACAGAAGTTCGATGATTTTATTGCAGAGGAAGAAATTGTTGAAGAGTTTACAGATGTATTTGATCTTATCAGATGGTTACGTTGGAACAAAACTGGTTCAGATGAAGTTGTTAAGGCAGTTGCAAACTTTATAAATGAACATGATGGAGAGGTTCGTGACTTCCTGAAAGAAGTTATTACGAAGTCATATAAGTGCGGAATTACCGCTGGAACTATAAATAAAGTTTATAACAAAGGAACAATCCCTGATTTTGCTGTACTTCTAGCGAAGGCGTACAAAGATCATGGACACAAGCTTAAAGGACGATTCTTCATCACATTAAAGCTTGATGGCATCCGTTGTGTTGCTATCAAGAAAGATGGTGTTGTTCAGTTCTATACTCGACAAGGACAACCAATTGATGAACTGATTGACATCGAAGAAGAGATTGCGAAAAAGTTCCCTGACAACTTTGTTCTCGATGGAGAATTGTTGCTTGAAAATCCGAAAGGATTGCCAAGCGATGAGCTGTTCCGAGCTACACAGAAAGTTGTTCGTAAAGATGGCATAAAACAAAACTTGGAGTTTAATGTCTTTGATGGTCTTCCACTAGAAGAGTTTTTGGAAGGTAAATCCAAGTTGAAGTATGAAGCAAGACGTAATGAAATCGAAGACATATTCACTTATGCAAGACCACAGTTTATTCGTCAATTGCCTGTTCTCTATGTTGGCGAAGACAAAGAGCAAATCAGCATCATCCTGCAAGATGTGGTTGCTAAAGGTCATGAAGGACTCATGATTAACACCGCTAATGGTTTCTACGTAACTAAACGTTCTGATGTGCTGTTAAAGGTCAAGGAAATGCACTCAGTTGATCTGAAAGTCGTTGGTTATGAGGAAGGTAGCGGTAAATATACAGGCACTCTTGGGGCGCTTATTGTGGATTACAAGGGCTACGAAGTCAAAGTAGGATCTGGATTCACTGATGCAGATCGCAACATCATCTGGAATAAGATGTTGGATTCCATCGTTGGTCAAATCGTCGAAGTGCAGTACTTCGAGGAATCTACAAATCAGGATGGCGGTATCTCTCTACGATTCCCTGTATATTTGCGGATTAGAGATGATAAAGATGAGGTAAGTTTGCACTAATGAAAGCAGAGGTACGTAAAGAGCGTTTGAAACTACTGAGAGAGATTGACCGCATCGAGGAAGCATGTAACGGCTGTAGGACACGCGCACACTTCAATAACTTGAAGGATGCTACTGGTTTATGCAATGCTTGTAAGGCTTGTCCCGTTGGTCAAGAGTTGTCGCAATACGGTAATAAGCTGTTAAACCTGTTATAAAACTTCATACCTATGCTAAAGAAAGTATTTACTTTATATAGCAACAATGATAAGATAGTAAAGTAAGAAAGAAACACATCAGATAACGGCATAGATGCCAAAGAAAGTATAAATAATGGAGGAATGATTAATGCAGAAACGAACGACAGACAAGCGGTACTATAAGGTGGATGAAATGGTTTGGGTCAAATCTGAGAGCACCCTTGGGGTAATCAAGGAATTGAACATCAAGCCTGACGAAAACATCTACGAAGCAATCGTAGAAATCAAAACAGAAGAACAATGTACTTCGACTCTGAAAGTCAATCTATGGGAGATTGATAAGAATAAGAAGGCTCAGTTCAAAGGGAAGCCGAAGGCTGTTGCGACTACCGCAAAGAAACCAACGATTCTATTTGCGAAAGTAGCCGATGATGCAATCATTCCATCCAAGCTAGAAGAGAATGCTGGATATGATATCTACGCTAACTTCGAGCAAGAATTTATTACATTTGCTCCACATGAGACGAAATTAGTTCCTACAGGTATCGCGTCCAGCGTGACGAAAGAATATGCGCTAATCGCAAAGGAACGTGGCTCTACGGGTAGTAAGGGAATGGGATTACGAGCAGGAGTAGTTGACTCTGGTTATCGTGGTGAAATCTTCATTGGTCTGACCAATGAGAACGACAAGACTCTAGTTATCGCTAAGAATCCTGAACTGTTCAATGCAGAAAAGAGTATAGTGTATCCTTACACGAAGGCGATTGCTCAACTGCTTCTTGTACCAGTTATTGATGCAAACGTTAAGGAAATTCCTTATGAACAGCTTAAAGCAATCCCGTCCGTTCGCGGAAAAGGTAAAATCGGTTCTTCTGGAAAGTAAGCACCGATGCCAAAGAAAGTACTGCATAGGGGAGGAAACTCCCCTTCAAGATAAAGTATGAGGTGATTAAATTGTCCACAGCGACGATTACGAGAAAAACGCAAAGAGACTCGTATCACGTTATCAAGAAGACATTAGGTGAAAGACAATCACAAGTATTTAGTGAATTGTGTGAAGTGTCCAGCGAAGGGATTACTGCTAGTGAATTAGCGCTTCGTATGTGGGAAAAAGGATGCTTTGCTATGCCAGATCGCAACAATGTACATCCACGATTGACTGAACTTGTTGAACTTAGGCTGGTTGGAATTATTGGAAAGCGAAGATGTAAAGTTACCAATAAAACAGTCGCAATATATCGAGTTAGGGGAGATATTTAAAATGGCGAGAGTGACAAAGAAGTCCAGAGGAAACAGATATAAGATCGACTTGAACGAAAAGGAATTGAATACATTGACGATTTCACTTGCATTGCTTGACATCCCTACGATGGAACAAGAGTTGAAAGAGCAAGGTTTACCTTACGAAAAGGCTGAGTACGATCATTTAACTCTATTCAAGACATTGACTGATGTTAATGGATTATATCGGCAAGTACAACTACCTGACGAAAATCAACAGGAGGATGAGACAGCATGAAACTCTGTGGAGTATGTAAGGGCGAAGGTTACGTAAACTTTGAGGTCTGTGAAACCTGTGATGGCGAAGGAATCGACAATCGTGGAACTTTCACAGTAGGTAAGATTCAACGCCGAAGAAGCGCTGAATATGAAGTCGAACAGAAGAAAATCAAGTTCGATAAGAAGAATGCAAGCAGAAGCTTGTAGTTGAGGTGAAGGATATGGTGCTAGGTGCTTTATTTATCATCGCTCTTTTTCTGATCTGGTTGTTCTTGGTTGGTAGTGTGAAAGCACATGACAAGTTGGCAGATAAGGTTGAGAATTTTAAAGAAAATAACTTTAAAGACAAAAAGGAGAATGAAGAGAATGAATAACAACAAACGTATCGCTTGGGCAATTGGATTGGGTGCAGTAGTTTTGGTAGTAGGAAGTCTTTTGGTTGCTTCCGTTACAACGGTAAAGCAAGGTCATGTTGGGGTTGTGTTCTCGAAAAATGGTGGCGTGATTCAAGAGACATTGCATTCTGGATGGCACTTAAAAAATCCATTGCACGAGGTAACGCAATATCCTGTATCGTTGGATTCCGTTAGTTATGCAGGAATGGAATTGACGACAAAAGACGGTAAACCATTAAAGATGGACGTTGAATACGATTATCAAAACGATTTGCAAAAGGTTCCACACATCTTTGACACATGGAAAGGGCAAAAGCCTTCTGATATCGAAGATAATTTCCTTCGCTCCCGCGCAAAAGAGTCTGCAATGTCTGTAACATCTCGTTATACCATTCTTGAAATCTTCCAGAACTATGAGAAGATCAAAGATGAAATCGGAAACTCCTTTGCTGAAAATGTTAAGCCACATGGCTTCATGATCGAGAACTTCGTTCTTGGCGCACCGACTCCTGACGAAAGCACAAAGAAAGCTATTCAGGCTGTCGTAGACGCTCAACAGCAACTTGAAGCATTGAAGATCGAGAAGCAAAAGGCATCAGAAGTAGCCGAAAAGCAAAAGATCGAAGCAGAAGGTAAAGCGGCGGCGGCAATCGCAGAAGCGAAAGGTGAAGCAGAAGCTAACCGACTGATGCAACAATCCATCACTCCTGAACTTCTGAAAAAGATGGAAATGGAAGCACGTATGAAGCATGGTTGGGTTGAGATTAATGGTGCAGGTGCTGTAGTAACCAAATAAGGAAGGGTGATAAATATGGAAGAGAACGTACAAGAAGTGGTTGACCCGATTATTTTCCTCAGTATTGAAGGTGAAAATGGAGACGAATTAGGTATCTCCGTTGCCGAAGGAATTGACGATGAGACAGCAATTTTCTTACTACAACAAGCAATTGATGCTCTAAAATCAAACGCTTAACATATGCCAAAGAAAGTCCACATGCATATTGTATGTGGACTTTCGTAAATAGGAGGGTTTTTCTTATGAAGAGAAAGTGGAAGAAAAGAATATCGGAATTTATGTATTACATTATGGTTGTACAAATTTTTTGCGGAATACATTATCCTCCTGCAATTTTGGAGGAATCGAGAGACTATGCACCTCATCCAAAGGTTGTGAGACGTAAATGATTACTGTATCAAAGTCTTTACGTAATTACTGTATCTCATGCTGTGACAGAGAGCCAGTACAAGCTTATGAGATTCGTTTTGGCAATCCAAAGTTTACGAACACAAGTGTTATGACCATTTGTGAAGTTTGTCTTTTACAAATGAAGAAGGCGATTAGAGAGCTAAGTCCAAGTGAATAAAAACCGTCTAAGCAGGGGGAAATTCTCCTGCTTTTTCTTATATAATAGGTTGACTACTGCTAAAGAAAGTACTATAATAAGTACATCAAGCAAATACAACTGAAAGGGGCAACCAAGATGAGCAAAGATAAAATATATCGCTATGCAAAAAGTAAGGGAGAGTATGAGAAGCAAGTAAATATTCATATTCGCGAAATGATTGAAATGATAAAGTATGAAGAAGTGAAGAAAAATCTATACGTCAAAGGCATCAAGCTATCCACTCATGCATTTAAACGTATGAAACAACACTTCGATTTAGTTGATGTCGCTGTAGCGACACGAAAAGCTAAAGAGATGCTTCGACATGCTGTACGCCTTGGCACAGTCCTGTCTTATGATGGGCGTATCAATGTTCTTTATGCTTACCGTCAAACGGCATTCTTCTTGTCTCCTGACTTGAAGACAGTTGTTACTGTGAACAGATTCCACGAAATAAGCTACAAGCCAGTGCTAAAAAAAGTACATGATGGTCTTGATAGAGAAGAATTACTTGAACTACATATCAGTCATCTCCGTGAAATTGAGAGAAAAGAAGAAGAACAGATGCGCTTGATTCTCTCAATCGAACAGAAGGTGAGAGAAGCGACAGAACAATGCGCAACAATGCTCCGTCTAGTCAGAGGTGGAGGACGCAAGAAGGAAATTAAACATTTGATCTCCGAACAGAACCATCATCTAAAGATGGAAGGTAGAAAGCTTTTCGAATTGAAGGTTGAGAAGCGTCATTTGTGCAAGTCTCTTGTCTCATTATATTGATGCCAAAGAAAGTATTCTAAAGGAGAACAAACATGATGGACAAACGAAAAGAAATAAGATTGTCAAGGTTTATATCAAAAATACTTAGACACGATGCAAAGCGATTTGGTTTAGATCAGGACGATGATAACTTTGTCCAACTAAGCAACTTCATTAATGTTGTGTTAAGCGAATTTGAAGGAAGTATATCTCTGACTGATGTCGTTTATGTTCTGGAAAACAGCAAGAAAGATGGTCAAAACAGGTTCCAAATCGTTGGCGACAGGGTGAGAGCAACATACAATCACACTTGGAAAGCAAAAGGAGATGTATAAATGGAACACTTTTTGTTCTTCTTTGTAACGAACTTATCAGTATTCTTCCTTCTTTTCTGTGTATTTCAACTTGATGAGAAGTACGCAGATGGAACTTTGAGGGCAATTTTAGCAGACTGGTGGATTGGATATTTAATTCTCAACATCATACCTATTGTTAATCTTATTGTCTGCTTGTTAAGCATTGTTCTCTTCGTCATCACAGCAATTATTTATCAAATAGATGAGAGAAATCTCACTGGTGACGATATTTTCAAAAAATCTTCTTCATAAAGGATGGAAAGTAAAAATGACAACTTATAAACAAGAACGTATTGGCGATTATATTCAAGTGAACTCTGGACGACAATTCTATGTACTCGATCCTCGACCAGAAGATATCACGATTAATGACATCGCGCATTCGCTGGCTAACATTTGCCGATTCACTGGTCATGGCGACCGATTCTATTGTGTAGGAGAGCATTCAATCCAGTGTGCGCGTGTGGCACGAAAGCTTGGCTATTCCACACTTATGCAACTATATTGCTTACTTCACGATGGAAGCGAGAGCGTAGTCAACGACTTGGCTCGACCAGTAAAACAAAACATTCCACAGTACAAAGAAGTTGAAGATCGTATTATGGCTGTGATTTGGGAAGTCGCTGGACTGCCGAAGCCGACAGAGGAAGACTACAAAGTCGTTAAAATCATTGACAACACGCTACTTGTTAATGAGATGGAACAGTTGATGAAACGTAGCGACATTCCAGATGTTGAATGCGAAAGATTCTTTGTTGACCTTTCTATTGGATACAATGCAGGAGAGTCTAAAGCGCCATTTTTGACGATGTATAACGCTTTGATGGAGGAATTGAAAGATGAAAACAATCTATAAGTTTCCATTGTACACTGAGAAAGAAGTGATTAGCCTTCCTTTAAGAACAAAAATTCTTTCAGTAAAAGTGCAACGAGGACGAGCAGTTGTCTACGCTTTGATTGACACTAGCATCTTAGATAAGGAGGATTATGAGTTTGTTTCCATTCCAACTGGCAGAGATACAAGGGTGTATGCAGAAGGAATTGAGAACTACACCTTCCTTGATACTGTGCTTTTTGGAGAAAATCAAACATATGTAGATCATGTATTCTACAGAAAGGTTGCGAAATAATGAGCAAGCAAATGACAAAGAAGCAAGCTATTGATTTACTGGCGACACTTACATTCATCTCAGTTAGCAAGAATGGTGAACAGGTTATTGAGAAAATCGGTCTAACGGAAGAACAGACAGATAAGATGATGCGTGTCGTAGTAAGTCTGTTCAATAATGACGAAGTAGAAGCCAATAAGTTCATCATTAAAGAAATGAAAAAGCTTTTAAAGAAGCTCGATGAACATGATGATTCAGATGCCAAAGAAAGTACATTTAAAAGGACTGGTGATGGAAAATGAAAACATACACAACAGCAGAGATGATCGACAAGATTGATATCGCACAAAAGGCTGAGATGGTTGAGCCTTTGCAAGACATTGTTGTTCAGAAAAACCAATATGGAATTATCGTTTTGAAAGATGGGCTATCTACTAAACATATTGGACAACCATTACCGCTTGGAAATATAGCTCTAAATGCAAAATGGAAGTTTGTACGCAGACCAATTACATTCTTACAAGCTACAGACTATCTTCGTCAAGGAAAAGTTGTTTCTTGCGAAACAGATGGAATGCTACCAGTAAAATACGACAGTTTAGAAGATGTGATTCACATCTATGAAGTTGTCGATGGCAAATGGTACTTGGAGGACTCTAATCAATGACAAAAGAAATCCACCTTTGGGGCGATGGATCTAGCGTCAATAATGGCGAAGAAAAAGGTCTTGGCGGTTATGGTTACATTCTCTTATTCGGTGAGTTTGATGGTGCAGATACAAAGACCGAATATGGCGATAAAACAAAGATGCTTACTGGTTGGGATGGATTCGAAAATACGACCAATCAGAAGGAAGAAATCAAAGCAATCATCAATGGGTTGAAGCGAATCAAGCCAAATACAAACTATCCAATACAAGTATTCTCTGACTCAGCATACCTTATCAATTGCATGAAACAACGATGGTATGAAAACTGGCGAACAAATGGATGGAAAAACTCCAAGAAAGAACCTGTCGAGAGTCCAGAGTTGTGGAAAGAACTTCTCCAAGTGATTGAGGATGGTTTCTTTAAAATCACTTGGAATAAGGTGAAGGGTCACTCAGGCATCTTCTACAACGAGGAATGCGATAAACTGGCTCGTCAAGGGCTTGAAAAAATGAGAGCAATTAGAAGAGGAGAAGATTAAATGAAATTTACATCTGAGTTGAAGAAAAAACATGAGTTTGTTTTAGAGGTCGGAGATTTCTTCCAGTACGATGAATCAACATTCGTAATTGTACAACCTCTCATCAAGGACAATTATGACTATAAGAATGAAGGCTACACTTATGTAAATCTGACATACCATTCTCTAGTATATCCTAAGTTCGAAACTCTCGAAGAGTTGAAGGATTATCTTACAGAGAAGAAAGAAGTCAAGTTTTATAGAGGTGGTAATGTTGTCGTAAATCTTGGTTCACCTTTCTATGAAATTTTACAAGAGGGGTGACTTCTGATGTCAAAAGAGAATCCGCTATTTACACAGAAGCAACTCGAAGAATTTGATCGATTGACTGCACTCGAATCCTCTCCTATACAAATGGATAGGATTCGAGCAAGATGCGACTATCCCAAGTGGATTGCAGACAACAATCTGACAAAAGAAAATACTGATGCTATGAGAGACGAACTTATTCGTCAAGGGAAGTGGTAAACATATGAGAAAATGCACAATACATGAGGCGTATAACGCTGTTGATGTAAAAACAGGAATAGCGATACTTTATACAAATCAAAAGGGCTTGAAGCAAATGATGGAGGGAAACTCTTTTTACGTGTGGACTCATGAACATGCAACTATAAATGATGTGAAGCTTCGAGTATTTGAGAAAGACTTAGCAGAAGACAGCGAAGGGAATGTATATTGCGTGGATGGGTTGGATGTGATGGTCGTTGATTAAAAGCGACTTCTTCCCAATGCTTCTACTAATGATATTCGCAGTAATGATTTTAATACTTGGTGTGATAGGGCTATGTGCTTATGGCATTTAATAATCTTTGAGAGTGAGGAAAATTAATATGTGGTATAGCAAACCGAAACAACAGGCAGTCTCTGTTGATGAATACATTAATCGTTTTACCATCAGACATGCCGCATGTGACTCTACTAAAGTAATAGAAGTTGACAATATTCGATTCACAATGAAAGCGTACTATGGATACTCAGTGAAAATTCATCTAGTTGATGGCGAAGATGAATTATTGGTTTATGATGCAGATTACAGTGGAGTTAAGCGAGGTACATGGCATCACAAAGGCTCATGGTGCGATAAAATTCTTCAAATTGTTCTTGATGATTGCGAGAAATATGAGCGAATTGTACGAGCAAAAGAGAAGGCGATTGAAGATGAGTTAAGTAGATTGAAAGACAAATTTGGCAAGCTGTTCAGTGGTGATAAAGATGCCGCCAAAGTTTAGTGCGAAAGATGTTGTTGAAGTAACTTTATACGACACAAGTAATAATAACAAGCCAGTCTTATCATTAGGAACACTTAAACTTTCTTCCATTCAAAATGAAGGTGGAGTTTATGCATGTGGCGGTAATGGAAGTAAGACGATAAAAAGGATTGGTGATTCGAATGGCAAAGCTGATATTTAAGTATGGCTCCATGAATGCCAGTAAATCTGCAAACCTCATCATGGATTGCTATGGTCATAAAGCTAATGGAAAGAGTGTCCTAGTGTTTAAGCCTACACAGGACACTAGAGATTATGGCTATGTTAGTTCTAGGGCGACTGCGACAAGGATTCAAGCAAACCTAATATCTCCTGATATAGATGGTGCAATGTTCAACATGACACAGTTGTTCATGCCGCGCATGGTCTTTGTAGATGAGGTGCAATTCTTTACCGCTAAACAAATTGAGGAATTAGCAAGCATCGTGGACAAGCTTGGCGTTACAGTTCAAGCGTATGGGCTGATGACAGACTTCAAACGTGAATTGTTCGAAGGAAGTAAAAGACTTGTTGAACTTGCTGATGTTGTTGAGCGTATTCGATCTGAATGCACAGAATGCTCTAATGAAGGCGTTCTGAATGCACGACTTGTTGAAGGTGTATTACAGACCGATGGAGAGACAGTCGTTGTCGGCAAAGAACAAGACGACGATTCGAAGAAACCTGTTTACAAGGTATTATGTCGAAAATGCTATGGAGAACGCTTATGAATCGATGGCTATTGACAGAAGAAGTCAAGCAAAAGTATACACCGATTATACAGGGCTTCATTGATAAGCTTGAAGCAATGAATCCAGATGAGCAGGAAGACTTGCTAGAAATCAATTTGAGCGATACTGGACTCAATCCATACACATTGCAGGAGTTATTAGAGAGTCTTGGCTATGAGAAGACTGATTTCGACGATAACGGCTGGCAAATGGACTTTTGGATTACAATGGAAAAGAATGGATGCAAGTCGATTGTGATTGAAGGTACAGGCATCATTTTCGAGTTGAAGTTGAGGGAAAATGAATAATGACCGTCCGAAGGGGAGACAAAAGTCTCTCCTTTTTTGCCATATACACTTGACCATTGCCAAAGAAAGTACTATAATGAGTATATATCAAATGAAAGGGAGATGTCGATGAAAGCAGAAATTGAACAGATCATCAAAGACCTTGAATATGAGCGTGAGGAATATGGGGAACGTATTGTTTCACTGCACTATGGTTACGATAGCGCATTGGAAAAACTCTGCAAGCTAGTTGGGAAAGAGTTTACACCTTATGAATAGTGTTATATACGAACGGATCAAAGTTGTTGTCTTGGTAAAGAGCAAAAGAGATGTTGGTCTTTACTTTCGACTGTTCAAAATGATGTTGAAAGAAAAATTGTGAAAGAACAAGAAACTTCGGATTATGCTAAGTTCGCAACTGACAAATTCGAGATACGATTTGTGATTGCAGGAAAATCAATGCTTGGCAAGAGAGCGCATTATGTGATTAACATGTATCCTGATGAACAATACGACAACGAGGTCGCGATGCCAATGATGGTATTACACAATCACTTGAAAGAAGATCCTAAATGGAGTGAGTTGTTTGAGGATGGCAAACACAGTTGATTGCTATCAATGTGGAGTAAAGGTCAAACTGACAAAGCATATAAACAAATGTAAGTGCGGAGCTAGAATCAAGGTTCTGCAATACTAAAGGAGCGATATGATGAAGGCTTTCAGAGTAAGATACAATACTGGCGATATGGACAATGAAATGATTGTTCTTGCACAAAGCGAAGAACACATTGAGGAAGCATTAGCCAACAAAGAAGATGAGTTCTATGTTGATGATGAATGGTCAAAAATAATTCGAAAAAGAGAAGTTCCTTTGTCTAATGTGATGGTTTCCGACCTTTCTGTTACTGAATTATCAAAATTGCAGAGATGGATGGAGATAAATAAAGAAAAAGAAAAGCCTGTTCAAATGGAATGGGAAGAGTTTGCTTGGATTATGGAGAAAGTAAGTACTTTAGTTGAACGTGGTGATGGTTGGGCTTTTCAATTCCTCGATTCTTCAATTTTTGTATACAAAGGCGATAATATCATTCGCTTTTGTGACAACATACAAGAGTTTGCCGATTTCATCCAAAGTGTTTGCAGTGCATCATGAGTCAAACATTACGCGCTGTGAAGGCGACTTACGAAGAACAGATTCAAAGATTAAAGCAAGCTAAGAAAGATGGTAATGTTTGTAGCAAGCAGTATAAGATTCAATTGAGCATTTGGGAGAAAAGAGTCAAGCAATACGAACAAATGATTCGAGATACGGAAGGATTGTGATAGAAATGATGATACTGCCATCTTTAGACGATGAAGTCATCAACACGATTAAGTATGGGTTGCCAAGCAAACAAATAATAGCCTACGCAACAACATTAGTTGTACGTCACCCCAAAACTAATGACCTGATAATCTTGAAGTGGAGATTACCTTGGCATAAAACAGAAGCGTTAAAGGAAAGCGACTTCATAGAACTTAACAACGCGAGAACTTGGGATGCAGATTGGTCGGATTTAATGGGTAAGCATATCATTGTTAATCCAGTAATATTAAATCTGAATGCACGTAAGGCGTTAGCAAGTCTGTAATAACAAATCTTCAATTGGGAGTGATGAAATATGAGTCGTTGTTGTGGCAACTGCTTCAAGAACAATGTAGACGAAGCAAAACAGAACTTCTACTATCGCGATTGGATAGGAAACAAGTGGGATGCAAGTTGTCGTCCAGTATGTGACCAGTGCATTGAAGCAGGAGAGTACAAGGAAGAGGTTAAAGGAGAAGTAACTATCCACAGACTATATCTTGGGACTTCAAGATTGTATATTCCCGAAAACAATCATGGTTGGGGATGGTTCGATGAATAGTAATCATGAATTAGCTGAGTACATTGCAAGCCATTTGCCCATCAGCTTTGAGGATGCATTGGATTTTGTCGAAGGATCATTAAGCGGCGGTATGTTTACTGATAAAATCAACTTTACTATTGCACTGGGTAATAGGGACAGAGTTATCATGCAAATGAGTAATCAACTGAATGCTATTAGAAGCTTACTAGAAAAGTATAATATTTGAGCTTCAAGGCTAAACAAAACAAATCTTCTATTTAGAATGGGTGGTAAAGCAAATGGATACTGAAAATAACAAGATAAAGGTTCAGTGTGGCGTTGGTAGAAAGGATTCATTGACGTTTAATGATGATGACGATGGATATTATGTTGTTGACATGATTTATTGTGGTAAATTTGCGGGAACCATTATTGTCGATTACGATGAAGCAATAAAATTAAGGGATTTCTTGAATGATAATTTGGGTCAAGACTGAATAAAATAAACGTTCCATTTACAGTTAGGAGACGAGAGTATGCTGGTGAATCAAGACTTCACCTTCACCCTTGATTCAAGAGTCCAACCAAAATTCAACACAAAGATTTACAATCAAATTAAGATGTGGGAACTCTATGGGGATTATATGATGCTACAAATCGAAATCATGGAGATGATTTAAGGATGTACGTTTATGATGTAGAGATTAAGTTAATAGGTAAGCGCGAAGCGTTTGTAACCGTAACTCAAAGAGAGATGGACGTAAGTAGCAATGGAAGTATGATTGAAGGATTTCCGAAGCTTGGTGTGCAAAGAAGGGCGTATGTCACAGCTTTATTCAGAAACATTGAAACCAAAGCTGAGAAGTGTGCCGACAAGATTGTAAGAAAGTGGAGGAAAAAGAAACCACTAAGTCAATTAGTTATAGATGCTTGTAAATTTGAAGGAGGATTAACATGCTAAAGAAAGTACTTTTGTCGTTTTTATCTCTTGTGGTCATTGTTGGTTGTTCTGGTGCGACAGTTAAGGGAGACGAAGAAAAAGCAACATACATTGAGTCAGTAGATGAGTATAACACATTTACTGCCTTGAAGGTTGTCGATAAAGAAACAGGATGCAAGTACTTAATCATCAACACTCCACATAACAATAGCAATTATCCAATGGGTATGCAGATGTATGGTGCAGATGGGTTGCCAGTATGCAAATGAAGGAATATTTTCATTATTGCCCTGATTGTAAGGCAGAAGGTGTAAAGACAACCGAAAAGGAATTAAAGTGTAGCGTACTTGACACAGATGGATATGGTCAACCAGTCCAATTCACTGAATGCGAATGTGGAGGTATCCTGAACGGTTTCCTCTACCTTTCATTCTACAAACGTAAAGGTGAGACACTAGACGAAGGATTCTTTAGTTATCTCAAACATCGTATTAATTTTTACTATGAAGACTTCAAAGAGCATGAGGAAGACATTCGTGCAAAGTATTATAGAGTGCGACCTAAACCAACCAAGGAAATGATTGAACAACGATTAAAAGAATTGAGAGGGGAATGCTAATTGACAGACACTACACAGATGCCAAAGAAAGTATGTTACGAGGAACATCTCGAATTAATTGTTGCAGGATGCCCTATTCCTGCTGATACTCAGACCATCAAATTATTCAAGGGTAAGCAACTGTTTGCTTATCAGAAGCTGGCATTAGCCAAGCGCGATATGGAACAGTTCAAGATTTGTGTTGAAGAGATTGAGATTCGCCTTAACATATTCGATGGTCTGATGGAAAGAACAGCACTTCATTTTGGAGGTAATGCCTAATGTTTGTACATCTTACACACTCGCACTCAGGAGAGAAGATTTTGATTCGTGCTGATGAGATTCACACAATTCGAGTAAAAGAGGGTAGAACGCTTGTGATTGGCAAGCGTGGTTACTACGTCAATGAAGACCCTTATCTCGTTGAACAATTGGTCGAAGCTGTTGTTTCCAGTATGCATACAATCACTATCGGAGAAGGCGAACGAATCGAATAGAAAGGATGATGTTAAATGGAAAGAAATACAGACATTAATATTCCTAAACCACCACATGGGGGTTCGTCGATTATGCGTCCAGAAACACATTGCTGTCATTGCGATTTTATGGCGAAGCAAATGGCAAACGTAATACAGAACGTAGAGCAGTTGAAGATGAATCCTAACATCAACATCACGATCAATACTACTGCATCAGAATTTGATATGCAAGAGTTTAAGAAAAATCTTGATCTACTCATTTCTCAACACGCTAAAAGAGGTGTTACAAGTGTCTAAGAAGTCTAAGTCGAAGTATGGAAATCTTTCACCTGAATACTTGGAGAAGATTCGTGTAAAGCCAGAAGATACAGCCGCACGATTGGCTAGACTTCCTTACACGATCACACCAAGACCAGACGAGAAACCACCAAAAGGTATGATGTGGTGTCCGTATGAAGCAAAGTGGAGCAAGTTCATTTCGCCTAATCCACTATCTCCTATGTCAACATACCTTCGTTGCGAAACATGTGGCATCTCAATTGAGGATTACTACACAAAAACAGTCAATAAGCTTTGGGGAGACAAAGACGAGAGGAAGTAATGAACATGAAAGGCTGTATAGTCTGTGATGTGAAACATCAAGGGTTTTATGTGTCTTCTGATGAGGTCTACATGTGTCCTAGACACAAGAAGATTCTGTCGGAAGAAGATGAAGAACTGTCAAGAAAATTTAAGAAGAATCGTTTTGTAGTTGAAGGCAAGACAGCAAGAATGTCTGTTTACAACAAGCAGTTCAAAGAAAAACATTATAAATTCATCGTTGATACCGAAGATATACCACTTCTCGAAGATATCCGTTGGAGAGAAGACGAAGATGGTCACGCAGTTACAAGCGTAAAGAAAGGGAAGAAAGTACTTTCACTAAAGCTTATGGACTATCTAATGTATCTTCGACATGGCATAAAATCCCCATCATATCACCCTAATTGCAACAATTACGATTGCCGAAAGTTGAACATAAGAGTCATGAAAGACAAGCGAAGAGAGCGTTCAACTGTCAGGAATATCATTTAGGAGTTGATTATGAATTGTGTCTATCTTGCGGTAATGTCTTAATCAATCATGCTGTACCAAAGAGTTACGATGGATTTGTAAACCTTCATCTTCACACAGCTTACTCATTGCTTGATGGCATGAGTAAGCCCGAAGATGTAATTAAAAAGGTTGCAAGTCTCAATCAAACTGCTGTGGCTGTCACAGAGCATGGGAATGTTTTCTCTGCTGTGAAAGTCCATAAGCTTGCAAAGAAAGCGAATATCAAACACATCTATGGGGCAGAGTTCTACGTCACTGAGGACAGGTTCGTCCAAGATAAAACAAAGAAATACTATCACTTAACTGTTCTGGCTAAGAACGAACAGGGAAGACGAAACATCAATAAGCTTGCATCTCTTGGTTATCTTGAAGGATTCTACTTCAAGCCACGTATTGACCATGAATTGTTAAAGAAGTATGGCGAAGGATTGATTGTCCTCTCTGGTTGCATGGCAAGTGAAGTTCAGCAAGCACTTGCAGGAGGAAAAATCGGAGATGGTGACATTGAGATTACTGACGCTAATAGAGAAAATGCCAAGGCAATTATCAGAGCCTATCGTGAGATTTTTGGTCGTGATTATTATTTGGAGGTACAAGCCCATCGCGACTACAGGCAACAACAACTTAATAGGGCGATTGTTGATCTGTCTGTGGAATTGGGTATCGAATATGTAGCAACGACTGATTCTCATTTCGTAGAGGAAGATGACCTTGAACTGCATGGGATTTTCATTCAGATCGGTACGAACCGCGAAGCAGGGGAGACTTATCAGGACACTCATATCATGGATGCTGGTGAGGTAACGAAGAAGCTTCTTGGTTCCATGACATATGATGAAGCTGAACTAGCTGTACGTACATCTCTGATTATTGCAGATAAATGTAATGTTGATCTTCCGTTATCAGAGCCAATCATCCCTCACGTTGATATTCCAGATGGGTTCGACGATGAGATTGCATACTTGAAGGAATTGATTAATAAGGGATGGAAGCGTAGAGAAATTAGGAAGAAGAAAGATGTTCAGAAATACAAGGAGCGCCTTAACTACGAGTTTAATTCCATCACTAAGATGGGGTTCGAGGGATACTTCTTGCTTGTAGAGTCATATGTAAACTCTGTAAAACGTCGAGGTATTGCGCGTGGTTCTTCTGGTGGAAGCTTGATTGCTTACTTGTTAGGCATCACTGAGATTGACCCGATTCCATATGGCTTGTACTTCGAGCGATTCATCGACGTTGGCGCACTTGATCTGTTGGAGAATGGAACAATCACTCGTAAAGAGCTAAAGATTCCCGATGTCGATAGCGACTTTGGAACGACCGATAGAGACAAGGTTGTCGATGGTATCGTTAAGAAGTATGGCGAGGATAAGTTCGCGGCTATCGGACAATTCGGTTACATTTGGGACAAATCAGCAGTCAAAGACGTTGGTCGAGTGCTGAACATTCCTTTCTCTGTGACCAATCAGATGACTCAACAAATGGGCGACCTCACAATTACATACATGCGCGAAGCAGGATTGTTCCAGCATTGGTTTGAGGAATATCCAAAACTGTTCGAGTATGCAGAGAAGATTGCAGGATTGCCGAAAAGCTTTGGTGTTCATCCATGTGGAAAGATCATTTCCATCAAAGAGATTGACTACTACACAGCCATTGCATCGAACGATGGAACGATCGTTTTCCAAGGAGATATGGACGACACTGATGATCTTGGCTTGGTGAAGGTTGACTTGCTTGGTCTGAAATCCATTGACGTTATCTACGACACATTAGAGATGATTGGCAAGGATTACGACTACATCAATCCCGATAAGCTTGACTTCACTGACATAAATATTCTTCGACTCTTTCGAGAAGGAAGAACAGATGGAGTATTCCAGTTCGAATCAATCGGTATGAAGGAGACGCTTCGACAGGTTCATCCTGATGGCATTGAGGACTTGGGAGTGTGTAATGCGCTATTTCGTCCTGCATCCATGAAACATATCGAGCATTACGCTAAACGTAAGAAAGGCTTGGAGAAATACTCGTATTTGCATCCAGACCTTGAAGCAGTTCTCAAAGCAACAAAAGGTATTATGACGTTCCAAGAGCAATTGATCGAGATTGGCTGGATTGGCAAGATGAAAAATCCTGACAAAATCCGCAAAGCAACAGGCAAGAAGTCGATGCAATTAATGACCGAATGTAAGACAGAATTGTTTAAAGGATTGGGACGTAGGGGATGGACACAGGAACAGCTTGAAACACTGTGGGAAACGATGATCGACTTTGCTTCTTATTCCTTTAATAAATCACACGCAATGGCTTATGCAATTATCGCATGGCAAATGGCAAAACTTAAACATTATCACCCTGTCGAGTTCATGACTGCACTACTGAACAGCAAAATCGGAAAAATCGAAGAGTTGTCTCACTATCTTAGTGAGTGCAAACGCATGGGTATCCAAGTGAATGTTCCAGATATCAACGGAAGCCAAGGAAAGTTCTCAGTGAAAAATAGCGAGATTGTATTCGGACTTCTAGCGATTCGTGGTATTGGTGAGCCAACTGTTGAGTTGATCGATAGACTTCGGGAAGCACATGTTAAACCATTTACATCTTTCTCTCAGTTTTTAGACTTTAACACTATGTTGTACGAAGAGAGCAAAAAAGTGAGTGAGATTGTACAGCAAGACATTACAATCGACATGCTTCCATCTGATGCGATAATCAACCTCATCAAGTCTGGTGCATTTGGAACAAACAAGAATGAGTGTTTGACTGAATTTGCTAATGCGACATACATTCCATTGAAGTGGATTCCGAAAAAGCCTATCCCAAGCAAATCTGATTTTGCGAAGGCTGGATATCCGATTTCTGACGAGCAATTCGCAGACAAAATGGTACGTAGAGATGTGTTCAACGAGTACAAGTATCAGGACTACTTGAAGAAGGATACAGATCGTAGACAGAAGCACATCGACAACTTCTTCGAGAAATACGTTGGTGACATTGAGTTCTATGAGTTCGATACGATGGGTGCATACCTCACAATCAGTCCTTTCGACAAGTATATCAAGTCAATCAAAGACTTTTACACTTACGAGGATGGTACAGATAAGGTTTTGGTTGTTGGTACTATCATCGGCAAGGAAGTAAAGAAATCATCCAGAGGTGGGCAATACGCAAAGATTCAAGTGCTGACTCCACATGGAGTTGTACAAGCAAAAGCCTATTCTAATGCATATAGCGAGTACAAACACATGCTGGACAAAGGTTCTACTGTCGTCATGCTAACGAAGCGAAATAAAGATGAAGCAATCATTTCTAAGATGAAGACATTCCACGATTGGAAAACTCTCATCGACAGAAAGATGGCTAAGAAAATACAAGATAAAAATAAGGGAGTGTTGTAAGTGGAAAAGCAGACTTTTACACAATCAGAGATGAATATTATTACCGCAATTTTGCTAGATAATATGATGGAAGAATTGAACATTCCAAGTCCATTAACGGAACAGATGGTTGCTGAAAATTTGTCTATTCTTTTCGGCGCTTACTCTAAGCAAGAAATGAATGAATTTCTTATCAATACCATGAATGAATTGATTGAGAAGATCAAATTGGAGCAGTCAAATGAGCAAGCTGTACAGGATTAAATCAAACGAAAAGCTATTCAATGAGTGGATGAGGGTTTCTGCAAGCCCTCATTCCAAGCTTGGCATTGATACATGGGCAATCGTACAGAATGACGTTGAGATGACAGGCAACGAATTAAACGAGTGGTACAAACATGCAGGGAAGATGATCAAGGAAACTGAAAATCACTTCGCACAAGTCATTGAAGAGATGAAGAAGCTTCGCACTCGAACAGTAAATTACATCAAGCTTGAAAATGATTAGGAGTGGTTTTGTTGTCTAGGTTATGGAACTTCATTGCACATGCACTTTTACTTACATTCATCTATTGTGTCACATTTGTAGGCACACTCACACTATTATTCCATTTTGGAGGTCTGTTCAAATGAGAGAGTATTTCGTTGTCATCGTAAATGTTTCATGTGGGAATCGTCAATTGGACGTACAGCATGAAGGCTATCATCACTATCCTAGTACGGAAGAGATTCACAAAGCCATGAAATATTATGAAAACTACCAAGGCTTAACCGAAGTAGTAAAAGCTAATTATGCTAGAGTCGAAAAAAGATATACATTGGAGGAGATATAGAATGGGAGAACATATCGAGCAAGGGAGTATTGTTGCAGTGGTTGACACAGGGGAGACTTACACACAATTCACAGAATTGTTCAATCACGCAGTGAGTAAAAGTGGAGTCAAAGGTATTACACATGCATATAACAAAGTGCCTGAAAAACATGAGGCATTCATTGTTCTTGCTGTAGTAAGACATTTTGATTCAAATGCTCCAATTGCCTTGATTCAAAACGACAATCAGAAAGCTTACCTGATTGGAACCGCTGGACTCAAATTGAATTAGGTTTTACCTCCTAGTATTTTCTTGGCTTCTTACACTCCTACATAGCCAAATGAAAACTAGGAGTGGTTATAAATGGAACTGAAACTTGAATTGCCTGTACCAACATCAATCAATAAGCTTTACATTAATGAATATCAATGGGATGCGCGATTAAAACAGCGCGTACCATCTGGTCGAAGAATCCTTTCTAAAGATGGTCGCAATGTAAAGGCTCAAATTCAAGGTAGAGCAAGGGTACAGCTTAACGAACAGCCTGATTGGGATTATGAATGGACGAAGGAAAACTTCGTTTATCAAGACACAACGATCTACTTTGCTCGTCGGGGAAGTGACGACAACAATATCTACAAATTACTTAACGATTCGCTTGAAGGGATCACTTACGACAACGACTCTAGGGTGCTTGTGCGTACTCAGCGTATCGTATATGACTCAAAGAATCCTCGTATCGAGGTTACAATCAAGCCTGTTGCCTTCATTGGAATCTTTGAGAATCAAGATGTGCTTGAACGATTCCAAAACATTTGTGAAGGGTGTTCTAAGTATCGAAAGGGTAGCTGTTCAATATTGAAGGACTCCATAGCAGGAACAGTTCGCGAAGAAATCGGAAGCATCTACAGCCCAATCTGTGCGGCGTTTAAGGAAAAGAAATAAGGATTAGGACTACCGTCACTGGTAGTCCTTTATTACTATGTTTTGGTTTGACAAGCAATTAAACCAAAGGTATAATCTAGTTACTATAGTAACTATGATAACTATATATAATCTTTCGAGAATAGAGGTGAACCTGTCAATGATGGCAAAAACCGTGAAGAAAGATATTAAAACATTTCCTCTAAGATTAGAATATAATTTTTCAAAGGAAATAGATGCACTGGTCTTCTACACCGATTCGCCTTCTAAACATCAATACATTCTTGACGCTATTAACGAAAAGATGTCAAGAGACAGGAATAGCCAGAAGATGAGAGAAAGACAAGCTTAAAGGAGGTATGGAAGAGTCACATGAAGGAATCCGAAATTATGCGAATACTAGCAGAAGAGACAGAAGAAGACGAAAATTACGGTTCGCCTGTTCATCAAGACAAGGTGTTTATAATAATGTGGCAATCCTCCAAAAGCGGTGGAACTTACACCGAATTACGTAAGTCTCTGCGAGGTAAAAATCGCTTCTTGAAAGGTTTGAGTTTCCATGGTGTTGACCTAAGAGAAATTCAAGTCATTGAACAGCCAAAGATATGGGTTCCAGAACGTAAAACAAAAGTCAAGAAGAAGGGGAGTTATTAATGGCTCAATTCTACAATAAAGAAGAAGATGTTATAATTTTAAGTGTGGGACGAGAAGCAGAACAAGAAGGTACTCCGCTTAAAATTGCCTTCATGAAGATAGCAGATGAAATGAATCGCAAAGTGGATTCAGTTTATGGACGCTATAAGAGACTGTCAAAATCTTTAAAGAATGGTGACGTTAGCACCCTTTCTGATAGTGAAAAAGTAATTCTTAAACTTAAAGCTCTTAGTAGAGAGAAAGATAGAAATGCCGAAAAGGTTGATCTGTATAAGGATAAATTTGAAGCTCTGCAAAAAGAACACGACACTCTTAAACGTAAATACAGAAATCTTCAACTGGAACATCAGACACTTGTAGATACTGTGAACAAGGTTCTTGGCGATGACATTATTGTTGGAGATAACGAACTCGAAGTTGGGTAGACTACTTGTATGCAACAGGTTGCTAAACAAAGGGGATTAAGATGAACCAAGAAATAGAATTTGTAGACATAAGGGTTGGTAAGAAGTTTCCTCTTTTCTCAGAAAGTCTTGAAAAGATGAAAGGAATAGATGGAGCGTTTTTTGAAGCCATTGATTTCAACCAAGGATACTACTTTTGCATACATCTAACCAATATTGACTTTATGGACAAGCATACATTTCGTAATGAGAAGATTTCAGTGAGGGTTTTACAGGGTGATGGAGGTATGGTTTTGCCAATCATCAAATTCGGAAGGTCTATGATATTCGACATCAACTTCGACCCTACATTATATGGCGATCACAGAGCGTTCCAGCTTGTTGACACAAACAATATCCTTACTATCTTCCTAATAGAAAGTAACAACGGTGAACTTAAAGCGATTCGTCAATGTAATCTTCCTTTGAAGATGATTCAAATTTGTCGAGAAGCTTGGGGTAGAGCTGTGCTTGACGTTGGATTCTCCGATAAATTCAATGAGTGGATAAACCGTTTGAGCAGATACTCTCTTCAATCACTTTGGGATAGAGCGACTAAAGTGGGAGAGATGGGAGAGACTTTTGATTTACAGGAAATTAAGACACCAAACCAATACAAACCACAGGAAGATATCTTATGAAGAAAAAGAAAATACTTATTATAGCTTCTGCACTTTCGCTTCTCTTGATTTTTCCTGCTTGCGGTAAGGAAGAATCGTCTACTGGACAGACTCTTGATTCTAAAAGTGAAACGAGAAGTCTTCTTAGCAAAAAGGATGAGAGCAGTCAAGACCTGTTTGAATGGCTTGGATATGAGGAATTTGAAATCAAGCGCGAACTAAACAAAAGCGATAGAGCTACTGCTAAAATTACTAACCATTCCAGTTACGATCTTGAAGGTCATATTGCATTAGTTGTGTATGATGAAAATATGGCTATCCTCGACACACAGTATGTAGGTCTTCCTAAAGTTGGTCTTAAACCAAATGAGACATTTGTTGTTGATGAAATTATACATAAAGACAATTACAACACCGTTAAATTTGCTGATGTCAACATGCTTCGTCATAAATAATTTTAAATATTTTAAAATTATTTGATATTTGCTTAAAACTTTATAATGACTGTCCAATCATTGAGTAAAGAGGATGAATAAATATGAATAACAACCTGTATGTAATCCAAATACCAAGGTCAGAAGTTGAAAGCAAAGATATTGGAACTATCACGCACTACATATCTCAGTTAGAAAAAATAAAAGCTCCAAGTCAATGCGTAGAAATAACCTTCTCAGGATTTGACGATACGACAGAGGAAGTATTCGAAATCAAAGATATTCGAGACTGGACAACGATTGCTTTGAGAGAAGCACCAGAGATTCTGTACTATACGTCACTGCCAATTGGGACAACTACACGGTTATTATCTTGCGTTTATGATATTGAGACTGTTTCCTCAAAGCGGATGGATGCCTATGAAGCTGTTGAGTACGCCGCAATTCATGGTGACCTCCCACAGCAACCAGTTATCATAACTATCCCAGATGATGAACGTTCAAGATTGTATGGAGCTATTAAGAGTTACGGCATAAAGCGAAAAGATTCGTTCGGCGCAGGAGTGATCGTTAAATCGTTGAAGGAATTGTTTGGCGATTAAATCATTCTCAATTTACACACCCATAAATAACATGGTCAAATATAAAAGGAGTAACCACCAAACAGTAATTACTCCTTTTATTACTTATTTGTTTATTATCTTATCTAGTACAGCCGAAAATGAATTGTATTCTTCTAAATCGCCTCGCTCATTCTGTACACAGTAAATCACGCTTACATTATCAATGATCTCCAATCGTTTGCTTTCCTTTTCAATACTATTTTTCAGCTCGTTAATTTCTCTTTCAACTTTTGCAACCTCATCCTCAGACGATGAATAACAGGATACACCACCAATCAATCGTGCGCCACTTTCACGCAACATTATATTAACTTTTTTGCGATTTGCTTCGTCAAATAGCCCAAATACCGTGAAGCACCCCATGAAATTTAGTTTGGCATCTGGTACATCAAGAGTGAATTGTAGATTTTTGTATGATGACATATGTTTTACATTTGTATATGAGTTTCCATCATTATTCTCAACATATGAAGAAGAGGTCACATTGAAACCAAGCTCTTTAAAGAATCTCTCAAATTCGACAGCAGCTTCATTTCGTCGTTCCGAAACTTTCTTATCAATAACTGCATAACTCTTCTTTCTGATTCCCGATAGCTTTTCGGTCAGATCTTCTTTTTCCATCATCTTCTTCAACATTTTAAATGACCACCTTTGTCAATATATTGTATGTCTTATTAGTTTCACTACCTATATGTAGTTCCCTACTAAATCATAATATTCAGAACCGATGCTTGTCAAGATTTTTATCATAATAATTTCCTACATTAACAATTTTATTTTTTCTCATTTGAATACGGTAAATAAGTACTTCTTTGAATTTGCAAAAGTAGTATTTATATTAATTTATTTACATCGTATTATTCAACAACAATTTACATGCCCTTCACAACATGGTAAAATATAGGTGGTGAATGTTAGAAGGAGGGATGGTATTGGATGCAACAATCATTAAAACAATTGGAGAGCTAGTCCAAGACACAAGGCGCTCATTAAATATGACGATCACTCAATTATCAGAATTGTCAGGTGTCTCTAGAGGGATAATATCAAGAATCGAAAATGACGAAGTAAAGCGCCCTGAGTTTTCGTGTGTACATTCGTTAGCAACGGCATTGGAGATCCATTTTGAAACGTTGGTTAATTATTACGTCGAGATCGAGAAAAAGGCTGAGACATTGTTTAATATGCTCCAAACAACGATTGCAGAAGGCAGTAGTACTGAACTAATCAAGAAAGTAGCCACAAAATACCTCAACGCTCCGAATGAAGACAGCTTAGATTTAACCGAAAAGCTATATCACTATATCAACTCCTTAGAAGACACCTCCATTAAATTATCACTGTATAACCTCATCATTGACTATTCACGATCACATGGGATCATGCCCTATATTGCAAAAGGATTGTATCAACGATACCTAATTGAGCGGTACGACTTTTCCAAGTTAAAAGAAACCTATCAAAATGGGAAATACGTTCTCCAATATGTTGATTTCTTATCGTCCGAAGAGCGAGTATGTCTATATTACAAGTTAGCTATTCATGCATATACTCTAAATTATCACAATGAATGCATTGATTACTGTAAGAAAGTATTGAAAAACGGAGATAGTCATTTCAAAGCAGATGCACTTGGCGTCCTTATCGATGCGTATTTCAGCATTGGAGCATACACTGAATCAGAACTGTACCTACTGCAATATAAAGACTTTTCTTATCCGCATACAAAAGAAAATGTCGTTCTTATGGATGCGTTTTACATGGTTAGAAAGGGAGAAACGGCAAAAGCAGAGGAGCTACTGTTATCTTTTTTACAGACGTGCAGCAATGACTCAATTATTCCTGCATCTAAACAATTACTTCAATTGTACTTACAGCAGAATAATATTGAAGGAGCAAAAGCTATTCTGGAAAATGAAAGGGCAACAGCATCTCTCGTAGACAAAAGAAATGCATTAGTTTGTGCTACATATGCTGATTATCTTTGGATCAAGGCAGAGTATTATAAGACTGTGGGCGACGTAGACAAAAGTATTGAACACATGGTAGAATGTGCCTTATGGTACTCCAAAATAGATGATGCGTCAAAGGAAAAAGAAGCTTTGAATACCGCAATGCATCTCCATTTTATGAATAACGTTTCACCTCAGTCTACACTTGATAAATTAAGGGATTACTATCAGCGAAGCTCTAAATTGGAGGGATTGTCATGAAAAACAAATTTAGTAAATTGGTTTTTAACACCCTTCTGGTTGCGGTTCTTGTTTCCGAAGCAGTAGTCCAGTTTACTGGTGGCTCTGGAAGTGTTCATCCGTTTTAGGCAGTGAAGAGAGTAGCACCCAATATGGTGTTACTCTTTTTCATTTTTCGACAATGTGTTGAAGTGTAATATTTTCACATATCTTACTAGAACGTGCATTATACTCAGAAAGAAGAGATAGTGTACGCGAGGTGAGTGATTATAGACTCTTTAGAGAATAGAATTATTGAACTAAGGAAGAAACTTAAAGAAATTGTTCAGATTAAAGGTGGCTTTATAGACGAAGAAGTAGTTGAAATTAGCCGACAACTGGATGAATTAATACTAGAAATGCAGAAGAAACGATCAAGAAGTTAACACTTGTTACTAACAATATCCGAACGAACGTCTTCCTGGCACAGCTCTAATCTCTCTTTAATTACGAACGTTAGGGTTGTGCCGGCACAGATAACATACGTGTATTTAAGTAATTCCGACTGGCCGAGGTTGGGATTGTTTTTGTTTATATTGATAGAAAACAGCCTATTAGTCGGGCTGTTCTCTACAGGATACCAAGACATATGATATAATATAAATACCATGCTATTTCTAAAGTTGAAAAAGGGGATTATACAAATGGCATTTAAAATTACTAACAAAGAAGAATTTGATGCATTAAAAAATAAGCCAGATGTCAAAAAAGTAGAATATGGCGCACAGTTTGATACACTGCTAAGTGAAGGTGAATTAATCTTCTTTGAAATGTCAGATGGTTATGGATCGTTTAGAATTAAAAAAGGTTTTGGGCTTAGTAAGCCAAAGGGTGAAATTTATATGCTAAAATTTGAGGAAAAAATTCCTCAAATATATGAGAACAAAGATATCAAAAAACTTAAAGGTATCTTCGATAACTTTTTCAAAAAAGAAGTAGATATGTTCTACATAGAAGGATTAAGATAAATCATCAACAATACGTACAGCCTTATCATGATTTGGTGAGGCTGTACGCGGTGAATACCATTATATATGTATTTTTTACATATAGACTATTTCATCAAAGTCGTGTTTTGTACTAATGTCTTTGACCTTGACTATCTTTGACTTTAAGTCTCCTATCATGCGTTAATCGACACAAAGTTGCGCTTTTTAATAAAAAAACCCTTATTCTGAATAAGGGAAATAAATTTGGATTTTCCATCCTTATGTCAGCCAACTATACTAAAATCATGTTATGAGGTCAAGATGAAGAACTGGACTACGCCAAAAACAATTAAGAAGATGACAAGAATTAAAAGAACTGCAACGGTTCTAAGAATAAATTTCAAAATTTTCTTAGTGTCCTGATCCATAAATACCACCTCCTACATTAAATATATTAAATAACGGACAACATTATGAGTTGTCCGTTATTTATTTTACATTAATGACCAATAATTAACAACAACTAGCTAATTTGTACCCCAAAACATGTCGTGTTCGATTTCTTTTGTTAAAATGTCTCCGACTCCTCCAACTTCAATCCTTACAGTCAGGTCACCTTTGATTTGAGCACTTCCACCAGTTTTCTTGCTGTTGATTTGAACTGTCGATTTATTACTGCTGTGTTTGTATGTGTTCATTGGATGAAACCCATACAATCCACTGTCCGTGGTTGGAGTGCCGATTACTTTATCGTTTTTATCATACTTAGCGATGACAAAGGCTTTCATCCACCAGACTCCCCAGTCGTAAAATTTCGACTCATCTGTCTTTGTGTATTCCCCATCTGCCAGAATCTCGATTGTTGTTGTATTTTGTACTTGCATGGAAGTGTTATGTGTGGAAAACTCGCTGAAATAGTTAAGTAGGGCGGCGTATTCATCAACCGAATTGATTTTAATAGAGTTTGTGCCTACGTCTGAAAGCAATTGTGGCTCCCCGCCTCTTGTAAATCCTGTTGCTTGCTCAACTTCTGCATACGTGCTAAACTTCCCTGCATATTTCGCAAAATACTCTGTCGGAACAATATCACGTACTGTTACTGGTGACTGTGTTACGACTCTCTGATCAGGTGATTCAACTGGCTTTGGGCTTGCGGATACTGCCGACATGAACAAGCTGCAACTAAGAAGTAAAGTCAAAGATGCAATAGATACTTTTTTCATCTTCTAATTCCTCCTATAATTTGATACATTTAGGAAATACCCTAAATGTTGATCTTAATTTACCATATGCCAAAATACCTGTCTGTCGAAAATTGATGCTATAAAAAATATTTTTTAGAACTATGTAGTCAAATTGTCGTTTTATGTAATTCTTTTTAGTTCTTTATTATATCTAAAAAATAAAAAGATGCCTTATCGGGGCATCCAAATTTTTTATAACATCTATCTATTCTTTAAGTTTAAGCAAGGTTTGATTATGCATGACGCATGCTTCCTCTTCTGAACTCCAACGTCCAACCATTTCAGTGGAGCCGTCAGGAGGGAAGATTACAGTCTCAAAAACCTGTTTAGAATTATTTATGCTATTATCTATCCCCGTCCAAATTGTTGAGACAAGAGTTTTATCCTCTAAAGTAGTCTGTTCTACGACACGATAATTATCATCTTCGAGTAGATTTGCCCATTTCTCAAATTCCAAAGGATTTCCTTGGCGATCAAAGTGTAGATGCATGTGATATTACCTCTCTTGTACGTGTTTTTCTTAATTATACCACACGACAAAAAAATAAGCACCTTCTCAATAAGAAGGTGCTTATAGTCGTTGTGTTATTTTCGTCCGAAAATGTCTTCTACAATACCAATAGTGAATCCTACAATTTCAGCAATAGTTTTAGAATCTACCTTGTTTTTTATGTTGTCAGGAAGCTTGTTATACAGACCGTAAACAATCTCTCCTTCCTTGTTCCGAAGCGTCTCAATCAAGGAACTGATCACAACGTCATAAACCTTGTTCGGTTGTTTAAAATAAAGAATAACGATTAGAGCGACAACCAGTAAAGCGATTACGTATTCCATGGTATCATCTCCTTATTTCATTTGTACGAGGATTTTCTGCAACAATTGAACATAGTCACGCAAATCAGATTTGCTCATCGTATGAGCAATAGAGAACGCTACAGACTCATCGACGCTTTCTAGCTTGATAGTATTAGTATCAGGGTCAACGACGATGAGGTTGCGTCTATCTGCGTCAATAGGAATCTGAACCTCTTTGATTACTTCCGAAAAGTCGGAATAACGAACTACTACTTCCATTGACGTTCACCTACCTTATTAGATTTTCTGCAATAGCAAGAATAGCTTAGACACAAGACCTTTTTCTGTAAGCCATTCATCACCTTTGTCTTCGAGAATGCCAACCTTCTCGCCTTTTTCAATTGCTTCAAGGTTTGTAGTGGCGATGCCAAACATAATCGGCTTCGATTTTTCCTCAACAACTACTTTAGGTTCCACCTCAATAGAACCTTTACGTCTGTTCTGTACTTTCTCTGCCATTATAAGCCCTCCTTTATTTCTGTGTTCTACTCATGATAGTGAACGTTAAACTAGCCAATTCGCCAGCGGTGAGCGTACCAGATTCAACTTTCTTCACCCAAACTTCTGGACTATTGATGACTGGTTCGCCATTAGTACCAATGACTTTGTTGTACTTGCGTACACCATTAATGATTTCATTTTTCTGCCATGTTTCCATTTTCATAGGCTCATCATCCTCATCTTTCTTTTCAATATTTGACCAAACCCAACTACCATCACTAATCTTACGAATATTAGCATCAGTCCACTGTTCAGCGTATTTAACAGCATCAGCATACGCTATGAAGTCTTTAAGATACTTATTGCCCTGATATACAGCGTAAAGTGGTTTAGGCGGTTCTGTAGCTTGGCAATCTGCCAATTCATTAACAACATCTTGAATGAACTGCGCCTTACTGATACCCATGATCTTCAACGCATTCTTGAATGGGTCTACCTTACGATCAGGGTCAAGTTCATCATGACCAACAATTTTCTTGCGAGGGTCAATATTAAACTTGTAGCAGAGATACGCATGATACCAAACATAACGCTTGTATGCTTCTTTATTATTGATACTACCTTTTTTGTTTGAATAGCAAAGCTCAACACCAATAGCAACATCATTTGCATCTGCACCAAACAGCTTGTTATCTGTAGGTACGTTGTACAATACATGCCAAGCCTTCTCTGGTGCGCCTGTGGTTGCAGGAATGCATTCGATAATATCATTGTGGTCAATGAACGTATGTGCCGAAGCAGATATTTCATTACGAGAATTTTCGTAGTATCCTACATTTCCTTTGGCTGTACTTCCATCGTTCCCTGTGTCGTGAGACACAATAAACCCAACGTATGGCATCTTAATACCAGAGCGCCTTTTAGAATTGGGTGTAAGGTACTGCTTCTTGATATCGTATTTCATCTTGAATGACATACCATTACCTCCTTTAATATACTTTCTTTGGCTTCCGAAAAATACTTACGGAAGCCTTGGTTCTCGCCTGTCTTCTTGCTTGTGTTCATCATCTAACTGTGGTACATTCGGGTCATCGTCCTCGCCTTCACGCTTGTACGTGGTAATTTGCTCAACTACCTTCATGCCTGTAAATGCTCCCAATTCATAAGTGAGTAACATAAGCATATTTCCAGAAATATCACCAACTGCGATTGCTTGATACAAAGCAACACCTAACGTAATGAAGAAAGAGACGATGATTGCTGAGATTTTTGTTTCATCAAACGACAATCCATCCTTTACCCACTTCATCACCCATCACCCATCCCTATCCCTAAACAATTGAAGTTCTGTACGCAAATCGTCAACCTTAACTTGTAGACGCTTGTTCTCCAATGTCAATTCCAGATTGATTTTATGAAGTTGCGCCACTTCTTCGCTCAAAGTCCTGATTTCCTCTCTTGCTCCTTCGAGGTCTGTTTTGTATTCAGTGATTATCTCCCTTAGCTCCTGCCTAAAAATCTTTTCATCTTCTGATAATGCTTTTCTGTCGCTCATAGTTATGTCTTTTCTGTTGGTATTCTTTGTCGCCCATAGCGTGCCAAGAGATCCTATAATTGCAGTTATTGCAGGAACGACAATTTGCATAACCTCTGGTGTCATCGGGAATCACCCCTTTTCTACAAGAAAAATAGTGTCACTCCCTCTCTTTATATAAAGTGATGAGAGTTATCCAAGTTCGATAAATCGACAACTTACAAAAAATAAGGGAATGTCTTTTAGACATTCCCTTATGGTATTACAGAACTACTTCTGTAGAGCCTGTGAAGCCATCACTCTTCGCTTTGAGAGCGGTGATAGCTGTCTCGATGCGTTCTTGAACTGTGTCGGAGAAGGCATTCGCTACATCTTCTGCTTTCGCACCATACTGCGCTTGCGTAAATACGCGAGTAATTGGGAAATCAGTTGGCAAATACTTGAACGCATCACCAATAGTTGCTTCTGCCGTAGTGCCACCCTTCTTCTTCAATTCGCCACCGATATTGATGGACAATTTTCCGAAGTCGGAGAACAATTCTGTTTCTACATCCTGTACGTCAGCGATAGAAATAGCAACCTCATAATTGTTGCTTGCCAACTTCTTATCAATAACCAGTTTCATATTATCAACCTCTTTCTTCGTCATAATTGGGGGAGTCACTATAGAAAGTGTTATTGAGGGTGAATATTCTCATTTTTTCACCATCAATGTTTTACTGCATTTTTCATCCTATCATTCTGAATAAAATCCAGATTCAATTTAGAGTTCTTAATGAAAATTATATAGCCCTACAGCTATGAGCTATAGGGCTATCTTTTACATTATGAAGGCATAACCTTCGTCATCAACTGGCATTCTGATTGTAAGCGTTGTCGGCATATCGCTTGCCCACCATACTCGTACATTCATACTTGATTTGATCTCTTTAAACTCTCCATATGGAATAGAGAGACTACATTTCAAGTAACCAGACAAGATGTTAATACTACCCTCAATCGCACTCGCACCAATAACAAATACCTTGGACTGTAAATCATTTCGATGTGGAACAATAATTTTGGATTTGATCTGAATGTGGTCATTTCCCCTTACGTTAATATTTGAGTCTACTGAACTAGAGAATACGACACTTAAACTACAATGTAGAGTATCATTGCTGACGGATAGACTACCGCCAATTTCATCTTCTCTGTATCCTCTGACCACGAACGTCGAATATAGATCATGTCTATGCAAAACAAAGACACTACTTGGCATGTCAGGCTTAGATACGCTAATGCTACCTTCTACCTCACTGTCGTCTAATTGTATGACAATAATGTTAGATGGAACATCTTCTCTATTCAGAACGTATACGCTCGAAATAAGGTCTGGAACACCAACAAACATCGAACCATCGATTTCATTAATGTCTGATCTTCTTACTGTGACGTTCGATTTAAGATCGTCATCATCTGTTTGAGTTACAATCACACTACAGAATACGTCTCCCTGATTAATGAACAAACTTCCCCAAATCGAATCTTTGTCCTTAATCTTGATGTTTGATGGTAGGCTTTTGTCAATGTTGTAGAACGGAACTTTCAAACTCGACTTTAAATCACTTCTATAAAGAACGAATGTGTTTGAAGGCATGTTACTGTGACCAAAGCTACTATTCACAGGATTGTAGTATTCAATTTCTAATACTGGTCTTACATTGCTAATACTTGCTTCTCTAGCGTAGAATTGTAAGTTCTCATGTTCATGTTCGTCAATGAACTTCAAAAGCAGTCCTTTATTTACACTTGGATCAAGATACCATTCATTCACAATATCTATGATGTCAAACTCAACATATCCTACAGTCTGACCTATTGAACTCGTTGTCACCAAGTCGAATGTTTCCTCATGGTTTTTCCATGTGACACTTGTTTCATTCCAGTCAAACTTATTCTTAAAAGCACCAACTCTATAATTATCTGTTTTGGCTATGCTATTATACAACTTCATTTTAGCCTTAGTAATTATTTGATCTTTTGGAAGAGCGCTAATATCGAATTGCACCAACGAACGATATAACTCATTGAATACAGTTGAATAACCAACAAGCATCGACTGTTCAACACCGTAGTTAAATGTTGGCGCTCCTTCGCGAACGAATGCATCTTGAATAGGATTAAATCCTACAACTGTTCTTGGTGGAGGTATTACATCCACTATACCTTGCGCTCTATTGTAGAACGGAATTTTGATTGTGGAAACCAACTCTGATGTAACTTTAACGACTACACTAGATGGTATTGAAGAATATGCTACTGGCGTAATGTTCACTCGTCCTTGGGCGCGGTTGTACAGATTTACATATAGATTAGATGATAAATCAATTCTATCTTTAATATATAAAGATGAATAAAGCTGTGATCCGTACACTTCTTGGACACCTATCAATTCAAGTTGACCAATGTTAACGAAATTAAAATAACTTTCCAGAACTACCAATCTATAATATCTAAACTTTTCGGCAGGATTCCCTAGTATTGTATAACTTCTAACTTCGTCTGTTCCCCACGAAGGTTCATTTGTTCTCTTGTCAATTTCAATCCAATTAACTTCATCATTACTAGCAAGTAATCTGAAAGATTTAATAACTCCGTTATTTGTAAATGCAGAAATTTTATACGAAGAAATATACTTTTCATTCCCTACTCCATAATCTATTTGTATCCATTCTCCTGATGTTTTTCCAGTAGAGGTCTGCCAATAGCCCGAAGTGGATTTATTGAATGCTCTCCACGCATAGTTAGTACTACTAAAAGATGATGCAGATATAACGTAAGGTGCTGGCGTATTATTAGAAGTCATTGCTGGTATATCTGTAAAGTTATCTTTAATAATAATTACACTTGTACCCTTTACGTTAATGTTACTCGTTAAATTACTTCGATGTTTAACATAAACCTTAGTTTCGATTTGTGATCCATATACTGTTGTCGGGCCAAATAGTTCCAACTGATTTACTGTAAGCATTCTATCGGCTTCTCCTTCAATAATATGTAGCCTATAGAACCTAAATTTTTCAGTTATACTTCCCTTATCAACTTTATAAGATCTTCGCTCATATGCTGTCCAACCAACTTCATTCTCTCGGCTGTCAAACAAGTACCAGTTTATCTCATCATTACTAGCAAGCAAATTGAATTTCTTGGGTGCATTCTGTGTGTTGCTAGGAAATTTAGAATGTGTAATTGCATACGATGACACAAATTTCTCATTTCCAGAGCCATAATCGATCTGTAACCACTCATTATTTTTCCCTGTAGATATCCAGCAATCATTAACAACATCAACAATTTTGTCAAAAGCTTTCCATGCAGGATACGAATAAGAGTAAACCGATGATGCCTTTGCGACATACGGAGCAGGAGCATTGTCTGCTGTCATTTTAGGTATTTCAACATTGTAGTTGTCATCAAAGATTATAAATGTGGCTCCACGAATGTTTATGCTACCTGAAATATCTTTTCTTTGTGGTATTATAATACTAGACCGCAACTGAGATGCCATATGTGGAGCGTTTTCATAGTATTCTATCTCTGCTATATTGAAATTAGTAGGATTATATCCGCTATGGAATGTAAGTCTATACTTAGTATATCTATTTAAGTTTATAAACTCATAGCTTCTCTTTTGTCCATCACTCCAACTTGGTTCATTAATTCTCTCATCAAGCAGTTTCCAATCGTAACCATTGTTACTTGCATGGAGCGACCACGATTTTGGCATTGATGAGTTATAATTAGAATTTGAAGTTTCAAGATTGAATATTGCATATTTGTTGATGATCTTTCCATTATTGTCACCAAAGTTAAATGTGATCCATGGTTGAAGTTCTGGAACAGTATATATTGCTCCAATTACCTCTCGCCAAATATAGTTATATTTTGAAGAAGAACCATCAAACGCCTTATATGCTTCGTAGCCAACATTATCCCCAAAATTAGACGTCACTTCATAATTTCCGTTTTTTGACGAAGACATGTTTGGTGTAACATCAATGTTAGTATATCCTGTAGGATTAAGGAGAATATTGTTTTCACTTCGAATAGTCATAGATGATCTAATATCGCTGTTAGATCGAACGTTTATAGAACCTGCAACTTGATACCCATATCCTTCACCAGCAAGTAGAAAACGAATTTCATACATACTATCACCGTAAGGAGTGTTATAGCTATTAAACACCAATTTATAATATCTGTACGGCAATTTATTCGTTTCTAAATCTAATCTTTTTGAGAACTTTGTAATATTGCCCATATTAGGTTCTCTGCTGAGAGTTACCCAATTTATATCATCTGTACTGCCTTCCAAAGATGCATCAATAGGATAATATATACCACCTCTATAATACTCATACCCTGCGATTGGCTTATTATTATCTTCTCCTAAGTCTATCTTAACCCACGAGCCATGACCTTGTACTCTCCATGCAGTAGTATTTACATTTGTAGCATCTCCATCAAACGCATAGTAAATAGGATTATTTGTTTCATTAACACTTCCACTAGCTGTTAATACATATGGAGAAGGAGTTGTATTAGATGTCATTATTGGATGAATTGTAATATCAGTAAGCTTTTGATTTGGAATAACAATATAACCATCATCTAATGAGTGATCGTTATCAAAGTATAAGTTGAAGCTAGAGAATCTAGGAGTATTAATATTTGTGGTTTCGATATATGTTCTAACTTTCAGCTTTGCATTTGACAAATCTGTTCCAATCGGAACTCCACCAATTGACCCGAGTAGCTCTAAATCATGCCACGAACCCCAAGTTGAACCGCTATCAAGAGAAATAGATGTTTGTACCCATGCATTTGTTCCTAAAGGCAAAAATTGATTCCACGTTGCATATGATCCTTTATAAACACCAGCACTAGAGATGTCATGTATAGATTCACGATAGCCTTTGTAGAGCTGACCAAGATAAACTTCCCCTTCATATACAGATATAGGATATGGATCATTTCTTTTTGCTCTAAATCTAACATATCTTGCAAGCGTCCCTTTAAAGGTATTTAGATACTCATCCTGTCTATTTTCTCCATTCCCTACCTCTCCTAACGACACAAAGTTCGTACCATCTGTACTTACAAAGGTTTCAACATAATGAGCATTTGAAGCACTAAGACTAAATCCAGTCCAACTCGTTCCACCAATCATAGTTGGACTTCCAAGATCAACAGTAATATCTTCTAGCATAGTATTATCATATCTAAAGAATGCTGATAAAGCCTTGATTCCATCCGTAAACATTTTATCCCCTGCATCAGCAGTCGTTAGTTTTGAGTTAAGAGTCTTTGTATAAGGTTTATTTAAAGCTATATTCTGCTTATTCTTGTTATCAATCGTCAGTACGCCTTTGTCATCAACAATTAAAAAAGGGTCACTAAAGTAACCCTTTTGCATCTGAACTTTTGTCTGCTCATATATTCTAAACATCTACACACGCCCTCTCATTGTATTGAGATTTTATATTATTACGCTTCATTGTACTTCGCTGTCAGCTCAAACATTCCACCCGCCAACGACTGATCGGTTGTGGTTATTTGAATGTAGAACTCAACAGATTCTTTTAGATTTAAGGAAACTGTTCCAAAATCCAAATCCTTTTCTGACACAAATGGTGATTCAGTTTTGCTTAAAACTACATTGAAGTTAGGATCATTATTGTCGTTTATCAACCGAATATCTTTAACTGCAAAATCATTGTTATTTTCAAGAAGAACTTTCTTTGGAAGACTATTTGTTCCTGCAATCATATTTCCAAAGTCAATCAATAGTATTGTTTTCCCTTTATTGTCAGAGTAGTAATCATTTGTTAGAGGGTCTTTGAAATATACATTATCATGTGGGTCATGAAAGAACTTATAAATAACCAAGGCATTATTATTGGGATCATTGCTATTGTCTAATGTGAAATAAAGATACTCTCCATCATCACTGAACCCTAATGCTCTGCATTGAGCAACACTAGTTTTTTGTTCTTCATAATGTTTACTTTCAATTTGACCATTAAGTTTATCGAATTTATAAATGGTGAAAAGTGGAGCGACTTTGTTGCTAACCGTTTGATTTACTACAAGGAAATTTTCCTTTTTAGATAGAGAAACATTCCTCACGGTTATATTTTGAGATAAGATTAATGAATTTTGAGCTATTGGCACACCAAAATCCCCTGTATCAGCGTCAAACGGACATACAATGAGGTATGGGCTTTGTTGAAGTGCAAATATAACAAATTTTTCATCTTCGGTTAACGCAAAATCCATAATGTAATTATATGGTATGTTGGCAGGTGCTGTTTCTGCTCCAACTAATCCGTTAGTAAATGTATGAAGCCTGAACCATGTGGTTGAATCCGTCAAATTGGATTGTATGTGTAAAATAAACTTACCGTTTTTTGTAACAACTGTTTTTAAAGGTCGATAGCCACCATAGAAGTCAGACACTTTTTTTAGTGTCCCATTATCGTAGTCAAATTCGTAAGAAATTAAATAATAGTTATTTGCTGCAAGTACATACTTTCCATCTGGTGAAAAAGAAATCGCTGATACAAAATCAGAAGAAGTATATGTTTGAATATCATAGTCTTGCGTTTTTTGTTGAACCTATATATATTAAACGCAGAATATCCTCCATATAAGAAATACTGGTCATCAGGTGAAAAACAAACTGCATATTCTGCTCTGCTTCCTGGATATCCTTTTGCCGACATAGGCATTTCATCAATCCTTTTCAGTTGATGGTTTAATTTAAACAACTGTGATTTATTTCCGTTGTAAGTGCTTATTGCAAAATACTCCCCACTATGAGAAAATGTTGCACTCTTAATTCGTGTTATCAAGTTGCTAGTAGCCATAACCTCTAAAGTTGGGTCAATTGCAATCGGATAATTTCTAGCTGGATTCTCTAGCCATTCGTAAGGAACGATTATCTTTAAGCTTATAACGCTCCCATCTCTTTTCACCTTATATCTACACTTTATACTTTCATGTTCATTAATCTCGTATGTGATTGGTTCTGGCAAAGTGAAAACAGTCTCATCATTCTCATTCTTAAAAACGATACTTCCATACGTAGTAAAATCACCTGTTTGAATTTGATCGTTTACAAACATCGAAATCTCTGACGAGAAGTCCATTTTTCCATCTACAACAAAACCAATATCCTTTCCAATTAATGAATCATCGTACATTGGCAAAGTATTTAGAATAGTGTTGTGTTTCAGTTTTCCATAATCAACGACAAATTCCTCATCAATGCCAGTAACGCAATCTCTATAAACAACCTTATTTACATCGACCACATCGGCAACAATGTCATTGACTCTACCAAGCCAAAGTTCATTTTCATATTCATCTTGAAATCCAACACCAAACGGTGTCCATTCAAAATATCCTTTATCAGTAACAACCTTTATCGGAGAATAATCACAAATATGATCTTTGAAGTAAGTTTTAATTGAGTTTGTAGTATTTTCATATTGATAAATAGGATTAACACTTGTTCTCACTGCCAGATCAATTGTCTGCTCATTTCCATTTTCATCTATATACATCGGAATAGGAATGTCTATAGACTCTTCTATTACATTAATGCCTAACGTCATAATCTATACCTCCTATTGAATAATCCAATTTATTTCCCCACCAACATCAGCAGTCAATGGTGCTTTAATTTCTTCAACAACTCTTCCATTTTTACGAATCTGAAATACACCATCTAAATCTTGATCTGCAACGAGCCAGAAGTTCATGTATACTGGTTGATTGAATGGAAGTTTGCAAATCGCCTTAAAATTAAACTTCACATCGTCTATCACAAGTTCAGATTTGTATCCGAAATTAAACTGCGTGATTGTACTTGTGCTTCCACCACTTCCACCCATCAAATTAATTGCGGCTTCTGCATCTTTATAGCTAATTAGATCGTTGTACATTTTTTGCTGTCCAGTAATCCAATACTCTTTATCTCCAACCTTATAGACAATCTCAATCATCTTTCCTGCAACATTGAAGTAGCCACCAAAAACCTCATAGCTTAATTTCATATTGTGTCCTACTAGACTATAGCGAAGCATCTGTTTCCGCTGAATGTTATAGTAGTTATTTTCTTTTTTGTTTGAAAGTCAAACTCAGAAAGATATGTTCCATCAATATATTCTGCAACCCAAATAAAATCTTGTGCTACTGGTGATACTCTAGGTATTTCATACATCATTTTACATTCCCCCATTGTATTGAAGTTGTGAACAACAAAAAGCCCAACCAGAATTAGTTGGGCTTTTTTACAATTGTTAATTAGTTATACTGATAAGCAACACGAGTCAAGAAGTCTACATTCCCTGCTGTAGCAGTTGGTGGAATATTTGCATGTAATGTAACTTGGGCAAAGTTTCTTTGTGTTGCTGTAGTTGCTACATTTCCATCATTAACATCACCATGAATATAACTTGCAGAAGCGTTACCGCCAGCCTTGATTGCTTTTGTTGTAGTACCACCGATAGCAGTGAAGTTATTTTCCTGCATAGTGTCAACTTTAACTTCGATCCACTTGTTCAAAACCAATTCACCTGTGTTACCACCAGTAGCATCTTTAGTTGTAATTGTGCAGTTGAACATGTCTTGTACAGGCGTTGTTCCACCGCGATTGTTCCAGATGAGGAAAGTAGTTGGCTGTGAAACAGTACCAGCATCTACAGTCTGAACATCCCATCTCGAAATTGGATTAGTATTCGTAATATCGTACCAAGTAACTTTAGGTATTGCCATAATAAAACACTCCCTTTATATAATAATGTCAATTTGGATCGTGATGCCTTTTAGCGTGTCATCCACATCTGTTACATTAATGCGGAAGAAATCACCTTCGAGAACTTTGTTGTTTATAATTTTATTATTTGTACTTTCTTTAGCATTGGGATCAATGTCAAAGCTTGCACAATCACTCCAAGAGTTCCCACTTAAAAAATCTGATTTACTTACCTTCTCTATTAAAGTCTTTGTTGTCACTGAATTTCCTATTTCTGAGCAGTAAGCATAGACTTTCTCGATTTCACCATCCATTGGGAACTTAATTATCGGTTTCTGTATTCCAAGCTGAAATTGAGGTAATACAAAGAGAATAGATTTCCTGTTTAGCTTCTGATGCATTTTAGTGAAATCCTCTTTCCTCATCAATCCATTAATCTGATCGTTTACAACTGGAATAGATCCACCAGCATAATTATCAATCAAAACCCATGCCTTTGTGATAATCCCATCGTATCGATAAATATCGCCAGTAGATGTAACCATAACCCTATTACCATTAACAGGGTCTGGATATGTTTTTTCGATATCATCATATGTTGGCACAGGATTGAGATAAAGCATAATCGTTGAGTTGTACGCATCGATTGCATTCTCAGTAGCATCAATAGCATCCTTAGTAGCTTCTTCTGCGATCTGAATTGCTCTATTTGTATCCTCTGTTGCTTTCTTTGAAGCAAGAGTCGCATCGACCATTTCGTCTCGAACCTTTTGATAGTCTGAAATTTTTTCATCAACATCAATCATCTTCTCGTTTGCTTTTTCGATGATGTCATAGAGCGCTTCTGCTACATCACCATTTTGATGGTATATTCGGCTCGATGGATACATAATCAAACCCTTACCAAAATAAGAGACATTAACATTCAACGTTTCTTTAGATGGATGAAATTCTATAATGCCTGTGGAATAAATTACAGAAAATTCATCTTCTGCGATACTCTTCTTTGGCAAGCCATCATAGTTAATTTCTTTCATCCCTGCGATCTTAACCCTAGCAGTTCTATCAGGAATTTCAGCAAGAACAACTTTATTCTCAATAACCATCAAGTATTCATTCAGCGGAATGAATGGATCATCTACTGTTCCCTTGCGCCATCTAATATGCATAGGATCTAAATATCCATAATTAGAGTATGGCATTCATATCACCTCCTTAAAATCATCCTCCAATAAACACGTTACTGCTACTTCCCCCATTGATAGTTGTTCTCGTCTGAGCATGTGTTGTCACTGTTGAACCACTAATAGAAACTGACTTTCCACCAATAAATACATTTTTTCCATTCCCACTTGAAACCCTTCCATTTGCACTACTGTGATTTCCTCTTACGTTGAAATAATCGGAATGAGGAATAGAATAAGCATCCTGTTCTCTCGTACTATCTCCTTGTAGTACTGGATTGGAGCCATTCACGAAAACTCCATTGGAAGTGGCGTTACAAGTGCCATCAATGTCAGCACTGGTAGAGTAGCCATAGTAATAATCATACCCACCAACACAATCACCATCTGAATCTGTGTGATGGCAACTATCCCACCGTTTCCAATCATAAGTGATATGACTTGAAGCAGTACTTCTTGCGATTGAAGCATTATTTAATGCTACTCCTGCCATCCCTTATTCACCAACCTTTAGAAAGTAAAGACCACTAATCACATGATTAGTGGTCTAGTATTCTTGACTTATTTTAATTTATAATTACTTTTTGTAGACAGTGATCTTTCCACCATCGTCGTAATCCATCGTATACAACAACTCATCATTACTGTTGTAATAATATCCAACACCAATGTTTTCATTGTTTTTCGATGTGAAGATTAAATAACTTTCTCCGTAACCTAAATCTTTTAAATAACACTTAAACCATCCTTGCTGTTTACCATCTTTAAAAGACCCTGTGCTACCATCTTTAGTGTAAGGTTCTACATAGACGCTACCATCGTTGTTGTATATTTTACCATTCCCATTAGGGATAAACTTTTCTCCCTTTAGAGTGCCATCACCTTTATAAATGTGAACTGGACTAATTCTAGTTTCCCCTATAGTGTTTCCCTCGATAATAAGATCACTTCCATTCGCATGCTTTTTGTTAATAGTTAGTCCTGTACCCTGCTTACTAACGTAATTTGCTGGAACATAAGTGACTCCACTCTCAACAATCGCTGGATCGGCTGTTTGCTTAACTCCATTGATCGTTACTGAACGTTCTCCTGACTTAAAACTAATAGTAAGATCATTACGTTTACCAGTAGTTTCTTTAGTTTTTGCGTCATATGAGATTTCAAGAGAAAGAGCAGAGAAAATGTCTCTAAACGGTACATATGTTCTTCCATCTCTTACAAACCCCGATATTTCCTTTAGTTTTTCACCAGCAACAAAAACTGTTACTTTAGTATCTGTGCTTTTAGCAAATGATTGACCTGATGCAACTGTCATCGAACCGAAAATTGACATCGTTGCTATTGCTAAAATAAGTATTTTTCTTCTCATCCTCAATTCCCCCTTATGTTATGCATGTACTTATTTTACCACGCGAGGGAATTGAGAACAATGAATAATTTGTTAATTCAGGTCAATTCTTGTACTACTGATTTTAATTCCGCTAGGTGTCATTGTAATAGTAGATGATCCACAAACAAATGTTATTTTCATGTCAGATTCAACCTTTACTTCGCCACCAACAGTATAAACTTTCACAGCATCGGTCTGAGAAAAACTTAAATCAACAGCTCTGATATTACCTAAGTCATTAGTGTATCGGAAAAATAATCCAGTATTATCTTTCTTTATTGTACCTATATTCCCACCAACGCCATTACCTTGACCAAAAACCATCTCAGGATAACTATCGCCATTTCCTCTTCTTAAATGTAACATAAACTTTGTTATATCGCTTTTTGAAGAGTTGCCAGTATTCAGCTTTATGAAATTATTTCTGATATAAACATAGTCTTGGGACACACCATTTTTTTCAACAGTCTTCAAGCTATTGACCATAAGATCAGAAATGTATCCATCAGTTTCTTCATCGAGAATCAATTCGCCATCCATATCAGGCTCAATAATCAGCTTTCTCGCTCGAAGTGTTCCATCGTTATGAATCCACAATCTTTTATCATTATCTACATCAATAGCAATTCCTTCATTGGCATTCAAACGGATTACTTCCTTGTGTCTTCCGTAAATTGTGATACCTTCTTTCCAGTCAAAAACGATTGCATCACCAAGTTCAGCATCAAGGATTCTAAGTCTCTTCGTACTCATGTCTTCTGCGAACAAGTTGCCATCAACGTCAGCATAGAAAACTTTATACCAGACAGGAGACTGTGCTGTGCCATCATTTCGTTCAATTTTGATTCCATAGGTAGCATTGAGAGTTGTTTTATTCATCATGTTACCTCTGGTAACTACAACACCATTCTCAGCGTCTATGACAGTGTTATTGTAGTTTCGTCCCAACTGCAAAGAAGACTTCTCTAAGAAGTCTGCTAGTTTCGCTCTTGCACCTTCATAAGCTTTGTAGAAGTCCTCCCATTTTGCATGGAAGATAAACCTTGTTGAATGCAAGTCTCTAACAATATGTGTTGTTTCGTTCATATTAGCAAATACAGGATTCATATATGAAGTCAATGCGTTATAAGTGCTGGTAAGTTGATCTCCTGCACTAACTAGTTGATTCTTTGCATCATCCAAACCATAATATGAAGAATCCCTGTCATTATAAATAGTCGTTACGTACCTATTTATTTGCTCTTTTAGTGCAACGTATTGTTTTGTAATACTCTTATATTGATTAGCTAAATTAATCTTTTCTAATGACGTAATTACATCATCGAGAATGATAGAGTCTAGGATAGAAAAGTCAAAGTTGAGTGCATCTGCATCTAACAATACATCGCCAAACTTAGTTTCGATACGTAAACGCTTCGCTACCAAGTCCTCTGCAATGAGCGTTCCATCCTCATACGAAGAGTTGCCAATTGCACCATAGACTTTATTTACCCATCTACCTTTCTCCCATTTTTGCAAGGCTAGTCCATTTGTTGCATTTAGAACAGAACGATACTTTCCATCGTTACGTAGCGCAATGAATCCATATGATCCAATAACAACATTATTGTAGAACTCACCCATGTTTAGACCAGAATAGAACTGAGCATCTTCGATCATGTTTCTCAGGTTCTTCTCTTCGTCATAGTAAGTCTTAAACTTCAAGATAAATTCTGCTCTGTCTGGAATCTCACTTGTTTGATCTGTCTTAGGTGAGTTGATATTGATGTTCAATGGCTCTCTACCAACAATATCTATATATTGGCTCATATAATCTAGCAAGTCGTGATAGGCTTTTGTTAGTTCTTTCGTGGAGTACAAGTCGATTGTGCTTGGAGTCTTAGTGAAAAATTGGGCACTCATATCAAAATCGTCATCGCGCTGAGAGCGCTTATACTCTTCTGCCTGTTCAAGCATCCGATGATATCCAGATTCAATCTTGTACAGTTCTGTGATGATTTGCATCTTCTCCATCGTAGTAAGTTTGTTGTCCATTACGATTGTGTTGAAGTCTCCGATATCGAGATAATTATTCTCTGAGTCTATAATCACATCGCCAACATTATTGACAACCTTGATATTTTGAGCAACCATATTAAGTGAATATAAAGTTCCATCTTTCGGGTCTGCCCACAAAATCTTTTCCCATCCATCAGGATGTTTGTTTGTATCAGTTGTTGCTCTATCTATTACGAATCCTTCGATTTGATCTAATTTCACTCTCGTAACATCATTAAAAGACCACAGCCCGAACTTATCTGGATTCTGATCGACAAGACCAAGCTTCATTACAAGTCTTCCATTACGATCAAAGATTTCACCTTTGGAACCTTGGAATTTCAGGACACCATCTTCATCTTCAAGTGCTAAGTTTACACCCATGAAGATTTTCCCATAGATTCGTTCGCCTACGATGCCAGTAGAAGTAATAGCATGTTTCCATGTGTTACCGCCATCATTCGTAATGGCAATCATCGAATTAAGACCTACAAGGTAGTTTTTAGGGTCGTTAGGGTCACGAATGATAAGACCTCTATCAGAAATCTCAATTACTTGATCTTTTGCTCCCAAGATTGCTTGCTTATTTGCATCCCAAACGTTATTGATGATTTCATTAATTGAGCCTTTGTTCTCCATTGCCAAATCCCATTTCCAAGAATCAATAGATACTTGTGTGGATGTGCTATAGGATTTATACAACATATCAAGGAATTTATCTTTGTTCGCGTATAAGTCTTTGACATTGCTTACTGTAATGTTGATTCCAGAACCTTCAAAGTCGTATTCTATTTCAGTTAGCTTTGCCTTGAAAAGAACTTGCAAACGTTCATGTTCGATATTGATCGTATCGCCAAGACCTAGCTTGTCCCAATTCCGTTGTTCCGTAATCATAGACAGGAAATTTGCGATATCAACTTTAATCGTAATCTTCTGCTCTTTGAACTCGTTAAATGCTTTAATCCCCTCTGCCAACAAGTCTTTAGGGTCTTCAATATTAGAGTCCTGCCATTCTTTCTCTATGATGTATTGATTTCTCTCCGCAAGTAGTTCTGCTGTGAAGTTATTTCTTACATCAAGAAGTGTTTTTAGTAAGTCGATTTCATGTAAAACACCTTGTGCATTCTGCTCTTGAACAATGATTTCGGCTTCCTTCATTCTGATTTCTGATTCTTTTGCTTTGATTTCTATCAACTTTGCATTAAGTTCAACCAACAGTGCATCGCGGTCGCCAATAAGAATCGTCTTATCTTGGAAAGTGTTATCTGCATGGTCAATATCATCATTCATCTTTGCGATACGAGTGTTTAGAACATCTCTCTCATCAAGGAGAATTTTTAACTCTGCTTTCAATGCGGTAAGTTCATTTCTCTTTACATTCAGAACTCCATTAAATGCCTCTCTTTTCGCTACCAATTCAGCAAATTTATCCTTATTCCCTTGCAATAAAGCATCATACTCGATGATTGTATGGCAAAGTTCATCGGACATATAATCACTGTGGTCAAGAACATCATGCTCTTTGTTCTCTACGATAACATTACTAATCTCAAATGCTTGACTATCACTATAGAATCCGTATCCACCATATTCATGTGTACTATCTTTGGCGCTTATTGCAAGGTGATTATCAATCCACACTTTGACGCTATCGTTGTAGGCTTCTATAGCCATGTCATAATGAACATTCATGCTCCATCCATCAATATGGCTAGTCTTTGCAATCAGTGTAGACACTCCATTTTCAACCTTATAAATACGTAAATGGTCTGCACCCCAACCAATGCCACCATTGATCTTTCCTGACTCCCAACCAACAAAGTAATAGTTTTTAGCATCCTGACATCTTACAACCATACCCATTACCTTATCGCCACTGGTTGCCTTTAGCGTAGATGTAACCTTGTAGTTTCTATCAGAAGTTGCAGAAGCATTTGCGATTAATGTTTTGCTGTTCGCATTACATACAAGAACTCCGTTTCTATCTGCCCAATCGGAAGCAGTATGCTCCCAAGAGTGTTTAATATCTGTACTGCTGTAATTTTTCATAGAGTATTTTCGAACCTCTTGATACGGGTAGACGAAGTAATTGAAGTCTTCGATATACGTTGTACCAGTTGGGTTAATTTCTCGAATAGATATATCTTCTTTGCCGTACATCTTTAATCTAGTGATAATTTCTTCCGCATTATCGTCTTGATTAAGCTGTTCAAGATACTTTCCATACCTAATCTTAAACCCCTTATTCAGACCAACCAAATCAGGCTTCTGGAAGCTTACAGTACGTTTTAATGTGTCCCATACCACCAAGGCGTTAAACGTCTTAGCCACCTCAAAGACTTGTTCTAAGACGGTGCTGGATGACACTTCAAGCCCTCGACGTTTCAGATCAAACTCAGCATCTACATATCCAACTTTCCAAATCGTATCAATCATAATTTCGTTCAGTATTTCTGTAGCTGTCTTTGATACTGCTGTATAATCACGAAGAATTTTGTCATTCATCTCGAACCCTAAAGATAGTGCTTGAATTTCCAATTCTTCACCGCTGTCCTTGCCACTTTTGTTTAAATTCGTGATAACGAAGAACTCTGTGTAAGAACCCAAGACAAGCTTAACAAGATATCTTCCTTTAATCTTGTCTGCATTTTCGTTTCGATTTATTGAATGATGCTTTTCAATGTACATAGGCAATGTAAAATTAAGTTCATTCAAAGTACCAAGCTTCTGACTAAATCGAATATTGTATGCTTCACTCATCTTAGAAATTGATTGTTTGTTAGGCTTACACATAAACAACTGTGGCGTAACTGGTTTCCTATTAAAATCAATGTCGCCTAATCTCAACATTATGAAAGCACCCCCATTTATCCTTGTAGAGTCTTAAACTGACATCTTATATCAAGATCGAACTCTCCCTCGCCAGTCAAGATATTCTCTCCCACCTCTAATTCCAAAAAAACATCATTATGACTGTCATATCTATATGTCAATGGCAAATCTGTCATAATGTCTTGATTTTCACAATCGATATATACAGTTTCATTATTATTCAATCCTTTAAACTCCAAAATTTGTCCATTCGACTCGTTTATAATTCTGACATCTCCGCTAGAACTTCGTTTTTTATCCATAATTCAGGCTTGCAAACAACATCGCCAAGATTATTAATTAAGAATCCACCACTTAAAGATGCAGAGAAGCTAGAAAATGTAGGGCTATTCCCACGGATATAACTCATCTCAACCTTATATTGAAATTTGCAGGATTCAAGATTGTAAAAATCGTCAACAAATAATCTGTCGTAAGCTACATCATTTATTTTTGTCCATTCTCCCCATGAAGTGCCATCGAAAGATAGCCTTACATAAACATTTACTTTTCCATCATTTGTATTATAGTTAAAATGAAATACAGATTCGTACAGTTCATACATAGATGAAACATCATACACAGGAGATATGTATGTTCCAACGTTTGTATACAAATCAGACCACTTCATAGAATCACCTCTCTATATAAAAAATAAAAAGCTATCTTTAAAAAGATAGCTTTTCGTATTAACCAATCACTGTTATTCTATACTGATCGAGCTTTGGTGGAGAACTAAAAATCACTCTGACATTATTCTTGTCAATAATCTCTGTCTGCACATCAATACTCTTCATTGATCCTGTTCTTTCTCTGACATTCACTACAATATCAATAACACCTAGATTGTGATTAACGACTATTTTATCATTTACCCCATCTCCAATTGTTTCAGAATACTTAGTTACCTTCTGCCCAACTATGCCAAAGGGAACAAATTCACAACTTGCACCTGATTCTCTCCATTGTGCTGTTTTATACACATAAAAAACTGCACCACCATCTTTTACTGTATCACCAGCAACCTTCTTCCAAACTGGCTCTGTAGAACCAGAAACACCATCGGTAATGCAACGATAATAATAAGTCATATCTCCGTTTGTAGGGATAATAATATCATTTATGTTATAATGATTATTTGGCTTCCACACTGTATATCCTCTATTGTCAAAAACAACTGCATTAGACATTGTATCAAATAAAGGTTCAGTTAATGTAGTTGTTCCAGATACAATGCACTCATAATAATGACCATTGTTTTTATCTGGCATTACTTTCTCACCTACTTGATAAGTAGTTGATGCAAGCCATCTTGGAGCATAAGTGCCTGTACGAATATTTGTCCAACCTACGAATCCACCAATCTCAGACATTTGATTCCATATCTTCTTTCCTCTTTGATACTTAGTGCCAATGACAAGATTAGAAAGAATATTTGGTACAGTCTCATCATAACTATCGTCAATTTTCTGCATATTCTTTGATAGTTCATCAATAGTATATTGAATATCATCATCAACGCGCGGCTGATAAAGACTCAATTTCTTTGTCGGCATTATAAATCACTCCATTTCTTACCTGCAAATGATCTCCAAGTTTTAACTGTTGGTTGAACAGTCATTTTTCCGTTCACGACTTTAATATCAGTCATACTTCCTGTCCCACTACTAAAAGTGTCTTCTACAATGGTTTTTGTTATTTTTGAACCGTTGAACTCCATTTGATTTCTTATATATTCTGGCGTATATGAATATGCATCCTCACATCTCATTTGGAGAGTTATATAACCTTGCTTCCATCCATTATGAATAAGTGTAGAATCGCCATCGACCATACAATAGAAAACTCGATTTGGGTTATCAACTGTGTAAAATGGTTTGTAGTATGGCTGGAATAGCCATCTAGCAACCTCGCGGATTTGTCTTTCGGTGTAGTTATTTTCGAATGCGAACGTCAATTCAAAAGTAAGAGGTTCCATCTCAATAGATTGAAAGTATGGTTTATCTCTTCCTGCCACCTTAGTCTCCACGATACTTCTTGATGGAAGGAACGTTTCTTCAAACATTCCCCCATCAATTTTGCAGTTGAGAAGACCCATGTCTACCGAGTGAACACCATCGTATGAAAAGTGAATACCCTCTAGCATTAGAATCGTCCTCCTTTAGTACGCTTGATTTTGTTGATGATTTGGTCAGCAACAGTATCAGCAACTTTTCTATCTGCATTTCCATTAATGTTTACTTCAATGTTATATTCGTTGTGTTCTGTGTTCCCTGTAGAGGAAGCAACTGGTTCAGATGCTGTTGGAGTTGATAGATTTAAGAGAGAAGGAACAAACGACTTCATACGCTCTACGATACGAGCAGTATCAAGAATGTTTTGTGTTTGATCTTGGTTAAGAACAAGCTCCTTTTTGTGGAGTACAGCAAGCTTTCCTCCATCTCCACTCCAATCGCCTGTATAGCCACCACTTCTCAACTCGTAAAGTTTCTTACCATTTTTATACCAGCTACCATTTTTGTACTCTGCTCCAATGCTTTTACCAAGTTCTTGGTTAGCTTGATAGTACATATCACGTTCTGCATCTGTTTTAGCATTTTTCCATCTGCCACTATTTCTTCTCATCTCATCGATTACATCTTTATCGCTTAACTCATTGTTCTTTGGAGGTGTTGAAGTTTCTTTCAAGTCTCCATCTTTATTTTTTGTTCCAGTATTTGTTTGAGAGTCACTGAGAGATTTGATTTTCATGTCGTTAAGTTGTTTGATAGAATCAATAGCTTCTTTCACTTTTGTTGTGAAGTTCTCAGTAACTTGATCTCCGAGCAAGCTCATCTTAGAGCCAACGTTATCAGACCAAGTTTCGATTGTTTCTTGCATTTCAGTAAAGTTTCCTTCGAGAACTTTCTTACGCATTTCTGCAAATTTCTTCTCGTTAATCAACTCAGCTTCCCAATATTCCTGTTTCTTCTTAGCTTCTTTTTCGAGGGTTTCAACATAGTGATTGTAGTCATCCTCGTACTTCTCTTTCCTATTTTCCAACTTCTCTTTCTCAGCGTCCAAGTCATCTTCTAAGTTATTCTTTCTCAACTCAGTTTCTCTGTTATGTTCTAGTTCCGCGAGTTGCATTTCTTTTTCTGTTAACTGTTTAACCAGTTCAGACTTCTTGGCTTTGGCTTCGTAAGAATCGTCCATAGAAAGAAGGTCGATTTGCTTTTTCAGTTCATCAGCTTCTTTTTGAAGCTTAGACACATCATTATCATGTGTTCTTGCGGCTTCCGCTCTGTCAATCATTTTCATTTGTTTGGCATACGCTTCCTCTAAAGCCTTCATCTCTTTATCGAGTTGCTTCATACGTTTTTCATGGTTTTTAGCTTCTGCTTCGAGCTTATCGGCGTAATACTTTTCATCAGCCTGTTTCATAAGCTCCAATTGTTCTTTATACATATTGACGTAATCGTCAGCCATTTTTTTATACAGGTTTTTTATTTCAACATTTGAATCTTTGATTGCGTTTCTATTATCTCTTAACTTATCTTTCCAAGATTCAAGTTCGCTTGAAATTTTTTCTACAACTTCTTTGTTGTCTCTGTGTGCTTCAAGTTGGTCTTCCAAATACTTTATGTTACGTTCGATATCTGCTTGTTCGCCTTTACGCAAAGCGATAATTTGTTTTAGGTAGTCGATATGTTTACCCATATCCTTATCTTCTTCCAAATCGTACTTGATACTGTCTTGAATATCAGCAATCGCATCGGAATATTTTTTTGTTTCATCAGCCATTCTGTTCAACTGCTTGTCCAGTTCGGAGTTGATGATGAGAGTATTCATCTCATCAATCATCTTTGCCATATCCCAAATAGCCATTTTCTTTTCACGAATCAATTGGTTCAAATCTTCTATTTGAGAATTAGTAAGATTTTTGTTTGTTTCTTTTTCCTTCAAGAGAAAATCAAGTTCTTGTTTGTTGTACTTTTGTTGCTCTTGCATTATCTTTAACTTCTCTCTCGCATGTTGACGATAACCTTCTGTCGTTTCATCATAAAGACTCATAGCGTACTCTTGGTACGCAATATCATCTGTTAGCATCTCGCGTTGGATGTTGAAGAACTCAGTCATCGTTTGAACTTTCAGCATACGAAGTTCGTTAATTCTCGTAGCAACACCATCGGAATCAGAGTAAAGACCTCTCAGTCTGTCTTCTGCTTGGTCGATCTCCTGTTGAAGTTCAGCGGCAATCATTCTCTGTGTTTTGTTTTCATTTGCTTTAGGGTCAATACTAATCATGCCAGTTTTAAGGATTTTTTCTTTTTGATTTGGTCTTCCAATGAAGTAATTTCAGCATCAATAGCTTTCTTCTTCTCCATTGTCTGGTACGTCTCTTCATTAAGCGCTTTTTTGTAAGCGGTAGTCCAAGTACTATTTTCACTTTGAATCTTTTGTTGTTTTTCGATTGATCTGTTCAGACCATCAATACGTTTCTTGTACTTATCAACAACATAGATAGCGTCTTGTATTTCTTTCTCTTTTTTTCTTTATCTTCTTTAGGGTTTCCAGTAATGCTACCGAGATTTGCGCTCCAATCTTGTTCAAGGAACTTATCAATTCCAGCAATTGCATCTTGATAATCTTTCTTGTTCTTTTCATTTACTGCCGCTTTCTCTTCTTCTGCTTTTATTTTTGCATTCAATCTTTCCTGTTCTTTTTTTGCTTCTTTCTCTGCAAGCTCTCTAATTCCTTTTGGCGCTCCTATCAATGGGTCAAAACCATATGGCTGAGGTTTCGGGTCTTCCATAGGGTTTGTGCTTAATCCGTTTACTGTATTAAGAATATTTAATTTTTCTCTCAGAACTTTCATTTCACTTTTTGCCGCTTTGATATTTTCATTAGCTGTATTGATGGCTTCTATGCGTTCTTGTTTCATACGACGAAGATTAGCCTTAAATTCTTCTTCACGAATCTTAGCCAAGTCTTTAAGAGCATTTCCTGTTAGAGTAAGAACACCATTTTCCATCTTCATGTTCTTAATTAATGCAGGATGCTTTGTTACTAAATCCATAGTTGTTGCTAATGTAAGCTTCTCTCCATCTGCCAACGTTCTATATGCAGAATCAAGGTCGCTTAAATCACCAATCATAGAATGTACTTCGCCCATGACATCCTTATTAAATTCAAATGGTTTAATTGGAGCATTTTCGATTGCATTCTTTGCGGCAAGATGTTTTTTCATTAGCGCATCATAGACTTCAAGAATAGGGTCTTTTTTATCTACGACTGCTTCTTTAAGTTCTTCCAACTTAGCCTTCGTTAATTCGAAGGTTTCGTAGTTAGGTTTAATGATTTCATCGATCGTAATTCCTTTACTTTCAACGTTCTTAATTGCTTCATCGATATAATTAAAACTATCGTTGATCGACTTTTCCGCATCATTTCCGAACGTCTCCAAGTTTTCTTGCATATTTCTTTTCAGTTCTTCGATGAACACGAATTTATTGGAATCAGCGGAAATATTGTTTTTTCTTGTATACTGATTAAATGCGGTATCGATGAGTTTCATAACATCATCAGTTCCAGTTCGTAAAGAAGATTTCATCTTTTTATTTTCTTCTATATAGTACTCTCTCATTTTTTATTATCTTCGATAAAAACATTAAGAATATTAAGAGCTTCACTTTTGTTTTGCGCTTGTGGAATCAGAGATTTTAATGCTTGCATGGAAGTAAAACCATAATCTTGTTGTTCTTTTGACATTTCAGAGAACGCCTGTTGAACTTTATCATTAAATGCATTCAGTACTTCGAAATAGTTAGAATCGTTTATTTCATCAACTTCGTTTTCGAGGAATTTTTTTGCAACGCTTTGAACGTTTTCCATACCTTCCGATGAAGAGATTTGAGCTTTCATTTTCTGTATTTCTCTGAGTTTTTTGTTTACATCCTTAAAGCTTGTATCTTCCATAGTTTCCTTGAATTGTTCTTCTTCTTTAACCAAAAGGAGTTCTTCTTTCGCCTTAGTAAGTGCGCGAATCTCTCCTGCACTCTTAATAACAGCTTCGTTTTTATCATTATAGTATGAAATCAACTCTGGCATCTCTGTTTTTATTTTTGAACTATACCAAGGTATTTTTCTTCCTCTTGTGATGTTCTGTTAGTACCTTTGGCTTGAAGGTCGGCAAAATCATCAAGTTTGAAGTCTTTCTGATTGAAAGTTTCTTCGTAAGATTGCTTATAATCTTTCAGCTTGCTAATTTCAGCATCAAGAACTTTCAACCTCTCTTTTCTTGCTCTTGATTCAGCAGTAAACGCCTTAACAACGACTGTCGCCGCTGTACCAATTGCAAGAAGAACAGCAACGTATGGAATAAGTCTAGGTAAGAAGCTAACAAACTTCATCACAAATCCACCAAGACCTTCAAAAGCTCTACCTAATGCGCCAACTGTTGTTACGGAGTCTCTGAGTGGTTTGCTTGCCATGACAGCAACAAGACCAGACATAAGTACAATAATGTTAGTTGCACCGAAAGTATCTACTATCGACGTAATTCCATCAACGATAGATGTGAGGACATCAATAAACCATTTAACAGCATCATCGTCAACTATAGTTGTCCAGAAATGTTCAATAGCATTTTTAAGTTGTCCGATTTTATATTCGAATCCATCCATATAAGCACTAAACTCTCGTGAAGCAGAACCAGCAGAATTACTAGCGGTTTCACTAGCTTTCTGAGCATCTTCCCAGTTCTGGATGATTGCAGATACAACGACACCCTGATGTTTTCCACCCATTGTTTCAACTAGATTTGCTCGTTCCAAATCAGTTAGTTTGTCCCATACTTTTGCAACACCTTCAAAGATTTTGTATGTTGACTTAAATGTAACTCCATCTTCCTCCATAACACTCAAAATTTCGTCATTCATTAACCCAAAATCTTTATTAATTCTATCGAATGTTTTTTGAAGCTGTGGAACAAGTTCTTCGACTCCATCTCCTTCTTCTTTGACTCCACGAAGACGCATAGCAATGGTCTTCAATCCATTACCTACTTTATCAGGGTCTTGCACGACAGAGTTTGCGGCTGTAACCAGACCTACAGCATCTTGAATACTGGTTCCTGCTTCATTAAATACAGCAGACGAACGTTTTAATGCTTCTCCGATACCTTCTGAGGAAATCGCAAAATTATTACCAACTTCATTGAACATATCTACAAGTTTACGAACATTATTGCCCTGTGCATCTACCTCTACGCCAAATCCTTTAATTGTAGATACAAGGTTTGAACTTGCATCTTCGACACTCATATCACCAACGTTAGCGTACAAGATACTGTTTTTACCCAGAACAGTCGCTTGCTCTAAAGAATAACCAAGGCGCTGGAACTCTGTAGTAGCCTTAATAACCTCTGTAGCCACTACACCTAAATCTCTACCCATTGCAGAAGCCGTATTCTTGAATGCATCCAGTTGCTGTTTACTCGCTTCTGATACCTTTGCAAGATTAACCATTTCCTTGTCAATATCAAGTATAGACCGAAAACCGTTCTTGACTTGCTGAATAGTTCCATAAACAACGCCCATCGCGGCAGTCCAAACAGGAACTTTTCTGAGCGCATTCACAAGTTGACCACCCATAGAACCTCTTCTGCGCTGATCTTCGTCACGAAGTCTGCGAGATTCAGAGTTGAGGTGATTCATGGATTCTTCGATTTCTCTAGTAGCCTGATGGAACTCGTCTCCAACCTTCCCAGAAAGACCATTTACCTTCGCTTCGACATCTTCGATGATCCCTTTAATTTTTCTCGCTTCGGCAGAGTTTTCACTAAACCCTCTCGTCGCACGATAACTTGTACTATTAAACTTATCTCTAATCTTTTGTTCTTGAATGTCTCGATTACTACCTGACGAGTTAGAGTTTCTTTGAATTTGAGAAAGCTGTTTGAGAGCCGAAATCTTTTGTTGAATTTCTCTTTGTTCATCATACGATAATTGAAGACCACGCTCTTTAAGTTGGTTAATTTCTCGTTGAAGTCGAGCGGCATCTTCTTCGATTTTGTTTTGCATTCCTTGGTTCTCTCTTTGTTCTTGTGAGAGCCGAGAAAGAGTCTGTCTCTTTTGTTCTAAAGCTTTTTCTTGTTGTTTTGTTTTTTATCGTTATCTTCCAATTTTTTATTTCTTTTTGAAGACGAAGCAAGTCTTGTGCAATTCTTTTTTGTCTCTCATCAACAGCGTTCTTTTTGTTGGAGTCTTGAACAATAGAATTAATGATGTCGTTATATTTGTCTACTGACTTTACAGCACTCGCTTGATGGTCAGCAATAACTTCACGAATCTTTTCTTCATCTCGTCCAGCCTTCTTAATATCTCCTTCAAGTTTAACGAGCTTTTTCATTTCGTCTTCGATAAAAGCAATGTCCCTTTTGGATGATGTAAAATCAAGTAGATTGTTCAAGCCTTTAACTTCATCGAGGAAGCTGTCTGGAACAGCACCTCTCATACTTTCAATCTTCGCATCATTACGACCCTTCGCAATGTCTCGCGTTTCTTTTCTTTCTGATCGTTTTTCTGACACAGTATTCATACGAGCGATCTGCGTTTGGATGCGCTTCAAATCCTGCTCATATGTTTTAGAATCAGCGCTAAGACCGCGCATAGATTTGCGAATATTTTCAAACTCACTCTCATTCACAAAGCCACCAGATTTGATTCGATCAATCTCCTTATTCCATTCGTGGGTGCTTACGCGAATTTTACGTTGCTTTTCATCCAGTTCTTCATAACGAGACGAAATTTTGGACATTAGATCATCGATTTTGTTTAACTCTTTATCAACATTAAGGTCGTCAATATGAATGTTAGAAGCCATCTTTTTAATTTCATAAAGTCTACGTTCAACCTCAACAAACTCTTTGTTGTCGATAAATCCAGAACCAACCATCTTTGCCTTTCTGTCATAGATATCGTTTTCCTTAGAAGAGATTTTATCTTTCCGCTTGTTAATAGTGAATTTCTCCACTTTGTCTTCATGCTTACGGTTAGCCTGTTCTGTTTCCATGTCTTTCAGCTTTTCTTGTATTCTCTTTTTATCCTCAATAGCCTGTGCGTCCATTTTACGCTGTTCAAGAATCTTCTTTTGCTTATCAAGCATTTCATCGTATAGATTGTTTACGCGCTTTACAGCGCTCTCAAATTGCTTAATAGACTTAGCATTAAACACTTGGTGTATTTGCGAAGCAAGAGTTTTCATGGATTGTTTGCCAACCAACTCTGGATCGATATTAGCCTTTACGCGTTTTTGATGTTTTTCTCCAACTGTAGCCTTTTTGTTCTTAAACTTCTCTTTTTCTTCCTGACCATTGATAATTTTCATTTGGCGTTCGATAGCAGAAAACTTACGTTTCGCATCGTCGAGATTGGAGAAGTCAGCATTAGAGAAAGTGTCCATAAGGCTTTTGAGATTAGTAACAGACTTATTGTCTGCAATACCCTCACGCTGGATTTTTGCAAGTTTATTATTCAAGTCAATAACTTTTGTAAGCTGGAATTGTTCAGCCGCACCCTTTTGCTTAATCTTCTTTTCTAATTCGTCGTATTTAAGAATTTGCTTCTGAATATCTGCAAGAGCCTTATCAAAAGCCTTTCCTTCTCCACTTGCGAGAAGTTTCGGTAGGTTGTCGATACTATTCTTGATTTTATCAACGCTATTCTTGTGCGTACTATCTTTAGATACATTCTCTAATGAGTCTATTTTTGCTTTTGCTTTCTCCATATAGTTATTAAGAGAAGCGAAATCTCTTACACTATCAACAGTAGTACCTTTCTTCGAGTCCTCAGAAATGGTTTTATTGTTAAATTTGTTTCCTACTTTTGTGGTTTTAACAGTATCCTTGTTAGGTTTTAGCTTATTGGAAGCCTTCATAAGCTGGTCATATGATTGTGTTAGATCATCCGTGGCTTTCTTTGCGGCTTTCATGTCTTTTGCAAGCTTTTCGCCAACATCATCAAGATTAGTGTTTGAAATTTCGTTCAAGTATTTCATGATATTTTCAAGGTCTTTTGAATCATCCTTCAATCCGAAATGTACATCCAATTTACCGAGTTTCAAAAACAAATCTTGGATAGTCCTTATTTGTTTAAAGAGCTTATCTTTATTCCCAATGATAAGATTCAACTTCAACTTGTGTGTGTCACCGATACTTTTGATAGACTGCTGTATTTCATTCTCAGCATTTGACATATCCACGCCAATTAAGATATCAAAATCTGGATTACTCATTAATAAACACTCCTTTTTATGCTAAGATAAAAAACAAAAAGGAGCGTTTATTAACGCTCCTTCTGTTCTATTCGTATTTAATTTCGTCAGCAATGTCGCACCATCTATCGTACTCTAGTGCTTCTCTACCTTTAAAAGTCTTATCACAGTTCAAAATTACATCTTTTATAAACAGCAACATTTCCTTACGTTCTTCGTTCTCTTCAATGACAAAATCCTCATTCAGAAGAAGGAAATACTCCTTATTGAAGGCGGTTCGATCTGGAACATCATAAGCCTTCTGTCCATCAATCTCTACGATGATAGGTTCACCATTCTCATCGAATCTAGCGTACTGACGAATCAATTCCTTGTGTTCTTCATTTACAAGTTCAACTCGCTCTGCGAGTAACTTAACGAATCGTGTACGCATACGCGATTCTCGCCCCTTCAACTCAAACGTCATTAGGAAATTAGCAAAATGTTGTACCTCTTCGTTTTTCATTCTCATCATGTAAACACTCCTTTATCTCTTATAACTCGAATTTTTTCTTGGCATCTTGAAGTTTCTTCATATCACGCTTAATGTAGTGCTTCAACGTTGTATCAGGACTTCTGTGGTTTAGAAGTTCTTGAACATCCTCCAAAGACATCCCCTTGTTAAACAGAAGCGAACTACCGCTGTGTCGGAAATCATGAGGATGAAGCTCTGGAATATCGATAATCTTACCGATCTTCTTTGTCCATACAGTCTGCAAGGTATTCTTACTGACCTGTTTCCATTCACCAGTGTACTTGGTGACGAATAGGTACTCGCATTCAATGCCATTCTCTTTTCTATATTCAAGCCATTTCTTAATCAATTCCATTGTCACATCTGAGCAATAACCATCAACGATATAGCCCTCTTTCTCTTTGATTCCAGTAATCATGCCTGTTTCGAGGTCAATCTGGTCAACCTTTATATTTGCTACTGCATTTACCCTCAACATAGTTGAAAGCGATAACTCGAAGTAAAGTTCAAGCTGTAGGTCATCAGCATTCTTGAAATACTTTCTAATCTCATCTAACTGTGCTTGTGTCAAGTATGTCTGCGTAATCTGTGGTTTTTCTCCTGCACGTACAGAAGGTCTTTCAATGTAGTCCAGAGGGTTTGATTTGATTCTTCGCTTTTTGAGAAGATACAGGAAAAAAGAAGATATGGAACTAAGCCTTCGTTGAATCCTGCGCTCATTATTGCCTAAGACTGTGACACAGAAGGCAACATAGTCCTCAATCAAATCAACCATATCCTCAATTCCATCTTCATCTTTAAGCATTTTAAGAATATCTTCCGTAACAAGGCTTCCCTTGCTATACTTATCGTTAATGAAGACTAGCCACTGATTGAAGTCGGATTCATAACTAGCCTTAGATGAATCACTAAGGTTCATATTCTTGTAGTTGAAGTACTTCTGAATATGCATCTTATTTTCGTCCGATACTTTTTCTAGCTTTTCTTTCGTTACGTATCGAACGTACTTTCTCTTTGCACTCATATAATCACTTCCAATCGCTAAGTCTTTCTCATGTAGTTATCAAGCTTTTGAGCAATTTTACTCTTGTCAAGATTATTCTTCGTCTCGCCAATGAAGTCTCTATCTTCTCCGTAAGAATATATTTCTGCTCCTTGCCAATAGTTGTATCTAGCAGGAACATTTGATTTATCTATATTTTTTTGCCCATTATGACAAGTGGAGCAAGATATATTCTTGGAGATATTGCACTTTCAAAATTTGTTCGTGCTATGTTCTCAACCTTAAATGTGAATCCATTACTTTTGCTTTTGAGAACTTTGCCACGAATATTATCCCTATCTAAAAGACCGCCATTTTCTTCTCTTCGCTTATATTTGGTTGGATTCCAAACGTCATAAACTTCTTCTTTTGTCGCCTTCCACATTAAATCTTCGATATAATTCGGTAGGACTTCTTCCTTCATTCCCTTTTTCGTTTTGGCTAGAATAGCCTTTCTTAACGAATCAAAATTCTTATGTGACATTATTCATCACTCCAAAAGGCTTTTATCTACAAGTTGTTCGCGAATGATTTTCTTGAACTCTTCCACTTGATCTACGTTATTATTGAAGTTATCAACGACGAACGATACTTCTTCTTGAATCAATGTGATTTGTTCTTCGTCCATATTCATAAAAATCTGGAACATAGTCCCTGTGTTTGTCATGTGTTCGATTGCTTTCAATTGCTGTGGGAAGCTGTTTGGTAATGTGAGCGTAGTAAAGTGTTTGATGATAAGGAAGATCATATAAGGAACGATAATAGAATTTACCTCTCCTTTATTGTGTGCCCGAACATGGTCAAGCTTCTCGACCAATTCCTGTACACACATCTTTATTTGAACTGGACTGAAATGCTTGTAAATCTCAACTATAAAACTCTCGATCTTGCCATCCACTTCCATTTTGACAACTACCTCGCGCAAGTTTTCGTATTTTTCACTTGCTCTTTCGATTGTCTGAAAATCAAGTGTCTGCAATTGCTCTGTCATTGATTTTTCCTCCTTTAATCTAAAAAGATGAAATTTTTGTTTTATTTAGAAGACAAAAAAATAATGGTGAAAGGGACTATAAACCCCTCTCACCATTAAAGTGTTTTGTCGATACTTTCTTTAGCATTTTAGTGCTATTAGTAACGGACGATTTTGACCATATCAGTACTGGATGGATCTTTAAAAACATCCAGATTTAGGTCAAATACTGATGGGTCACCATCAGGTTGCATTGTCAAGGTAAATGCACTGGAAATTTTAGCTTTAGGAATGACGATTTGAACTTTCTCATCCTTACCTGTAGCTTCCGAACGCCAGAACGTTTTACCTACTACTTTGTAGAATCCACCGAACTTATCGGATTTGAGAGTGATAACTTCCGAATCAGATGTAGACTGATAAGTGAAGTAAACAATTACTTGTGTGCCTACAGCAAGAGACGCGGAAGGGACAGTAACATCACTACCCGTTACAGTAATAGTTTGCTTGTCTACTTCTTTATCCTGACCATAACCATCAGTTGTCTCGTAGATTTCTACAGAACCAGCATCAGGTGTATGTTCCAGAGTGAACTTAGAGTTACCAGAACCATCGTCAGTTGTCATAAGGACAACGCGCTCGTAAATCGTCTCTACCTTCTTCTCCAATTCTGTACCAGCTTGCATTGCGATTGATTTCGGGTTAAGCAATGCATCCTGAATATTAAATGTAGCTGTACGACCGAAGTCCCATGATACTAGACGAGGTGCGCCCTTACCACCATTCGCGTATACTGTTTCAGCCGCATTTTCTAGATTGGACAACTTCAATGTATCCAAGAATAGGTCAACTTTGTTGGTCAACAGATTTATCAACATTACATCTGCTACTTCTTTAACACCAAAACGTGCCATGTGCAATCCTCTCCTTTTGAGAAATAATATTTAGTGCGCTCAATATTAATAGTGGTTAGCGCATTGAAACTTTGTCATTTTTGGATACAGAAACTAATCCTTGCTAGACCAGTGCTTAATTTTTATATCCTTTGCTCCTGCCAAAATTGATTTGATGCTGATATCATATTGGTCAATAATCTCCATGCGTTTGAATTTCCGATATACTTGGTACACCGTCAAGTCAAGAACATTTAATTCATTGATTCCATACGATTTTGATGATATAGCTGATAGAATATCGTAGAAATCAATATCGTCCTCATCCTTGTCTGAATCAGATTGATTCTGCTTTCTCTTTAATTCATCTCTTCGCTTCGCGACAGCATCCATTTGCTCTTTTAGCTTCCGAGTTTCCTCGTCAGCAGGATCAAAGTTACTGTCAAGCTTCTTCTCATCAAAGTTATTGATATAGTTCTGCCACTTAATAACCTCTTGGATTTCGCGATAGTTCTCTTTGTTTACAATGTAGATTTCTTCATTGCTTACCTTCACAAAGACGCGCATATCCTCCTTGTCAACAACTATCTCTCCTTTTAAAAATAGAGATAAAGCCTGTTCGAAAACATGCTCAATCTCTTCTCCACCATATACGAGAAGTAGGTCAAGGATGCTGATGTCATCAGGCTCCTCATCCAAGAAGTCTTTTGTAGTCAAAGTCATGATATTTAAACACTTCATATATTCAGAATAGCCAACATCAACTATCTCTCGTATTGTAAGTGGTTCTATATCACCATAGCCTTCCGCTGTCATTGCTCTACCAGAGAATAGTTTGAGTTTCAAATCAATTTCCTGCATTGATAATCACTCCTTAAAACTCTGTTGTAGTGGCAACAAGACGAAATCCTTCAAACTGCTCATTGACGACTGTATGCTCTCCACTAACAAAATGAATTTCTCCTAAACCATCAACTTGCTTATCTTTGAATGCATTAAGAATTAATTTCATAATTTGATATGGACGAATTACTTTTTCTCCATTATCTGTGAGCAACCAAATGTCCTTATGAACCACAATGTCAAAAAGAATAGCCGCCTTTCCTGCATTGCCATTATTCTCGAATCTCAGTTGCGGATAATAAATGTGCAACTGAGTACGAACATCATCTTTAAATGTAGTGTCAAATGGATACGGAAAGATTCTCTCAGTTGAACCCTTGGGGGCAACTAATGCAGGATTAATTTTTTGAGTAGAAGGATCATCTCCATTCCAACCCAAATAATTAACTAGTGTCTGGTTTTTAAGAACTTCTCCGATAATTGCGATGATGTTCGACGATAATCTATCAAAGTTCATTACCATCCACCCCATCCTGAATTGCCGCTAGAGTCAGCAATTTGATTATCTTTATCATCAGTACTAGTCGTGTTCGTAAACGTCATTCCAAGTTTTAGAACACCTTTGCCATTGTAAACGTTTGAAACATTGTCGATTGAAGCAACTTCATATACACTCTCGTCGAATATGAACCTCGTCTGTGGTTTGATTGTCTTTGTATCATCGTTATACTGAACGTAAACAATCAACTCACCATTTGATGTGTATACAGTTTTCATCTTATCTTCTTCGTATGTTGCCCCTTTGACGAAGCACTTGTATTCTTTTATGTCTCCATTGGATAACTTCCACTTTAAAATTCTATTACATAAAGAAATACTTGCCTTTGGATAGATTTCGTTATCAACGAAATCCAGAACGATAAATGTATCTTCTTTGAAATCGACATATGAACCTTCGCTTACGATGGTACTTGGTCTTAAAAGCAAATCCATCTGCTTTGATTTTTTTCGACTAATAATACAATCAGAATCGATACCATCAATCTTTGCTTGTCTGTAAGAGGGAGACTTGCTAAACATCTCATTTACATGAGTGATGGTGTCGTTGATATACGCCTGTGTGATATTAGAGTTATTTGTACCAATCATCTTTTGATATAGAGTCAAGTCCATTTACTTCACTCGCTCTCTTGCTTTGTCTATAAGCTCTATTGCCTTAAATACATCACTCTTTAACAACCTATGGTCATTGTAATCAAGACCATTTAGTGTTCCGCACACCGAAAGCAACTCTTCTCCAAGGAATACTTTCGAATTTCCAACAATTTCTCTCAAAAGAGAGTCCACATACGCTTCTAGTGTGCTTACCTGTTCCTCATTCATTGGAATAATCTTAAAGACTCTTCCAATTAACTTCGACATGTAAGCATCTAGCTGATTTCCGCTGATTGTTCCGTATTGTGTCTTCACTCTAAAGCGTCTAAGCCATTCCGATAAGAATAGCTAACCATTAGATTAGAAGCTTCAAGGTTCAATTCTTTTTTCAGGTTAATCAGTTGTCCTAAAAACGAACGTGTGGAATAGATTTTGTATTCTTTGTCGGAGAGTATTTGTTCCATATTTCTAATGTGCGTTATTTTGCTAGTAGTGTAGCTAATGGTCATTAAAGTAGCGAGTATTTCTTTCTCGAAATCATCGAGAGTTGACACAAACTGTTGCTCTCTTGTATCAACTGTCAGGTCTTTAACTGAACTTGTGAATCTGACAATTGCACTTCTTAGATGCTTGTACAATACAGACTCCAAATCACCAGTCTCATTAAGACTGATAAATGTATAGTCAGTAACTTTCGTTAAGAAGAAGTCATAGACTTCTATTAAGGGAGTAGCCATTTGAATTACCCCCTTTGACCGATATCTGTCTGGAATCGACTATTGATGTAGTTAATCTTCTTAACCGAATCCAATTCTCCACTGTCGTAAAGTTTCTTTGCTCTGGAAACAATGAGATGTTTAATTCCTTTTGGTGACTTCTCAACGATTTCTTCAAACTCACTTTGGTTCATTCGGAAAATAACGTCAATCTGCTCTGGATTACTGATATTTTGATACATCTTAGTGAGTCCAAGATGTTCAACTGCTCTATCATCCATAACCAGAAGGAAAGGCTCATCAAAGAATCGACGTTGAGAACTACGCATTGTAAGAAGTTCTTGAAACTCCATGTACTCGATATCACCATAATCAGTAAAAATCCACTCTGCACCAGTTTTGCGAGATGCATAAACTAATGTGCCATTAGTGACATTCATAACTGGAATTTGCTCAAATCGGTCAATCTCTTCGCGATTAATTACGCGTTTTTGAACTGTACTTTCTTCTGACTTTGCGACATGTTTTTCTTTCTGCTCTGCTTCAACTTCTTTACGCGCTTGCTCCAATAGAGTTGGCATCAACTCTCGCTTCATCTGCTCCATAAGGGCTTGCATGTCCACCTGTGTGGCTGTCTGTGGCGTTGTTGGTGCTTCTGGTGTGGAATTGACCAGATCATCCTCCAACTCCGCTAATAGGGCTTCAAGCTTGGCTAGAGACAACTTCATGAGGTTCGATTTCGAATCAACTGCCTTGATGCTCAAAATCTCTTCGATCAACTGTGCCTTTGTTTTCATTGACAAACATCTCCTTTGACTCACATTTAATAAATAAAAAGGGGAAACCGAAGTTTCCCCTCCATAATGAAAAATCAACGCTCAATCGCATGGGGTGCTTAGACCCAAACTCCTAAGATTAGGAGATACGGTAGATACCGTACTTAGCCGCCGACAACACCGCGATACCAGCCTTCTTGATGAAGGTGTACTCACGTTGCATGTCTTTGCGGTTCGTGCCATCTCCCTCGATAATCATCGAGTCGCCTTCGATGACCAATTTCACGAATTTGTCAGGAGACTTAGGAACTACCATGATGAAACCATTGTCAATCGCAAACTCGTTGGAACCAACTTTATGCGCTTGCTTAATCATCATCATTTCGGTTCCATGGAAGTTACCATAGAAACCGAAGTCATTCCGACGTTCTTTGTTCTTTTCAGACTCAGAACCAAACGTGATCTTAGCCAACGCCGACTTCGTACCAATAATCATAGCCTCCATACCAGTAGCGGCTTCAACGTGAGCAATCAATTCATCCAATTTAGATTCGCTGAACGTACCAGAGATAGCGTAAGTGGAACCCAATTGATTGTAGCTGTCATACACAGCGTTGTAGATGAGATCCTGAATTTTGTTCTCGTAAGAACGAGCTACATTCTCAACCAATTTAGCGAAGTCTTGACGACCAGCCAGCAAGCGAGACAACTCTTCATAGACAGCTACACCCATGATGTATGTCTTAACTGTCAGTTCACCAACATCCAAACGGTCACGACGAAGGTCGCCATTACCATCAGAAATGATAGCTACGTCAAACAAACGATTTTCTTCGATGGTGAATACTTTAGCGTCACCATGTTCAATTACTACAGTCTCAACAAATGTATCGAATTGACCTTTCAGCCCTTCTTCTACTAGAATGTCGAGTGCTTCTTCCAAGATTGCGAACAACTGAGGGTTGTTACGGAACGATTTAGGTGTCAATTTTTCAGAACCACCGTTTGCTTCCACAAGTTCCTTCCGAAGAACTTCCATTGCGTCTGTGCGAGAGAACTTAGTTGCTTCGCCCTGATTCTTATATACGTCAATTGCCAATTTAGCGATTTCGCGCATCTTTATTTCCTCCTTAAATAAATCAAATTATTTTTTGTGCGGCATTCAAGCCATGAGAAATAACCCTAAGTCGAACCAATGTGCGAGTTAGGGTTATTATTTTTTATGGTACTTTCTTTGGCATTAAGCCTTTACTACACGAAGCTGGTATGCATCATCATTGTCAAAACCAAGTGTAGTCTTGCGAACTACTTTAAATACCAGACTCGTCTCATCAGTACCTTGAAGACCGTCAGGAGATGCTTCAAGCTTCATAGAGTTAAGTTGAGGTACAGCGAATTGATTTTCGACAGGTGTACCATCAATCAGGTCTGCTGTCAGTGTGATAACATCACCTTTTACCAAGTGATAACCACGACCTTGGTCGCCTTTGTCAACTTGGAAGTGTTTCAGTCCAGCTTGACGAGGGTCAGGCATAACTTCTGGTGTAGCGTGAAGGATAAACTCCTTCTTCAAGTCTTCTGCTGTCTGTGCCAGCGCAACTTCGTACAGTTCAGTCTCACCACTCACAAGAGCGCCGAGTTGAACAAAATAACCATTCTTCATTACTTCGGTGTGACGGATAGATTCAAGGTGTCCACCAGAGATTTTATCCAAACGAATAACTGCCATTGTTATTTCCTCCTTTAGAAAATAAAAATTAATTTGTATTAGGAAAGCCCATGCTTTTTAAAGAGATGAGCATAACCACTTGGATCAGGAGAGTCTTGGTTTGCATTAACACCAATTTTCACGCTGTATGTGGTTTTTGGTGCAGAGAATTTTGTAGTCTTACGACCAACCAACTCGAAGCACTTCGATTCGATTTGTTCCAGAGTGAAGTTGTGAATATTCTCTCGAATCTCAGCAACATCGGCATCTGAAAGCTTATCGAATTGAGAGATAACACCTTCTGCCAAAGCTTCATGCTGTTCTTTAAGAACGTTCGCTTGGAACTCTTTCAGTTCAGTGTTCTCCTTCTCATACTGCTCGAAGCTGTTACGCATCAATTCCAGCGCACCCTTTTCATCTGCTGTCAAGAACATTGGATGAACTTCTACTACATCATTGAAGGAAATTACGTCATTCTCTTTCCCATAACCAACTTTGTAGAATTTATTGCCCCAATCGTTCTCAACGATTACGTGCGAATCATAGACAGTCAAGATGTAAAACCATTCATCTGTATGTCCATTAGAAGCCATATGGGAATCAATTTGATTCCACATTTGACTGCGAATGTCGTCGTGAGACAACTCGAAATTCAGAGCGAACTTCTCAGGTGTAGACTCGCCGCCAGTGCCATCCTCTTGCGAGAACTGCTCTACTTCACCGCTTTCGTCACCTTCGTCTTTCTCATCGGAACTTTCTTCGCCATCGGAACCTTTATCGCCATTTTCTGATTCTGCTTCCATTTGCGTTTCAGGTTGCTCATCTTCTACTTCTCCTTGATCTGCAAATACTTCTGCAAGCTTTGCATCCAAGCCCTCAATATCATAAGTGTTTACGTCCACACCTTTTTCCACTAATGTGTCAATTGTAGTGGAGTACTTAGCCAGTAATTCATCAAGCGTCATTTTTTGTTCCACCTCCTTGTCTTGCTTTTTGCTGAAAGCAAGCTGAAATTCTGCAAGCTTTCTAGCAATCTCTTCTTGGTAAACATTAACATTTGCCGAGAACGATACCTCGACACTTGCATTCTGCATTGCAGGAAGAACATCTTGTCCAAGCAAACAAGCACCATAGAAAGCGAATTTCGTAAACACGAATACGCCATCTTCATTAAAGTAGCCATCATAGTCATCGTGAAGTTCCATAGACTGAGATACTTCACCATGAGTGTTTAAGATGTTGACTCCATCGTCAAATTTCGTCCACATCAATCCATCAACTACTAGGTACTCCAATTCATTATCGAAGTCACCTTTCTTCGTCTCGAATCGAGGATTGCAGTTTTCAGGAATTACTCCAAATGCTTGTCCAATATACTTGGATTTAAGTTCTCCACCTTCAACAACAAGCTCAACTTCATGTCCTCTAAAGTCTTTATCGCCCAATCTGGACTCTTCAATATATCCTAAAATTGGTGTGTTCTTTAGAGTGCTCATTGCTTCTTCAACAGCTTCCTTTGTGAAGATACTGTTATTGTAGTTCTGCCCTAAGTGCATAAGCCAAATCTTTACCTTCTGGAAACGTGTATCAATTTGGTCAACACTCTCAAACAGTACAGGAATAGATTTGAGTACATTCTTCATCTTTCTCACCCCCTTTAAGCGTTGGCATTATCATTATGACTTCCATCTCTTTGTGCTTCGCCTTTTGCAGTCAATTGGTCATCTTTCATTGGTGGTCTTCCACCCTGATCGTCTTGACCGCCTGACTGAGTGTGCGAAGAAGATAATGGAATGAAGTTACTCGTAAGCCCTAAGACTTGTTCTTCGAGGAAATTCATTGATATAACAGCACTAGGGGAAACACCAAGACAAGCACAAAGCATCAACTTTACAGGAAGACCATACTGAGCATTCTTTAATAGCGTTTCAGCATTTTCTTTCTTATTGAATATTGTGTTATCTAGTATTTTGAGCCTAAACTTAAAGGAGCCACTTATCTCATTTTTGAGTTTTCCAGTCCCAATTCGTTCAAGCTGTCTGAGAACACCGAATACTTCCGACTCATCAACATTGATAGATTTTGCTAGGGTAGCAGAAGAATTACTGTCAGGGTTAAATAATTGTTTTGCTGTTCCTGCCGCTGTATAGAAAGCATTTTCGGAATTTGAAACATTATCAACCTCAGACTTATCTTTGCTAAACTCAACGGTATCGATCTCGAATGGAGTACTAAAGATACCTATTTCGTCTGGAAGAAGGCTTGCAGTTTTGTTATGAAACATTGAAACCGTTTTCAAATCAACCATAAAGTCATTATTTTTGTCGGAAGAATCCCTAAGTGGAATCTTCTCAATGATGAATTTGTAGTTTCCAATTACTGCGCTTGCCATACGCAAAGCCTTATAATCTTCGATATCGAAAATATCTCCAAACAATCCAGCAAACGGTGGCATATCATAATATGTTTCCTCATTTACCTTAATACAAATAGACCTTGCAGGGTCTACTTCTTGCCACTTCGGTTTTCCAGCTTTATAAGAGTTAAACATCTTTTTAAACTCTGGTGGATATAAATCCAACTCGACTGGATTTTTGTCGAAGAAGGAGCAATCAAAATTAAAAGTGTATACGCCATCGGCAATTCCACTAATTTGGCAGAACTCAAATGGTAGTTCTTTAATAAAGTACGAGTCCTTCGTATACAACTCAAAACCATAGAAAGTTCCAAGCTTCCACGCTGATACAAGAGCCTTGCCAAATTCATGACGAACGTTCATAAGTTCAACAAAATCAAGAGCTTTTAGGTAGTTACTACGTAGAGTCTTTTCATTGACTGACTTGGATGTATCTAAGCCATACAATTCTACGTAGTAATCAAGCGTTGGCATCTTAGCGTAGTAGTTTACAAGTCTTCGATAATGAGGACTTACATCATACAAAAACGCACTCATCCCCTGTAGTTCTTTGGAGTATCGCTTCGGATTTCCTAGCCATGTAGAAACATTATTCTTACTATATGTTTTCGTAGTTGACGAAGTATTTTTGCTAAGGTCTTTGATTACCAGTTCAGTCAACTTAGCATAATCCAATACAACGCTGTCACGAACAAACATATTTTGCGGATTTTCGCTCATGGAAAATTCCCCTTTCATCGTGATGGTTTTTTAACACCCCTTCCCATAAAGAAGGCTGAGATATCGCCAATATCCTCTTCTCGCAACGTCTTATTGCGTTGTTCTTCGAGGTAGACCCAAAATAGCCCATACTCTAAAGCAGAGAATCTATCTTTCTGGATAGATCGAGAAACTTGCTTTACTTCCGTTCTGTGACCAGACTGCTTGTACTCCAAGTTCATAATTTCTTCTTGTAGGAAGTCCGTCATCATATGAGGACGCAACAGTTCTGCAAGCCTATCGACATCTTTGTTCTTCATCTTCGCTTTAGCTTGGGATTCCGATTCTAGGAACTTAACTTGATTGTTAGCCATCCATTGTATAAACAAGTTATGGATATCACTCGCGTTAGTATCCTTTGTCTGCGACTTAATCGCGAATATCATCGGTACACTATTAGAAGTCTTAAACTTGGCGTATCTTTCGTCATTCACGACTTCGTAAGGAGGATTAGAGTCAATTTCAAGTATTAATTGGTCAATCAAGCCCTGACCCAAACCATTGGCATCGACTACAAGTATTCTTGCTCGGAAATCATTTACTTTCTGCTTTAAGAACAATGCTTGTTCTCTAAAGTGACTGCCTTCAAACGTGTAGATATTAACTACATGTTTGGAATATTCGCCATTCCCCTTCGGAATGAGCTTAATGACAACCAATGCTGACTGAGCGTTTGCATTACCCTCTGAACGTGCAACGTCATATGCAAGTACATATTCAACTGTCTTGTCAGAAACAGCTTTTTCTTCTGCATGATTCAACACTCTTGCTTTACGGAACGTTTCAAGGTCAACCAAAGAGTTCTCTGAGCTTCCAGACCAAACGCTACCATACTCTCTCTGGAATGAGATTGGATTGAAGTTCGGAGACTCTTTTAAGTCATTAATGTAGTCCAGAGACAGAAGTCCGAAACCTGTTGCTAACTCATATCCTGCACCCATTACATAAGCAGATTTCTTAGGGTCTGTAGAAACCATGTCGTACAAATACTCTTTTAATAGATTAAAAGCGAATGATTGCTTTGTCCCTGCTGTTGTTACTATTGTGATTTTCTTATGGAGTTCATAAGGGTCTTCGCCCCCAAAAGGACTGAATCTTGTATTCGCCATAATCGGAAGTATAACTGTATTGAAATTTTCCTCATCAAATCGCTCATGAATAATCTCCTCCACTGATAGACCAGTTCTACGTAAACCCCGCGAAGATTCAGAGTTAGCTACAACGTCAAGAACTGAGCCATTATGAAATATTAATTTCGTGTAATCCTTCTCAAATCGAATATCTCGCAATTCATTTTTTAAAATCGGCATAAAACTCCAAATCGACTCGATATTTTGTTGAGCGATTTGAGAAGCCATCTGTTTCTGTGGTGCTGTAATCATGATTTTGCTGTTCGGGTAAACGATACATTCGATATACTTTCCAAGCACCTGAGTGAACGACTTTGCACTACCGCGTGTATACGTAAGGAAGGTTTTACGATATCGGAACATTACTCGAAGCATCATTCGTTGGTAGAATAACAACTTAAACTTTGAATCTTTGGGAAGTATGAAGTCAATGAATAGGTCTGGATAAGACCTAAACAAAGCTAAATACTTCGCCCAATCCGTTGACATTTGCTCGAATGATTTAGCTCTTTGGTCTTTAATCATTCGTAATCACCCCTGTCAGAAGCCAACGTTCCATTTGCTTCTTCGAGTTGGTCGTGCAACTCGTCAGGGATTTGGGTTAATTTTTCGTGACCAAGTAACTGTCTGATATAATTGATGTGAACCAAGACAGCCATATCAACCAAGTCCATTCGTTCTTCGATTGGCTTTGGTTCCACATAGCCTTGTTTCTCAACTTCTTCAAATACAACACCGAAGGAACGCAAGCCACTTGCTTCGCTTGCACTCTTTCTATCAATAGGTCGGAAACCAGACGATTGCAGAATCTTCTCGTAGCGGTCATTATAATTTTTAAATGCTGTACTATCTTCAAATGACCTATCTTGCCAAACTTGAAGCTTGCATAGATATATCAATTGCTTTTTCAACTGTGGAGTGTTAATGTCATGACTGTAGGACATGTCCTGATAAAACTTCTCCATCGTCAAGTATTCGCGGTTCGTATAGCCAGAACCAAACTTCATAGCGATATCTTTCGACAGCTTAATTACGCCTTCATCTGTCATGATTTCGTCCATATCTTCGATATCATCGAATTTATGCTTGTAGATATCTGTCTGATTTTCTCCTTCGAAATCACTGTCAGCCCAACTCGAATTTTTATATTGCTGTAAAGAATTAATCATTCGGAAGTATGTGCCTACTGTGTCGCTCTCATTTTCTTCTGCTGATTTCCATACCTTCGCAATAAATGGCTTGTCGATACGTTGCAATGTCGTCTTTACGGATTCGATATCGTTTTCATCAATCATATCTTTCAAGCATTTTTTACATAGTGGTACATGACCATCGAACATGATGCTAGTTGATGTATAGAAATCGCTTAACAACTTGCTTTTACCACATTCGCCTTTACACACTTTTCTTGTTGCCATTTAATCACCTCTTTCAAATAAAAAATGACTGCCAACATATTTGTTGACAGTCATTTAATATCAGTAATTCACAAATCCAGTTACAACTTTGAATCCATCTAAATTGTCAGGATTAACGCCTTCGTCAAAAACAAGCATCCATTTTGTATCTCTAAGCGTATCAATATTATGTTGAGATACAACTGGAACACACATATCGAAATTATACTTAATACACCTCACTTGGTATTCGTTAGGAACAACTAAAGCAACTTTCGCCATATTAGCAAATTTAGCTATTGCAGTCGTTTTTCCTATGCCACGAAGGTTGTTATCAATGTGAATATGTTTTCTCTTTACTGCACTCTCGATAATATAATCACTCAGCCACAACTTTAATTTGTCAGCAATAAACTCTCGGAAATCATCCATTATTATCACTACTTTCTTAGGCATTTTAAACATTTTGTAATTCAATTCGTTTAATTTCGATATCTCCATATGAATTTACAACGATTACGCCTTGTGAAGCATTTGATAAGAACTTGCCTTTCATTGCGTAATTGTTTGCACCTTGCAATGAGCCTACATATACTTCATATTTGTTCTGCCCAACCTCTTTTACAGAGTGGTGATGCAAATGCCCCATTGCTAGAACATTGTAACTTGTGTTGTCAATGTCAGCATGGCTTGCAAGCTTCTTGCTACCCTTTTCGTTGTCACCATGAACAAACTTCATTTTGTATCCTGCTACTTCAAACGAAGTACTGTAGTTGATATCATCAACTTCAACATAAGAAATTCGTTCTGATCCAGCATTCTCGACAAATTCTTTAACCATGAAGTTGATTACGAAGATTGTAGAATCTCCGTCTATATTGTCACCTTTATCACCATTCATGCGATCATGATTACCGCCGATTCCGCGATATGTTACATTAAATTCATCTGATAAATTGACAATAAAATCACGAATCAACTCGTAAGCTTTGACAATTTGCACAGCGAGTGGAAATTCAGCTTCATGTGCCTGATTAACTTTACGCATACTTACGTGTTCTGTCATGTCACCCATACATACAACATCAATATCAGTAATACATTCGTCATGAGCAATCTTCTTGATTCGATCAAGATACTTCTTAATGCGCTTCTTGGCGATCTTATAGTTATAAGAATTGCCTTTTACATTATCAATAGTTGCTCCGATATGCCAATCAGACAATAGGACAACCATGCGTCCTGCACTTGATTCCAGTCGTTTTTGATAGACATATGTAGGAATGATTTCATTCAATTCTACCAGCAAAGCTTCTCGAACCTGTTCAGCGATTACACCGAGTAAAGTGATTTCTCGCTTCAATCTTCCAAGTTTTAGGTTCTCCATTTGTACTTCACGTTTTGTATAGTACAAATCACCAACAGCCTCTTTAATTGAATTAAGCTTGGAATCAGCTACTAGATCAGCTTGCTTTTCACGACTCTCAATAGTTCCTGTAGATACTTGATACGACTTAATCATCTGACGATAGTTTTCGCTGGATTCACTATCAAAGAATCCTTCTGCTTCCATCAATTTCTGATGAGTAACCCAATTGGTTCGATGGCTAGGAGAAGCCATTTGAAGTTCGCGTTTGATCTGGACTGCTACGTCCAAGTGTTCTTGCGAAACAAAAATAACTTCTCCTTCCTTATTAGTATAGGAGCGCATTATTATTCACCTTCCAGCTTGTCTTTCATGCTGACTGTGATAGACATTTCTTTTTCATCGTATTCAGAAAGAATTGCCGCTAAATCATGAACTACTTCTTCTCCTGTTTCTGCATCAAGAACTTCAACAACCTTCATATCTTCCAGATTAAGATAGCCCTTTACTGCGTGACTCAATGTGCGTGTAGATTTCGGTTCTTTTGCCATCGAAAACATCTCCTTTTATACTCGTATAATTATTTTTAAAAGATTTTAATATTGTTTTATACTATTTTAAACTTTTGCCTTTCTCCAAACCCATGCGATATCCATGCTGAAACCCTTCATTGTATACAATTGCTTCACGCGCCTTCTCTGCATCGCGAATATACTTCGGCTTTTTGCGCTCCCTCTTATTCTTGTTTTCCTTCATAAGAAGTCACCTCCATGAGATTTGAAAGTACATACAACAAAAAGGGCAAGCCACTCAAAGTGACTTGCCCCATCGTTTATTGAAATTAAGCCTTCACAGCATTTTTGAGTGTAGCTTTCACGCTTGCATTGACTTTGCGAGTCTTGCCCTTTTGAACTTCTTCGCCTGTCTTTGGATTGCGTACTGTACGAGCCGATACATCCTTAACCTTAAAGGATACGATACCAGTAATATCAAGCTTCTCACCATCTTGAAGCGTAGGAACTACTTCTAGCACATGGTCAAATACACCATTTACTTGCTCACGAGCCGCCTTAATAGAAATACCTTGTTTTTCTGCATACGAACGAATGAATTGATCTTTAGTCATTTCGAAACATCTCCTTTTAGGGGTACCGCCAACAAAACGCGGAAAACGTACGCTAAGGGGAAAAATCCAGTAACATCGCTGATTTTCCGTACGCTAAGGAATGCAGCACAAAGTCAATTGTGTTGTATTAGTCCGGGTATTCATGCGGAACCGTTCCCTCTAACGCAACACAATTTAGACGTTCTCGGCTGGATCACGATGCAACACAATTGTTAGCGTACGATTTTCGCGTTTTGCTGTCTCTACCCCTTTTATCTCATAGATATTATTATTCGAGTTTAAGAATCTCCTGTACTTTCTTCGGCTTTCTTACACTCCTACATTACTAATAGAGTTTAGCTACATACTTTTTATACATTTTTGGCAACACTATCGTTTTGGTACTTATCTTTCCTACAGTTTTTGCAGATAGGTCGTAGCCCTGACTTCGATCTCTTATTAGGGCTGAAATACTTTTTAGTAGCAAGGTAGTTATTTTTACAGCAGTTGCAAGTCTTGTACTCGCCTCGAATGGCATATGTATAAACCCAATCTTCTCGTTGTTGCTTATACGTTTCTGCGATCATCGTAGGAAGTGTTTCTCGCGTAATCTTACTGAGACGAGGTTTTGTCATCTTGATGTTATACTTATCTTTGAGTGCTTCTATCATCTCATCGTATGACTGACCTTCTACCTTCCATACTAAAATGTCTTTCATATAGTCCTTAATTTCAGTCTTATCGATCAGTTCCTCGAATGCGAACATAATAATCTTCAAGTATCCAAATGTATCATCATAAGAGTATTCTTTAAGTTCTGCATAGTCTTCCAACAGGACTCTCATTGTTTCTACATCATCAAAACGTATAAACTCTAATTGGTGGAAGTCAGGATCAGATTTCGTTATATTCTGGAACCTGATATATCCTTTCAACTCATTCTTAACAGCAATCTCATCTTTCTGAATGTCTGTCCGAATCCACTTCAACTTCTTTATTTCTGAAATTGAGAGCTTTCGCCCTTTGGAGTCAACTCCACTGTTAATGTGATGTGTAATGCGTTTAATCGCAACGCCTGTCTCTTCAAGTTCTTGATAATTCACTCTGTCTTTGTCACACACTTTGATTTTTGGAGTCTTGATGATGGAACGATTCGTTTCTTTGCGAACCTCTCGTACTTTCATTAGCTTTTCAATAGAAGCTTCCCTGTTGTTGTTTCTCTTCTGACGATAGTCTGTAATCGTATCTTCACTAGCATCACTGTCTTTTGCATATAAAAGGTAAGATGCCAGAGTTTCTAGGTCTTTCGCAACTCTTGTATTCTCGCTCAATAATCCTGTTTGATTGATATGAGGATTGTAGTGATTATCATAGTAATCAACAAGTTCTTCATCGTTATCTTTAACAATTTTATCAACGAGTTCCATTCTTTCTTCTATTGTAACGAGCGAGTAGTTTAGTGAATCCGATAGTTTATTCATATATTCAGCACCCCTTGGTGTATTATTTGTTCTCTACATTTATAATTATAGTACTTTCTTTAGTACCCGCAAACTACCTATTTTATTTTTTATATGCCAAATAACCGCTATTTCTAGCGGCTACTTTCTTTAGAAATTATGCGCTTTTAAGCATCTCTGGCAGGAATGTTTGTCGCTTAGTGGACTTGTTTGTTTCGATAGAGAATTGTAAAGCTTTCAACTCTACTGGCATAAACAACGCCTTACTAGCCCTTGTCATAGCTGTGTATGTCAACTGTCGATTCAGAAGCACATATGATGAGTAATCCATTGCAAATACAACGTAATTCCACTGGCTACCTTGACTCTTATGTACTGTAATTGCATAAGCCAAGTCAACCCTGTTCATTTCAGATTTGGCGAATCTGATGTCACCAACACCTTCGAAATCAATTACGATTTCTCCTGTGGCTTCTCCATCCTTATTGATATAGGCAGAGTTGATATACTTGATAATACCAATCGTTCCATTGAAGACACCTTTGTCGTAGTTGTTACCATTGAGGATAATCTTATCGCCTTCGATGAAGGTAACGTTCTTCTTTTCTATTTTGTATATTGGGTCTACATTCTCAGGGTCTTGGTTAAATAACTTTTGACATGCTTCATTAATGCTCTTAGCACAATTCTTACCTCTAGTCTTCATCGGAACTATGATTTGGAAGTCGAGAATGTTACCAGTTCCAAATTTCTTTGCGATACCCATAACCTGATTAAATACCTTGTCTCCATCTTCATAAGAGTAAAGATATAAATCCTGTAATTCGCCAAGTCTCTGATACCCAAAGTCTTTATTAGTTACGAACTTTTTACCTTCACGAACTAGATTTGCACAAGATAAGATACCAGACTTTTGGGCTTGTCTGTGAACAATCGTCAACTCAACCTTCGGAACCTTATTGCTTTCTAGTAAATCTACAAGCACGTTCCCTACCCCAATCGGTTCAAGCTGTGCTGTATCGCCAGTTATAATCAACTTGGCTCCATCCTTGATCGCTCTCATCACATAATAGAACAATTCAGAATTAACCATAGATGCTTCATCAAGGATGATGATGTCTTTCTCCAAGTGATTATATTCGTCGTATATCCATCCCATTTGAGGATTATATCCATATAGTCTGTGAATCGTGTAAGCGTCAAGTCCTGTTGATTCCTGAATACGCTGGCTTGCCTTGCCTGATAGAGCGCACGTAGCATATTCAAGTCCTTTAATAGTTCTGAGAACTTCGACGATACCTTTAATTACTGACGTTTTACCTGTACCAGCTTTACCATTAACGATCAGAATATTATGCTCAATAGCATAAACAATCGCTTTCTTTTGTTCATCAGTGAAAGGGAACCCTTGCTTTTCTTCAACATGAGCAATGATCTCATCCAAATTCTCAACCTCATGCTCAAATTTGGCATTCAGTAGACGGAAAACATTCTCCTTAATTTGCAATTCGTACTTATGGTATTCTCTGAGATAAATAATGTTTTCTTCCTCGTCTATAACGTACTTTCTCGTTTTTGCTTCTGTAATCAATGCATCCTTAATACTGCTAATACTTAACTCTAGAAGTTTAATAGATTCATTAATCAACCTCGTTAGCTTCATCCAGCAATGACCATTACCAGACTCTTCACTAAGTACATATTCAGCACATGAAACTATTCGATGCTTAGAATCTTTCGCCACACCCATCTTTAATGCCATTTCATCAACCTTCTTAAATCCAAATCCATCCAGTTCTGTTAGGATGTACGGATTTTCGTTGATCTTATCAATGAGCATATCTGGTGAACCGTACTTATCAGAAAGCTTTTTGACTGAGCCGTATGGTATTCCATATTCCCCTGTCAGCGTTATGATCGCTCTCTGGTACTTCTCATTAGCCAGTATCTTATCCTTGATCTTAGCTAGTGTAGCTTCGCCTATCCCCTTCACAAGAGACAGATCAAGCTTATCATTCTTGATTAAATCTACAAGATTCTCATGAGGATAAGCGGCTGTAAGAGCGCTCGTCTGGAACTCACTCAATATCGAAGATAAGAATGTAAGCTGTTCTTCGCGAGTGGTGAACATCTTCATATAAATCTGCCCATTAACCACTTCGTAACCTAATCCGAATTTCGGATCTTTCTTGCGACATACCATAGCCGTATATGTCTTACCTATTTGTAGATCAGGCATCCCACCCTTAATCGTTATGTTTCCATAAGGATTAAGTTCTACCAAATCCCAATTCTCCGAATCTACTACATTAACACCGAATATACCAAAATCATTGTAATCCGCAAACGGCTTCGGAAATAGCCTTCTCTGTGGAATTACCACTATCTCAAACTGTTCATCAGACATAGTTTCCCTCCAAACATAATTGTATACTGTAATAGTATAGTACTTTCTTTGGCTTGCATCAAGTGTTATTTATTTGTTTTTTCTTTTGTAACATATGAAAGCTTTTAAAGGTTTTAAATTCTTTTAAATGTTTTTGTTGACTCCAACTCTTTCCAATGATATATTGTTCACATAACCGATATGTGAAACGGAGGAATTAATTATGAGTAACCTTTCATTGGCAACAGTAAATAACGTGGCGTATACATATGACCAGAAATTTGTATCATTCTATGAGCAATTTATCAAGAGTCAACGTGCTGAAAATACGGCAGATGCATACAGAACTGACTTAACTCAATTTTTTAAGTTTACTTTTAATAGAGAACCACAATTCGTTAGGATTTCCGATATTGAGCAGTTGACAAGCGTTGATGCAATGGCTTATCACAACCACCTCAAATCAAAGAAATTAAAGAATGCATCCATTAAGAGAAAAATTTCATCTGCCAGAGAGTTTATAAAATCATTGAAAGTAGATTACCCTGCTATTAACGAATATATTTTTGATAATGTTAAGCTGGATAGCGTAGACCTTGATCGTAAAGGTTATGGAAATCTCGAATGGGATGAAGCTTTTCTTTTTATCGAATATGCTTACATCGAACAGATGGAAGGTAATCAGATGGCTATGCTTCTAAAGCTTGCTTCCATTACATCTATTCGTCTTGAAGCACTTCTTACATTGACTTGGGAAGATGACTTTAGAACTAAAATGGAAAAAGGTGTTCTGGTTAATTACATAGATAAGGTTGATAAGAAGACTAGACACCAGACTCCTATTTCAGACAAGTTTTATAACGAATTAAGACTTATGTTAGGTACTAGTGGAAAGCTATTCCCTAACTTGTATAAACATAAGGTCGGCTTATTCTTAAAGCAGATTCGTGAATATTTCGAGATCGACCCTAATAGAAATATTCGTTTTCATAGCTTTAAGAAATGTGGGGTAAATAGAGTTCTTGAAAAGACAGGAGATCTAACGAAGGCACAAATACAGGGGAAACATAAATCTATCATCACGACACAGAACAGTTATGTGGCACTTAAAGATGATTTAACGTTGAAGCCATCCTATACACTCGATCAAGATATCAATGTCGTAGATGAGATTAAACACCTATCTAGTGACGAACTGTTGAATGCGATAGCACAATTGAGCGACAGCGCACAGTTTGAATTGTTGAGAATTATTAATAAAGGGTAGCTCGTGGCTACCCTTTCAATTTAGTTTTTCCTAAAAGTATCACTTTTTTCCCATCAGATATAATTAGTAAAGTATTATATAATACTCTTTTAATATATATTATATATATTATATATTCTATTTATATAAGAGGGGAAAAATATGATACTTTTAGGAAAATGAATGTAAATGTCAAAGAAAGTACCGTCATACTATTTTAATGCATTTAAAGGCGCTTTTGAGCGACTTTTATCCTCAGACGAACAACCAGTCGGATTAATGTCTGCGACATCACCTTGACCCATTACTGGCTGTCTGAGAACCAAAAAGCGATAGCCATGATCTGTGCCATGAACTATCGCTTAACAGAATAGATCTTTTGAAGAAGCTTATTGTCGAAGATTCTCCTTGTGCTTTCAAGAAAGCCCATCTCTTCAAGTCGAAGAATGTAAGTCTTTATCGTTCTATCGCTACATCCTACTATCTTCCCTAGCTCGACATACGTAATTTGATAAGCATTAGAATACTTGTCACACATCATGCTAATGTATCCATAAATAAAAAACCAACATGTCCAAGCTTTTCGTCGGAAATAATATCAATGAATCGCTTAATGTCGATGCTATGTGTATTCTGAAAAGAATAGAATGTTCCAGTGTAGTCTTCATTGTTAAATCTCTTCATGCCTTTAATTGGTTCCTTGATGGAGAACCTCGGACTATGATTCAATTCCAAGTTAGGCATCCTCTTACGTAATTCTTTAATTAATCCAAATTCCAATATGCCATTGTCCATATAACATCCAACAGGATAGTCAGTAGTTGTTTTTGTGTACCCTATCTGGTCAAGCAATCCACCATTCTTCGTTATGTATGAAACTAGAGTCTTGTTACCAGCAAACAACTTGATGATATTCTGTTGACTGTAAGATTCAGTATTGCCACCATATAGCGTGTTTCTGTACAGGTGACTTATTAGATAATAGTACGCATACGCAAAGCACTTATGATTAAAGCTTTTGAACACAGCTTTGTCTAAGTCTTCGAATATTTCATTTGGCATTTGGACATTTATGCAATCATTCGAGTTGAGCCACGATTCTAAACTAGCTTTGTCCACGCCGATACCTCCATTCTTCATACGGTATAATAGTACTTTCTTCGGCGTTAATAGTCAAGTCTAAAAGTATCACATTTTTCTGGTATCATACTTTTAAAGACTTTTAACTATATAAATCTTTTTAAACCTTTGAGTTTCTTTTATTATCTTTTAACCGTTTAAAAGGTTTAAAATTTTTTCATAGTGTTTAATATGATGGCGATTGCTGTCGAACTTTGAATCTATTTAAAGATGTTTTAAAGGTATTGCCAAGTTGTGTTTCTCTATGTTATATTACTATACAGATAGACAATCACACAAAGCTAAATAGATGAAAGGATGAGACAAAGTGGCAAATCAAGTTAAAAGAGCAGGACAAGCACAATCCTCCGCTGTTGTGGTAGAGGAAACTGAACCAACAGTAGGTATCATTTGCATTGATAATGGAGGATTCAACACTAAGATTTTTTCACAAGACATGGAGTACCCTGTTGTGATCGACAGCAAGAAGGCTTTTGGTCACAATAATTACAATAACTTTGGAAGTTCGAGTAACTATCCAGAGGGTACATACAAGATTAAATGGAAGGGGAAGTACTATTTCTTTGGATTACTAGCCCTTCGTTCGAGAAATCAGTTAAGTGGTTACACTGCTACAAAGTCAACTGATTATTTCATTCTTTCTGTGCTTCAAGCTTGTGCTTTGTATGGATACGATATTAACTATATTATGACTTCTACACCATACCTCAGATACAGTGAAGAAGAACAAGAGCTTATCAATTCGAGACTTCGTGGCGATCATGAACTTGAAATCAACAATAAAGAATACAAATTCACGATTGCAGAATCCGTTGTCGCGCCAGAAGCGCTCATTGCTTCCTATGCTGTGAAAAAACAAGGCATTCATAGATGGCTTGACTTAGGAAGTAGAACAGTTGGATATGCTTCCACTCAGGTTCATGGTGATTTCTTTGAGTCTGTTGGTGGTGACTCATGCGGCACAATTGAGAAAGAAGGATTAGATATAAGAAAAGTACTAGAAGACAAAGAAGGAGACGAATTACGCGAGTTCTTGTCTGAGTACGTTGAGAATATTTACAATTACCTTTCCCCTATTTGGGAAGATAATGATAACATTACTGCTTTTGGTGGTGGAGCATTGGTTCCAGAACTGGTTGAAGAGTTGCAATTCCGTTATCCTAACCTTTTACCTGATGAAGACCCTCTTACTCTCCAAGTTCGTGGTATGATGGCGTATGCACTGACACCAGAAGTATATGGAAGTGAAGAAGAATATGACGAAGAAAATTAGCAGAAAAGAGAAATGGAGAAACCAATCTCTTAATCCATCTAATATCGACGAATATTTAACTGACCTGATAGAAGACACAAAAGGTCAGTACATCACGCAAGGAGTCTCCTTTAATAAGGATGACTCCTACCAGATAGGACTTCTCAAACAAGCCCTATTGCAACATAGTACGTTTAGTGGTCTTGTGAAGCATTTGCTGACTCAATATTTTTCTGGTCAACAGGCGCAACAAATGATGGTAAACCCAAACTTTGTTCCAATGCCATTTAGTCATACACGCGAGATTCAACAGCATGAGTCTGCACCTATTGCTCAACAACAGCAACAGGAACAGGTTGCTACAGAGAAACAAGCTATACCTGTTGTGAAACAAGAGAATAACAAACCGCAAGCACCTAGACAACCACAGCAGAAAAAGCAGGAAGGTCAGGGAGGTCGCAAGCGAGTAACACCTAGTCGTCCTGCTGGTGGTGGATTATTAGCACCCAATCCAAATGCCAAGTTGCCATCAGACCCCTCTGCTAACTAGCGGAGGGATTTTTTTTAAACATTACCTTTTAAACCTTTAAAAGTGTTTTATATGATTTTAATTACCATTAAACGTTTCAAACATGTTTATATAGTTTTATAATTATATAAAAGAAAAAGTATTTTTCGTTAGATATTTACACATTTTTGAGACTGTGGTACAGTTAAAAGTAGATTTGAGAGCAAATATTATATCATTTTGGCACTATGCCTATCACCGTCTCTGTGATGGATTCTAATTGAGAATGAATTGAGAATCAGAACTTTGGCATTCATCAACAGAACATACAACCTTTAAAAGATTATAAAACTTTTTTAAATTGTTTTAAATAGGGGTGATGGGATGGATTTTGTTCCACACGAAGTATCGACAGCTTTGTATAATGGCATAAGCGATATCATAAGAAAATTACGTTCAACGCACAATAGAAATAATTGGAGCGATTATGAATCGCACGATTATTTGAGTCTGCCTGTAGCTATCGAGTGGTATAAAGAACATAGCGTCCTATCTGCAACGCTTCTTGAAAAGGATTACAACAAGCTCGCAGAAGAAATTCAGGGGAGATACTTTCTATACGATTGGTACAAGCATTACAGGTTTACACTTAGATATCAGTCCATTAATGGCGATATAATAGAAGAAAAGAACCGCCTGATGGACAGAGAAGTGGTTAATAGAAAAGATATTACTATCGGAAAGATATACAAAGTAGATGGGTTTTACATAAGAATAATAGAGACATTCGAATTGATCGACGACGATCATGGATGCTTTATAGCACAAGCTCTAACAGTGCCAGAACTAATTCAAATGAAGAAAGGAGAACATTAGGCAAAAAAATAGCCCCTATCGTATTACCAGTACGATAAGAGCAACAAATAAGGTAAAGCCTATAAGGGTCGTCCAACCCATAATTGCGATTCATCACACAAAGCTACTGAAAGGCTCGTCAAAGCCATAACTGTAGTCTTGTTTAGCTATTTCTTATTATAGCAGAACATGATGAAAATGCAACCCCTTTTAAACATTTTAAAGTCATATTTTTCAAATATTTTTATCAAACCTTTTAAACATTTTAAAATGACTTTAAACTCTATTAAATTACGGGTTCATAATCGCGTTATAAAAACCTTTTAAACCCCTTAAAAGCGACTAAAAATCGCTAAAAAATGGCTAAAAATCGCTCGAATTGGGTCAAAATTTACAAAAAACAGCCCAAAACGACCGATTTCCTGTTTGTATTTGGTAATTATACGCCTAATTACATCAATATGAGTAAAAATCGCAAGATTTCAAGCCTAGAGTTCGATTATTTGGCTAATATGAAGCCATATATACCAGAAACAGATAAAGACAGCTATAAAGCGCTCAAATATACCATGCTTAACAGCATTGAAGCTGTTTTTGGCGACAAATGGTTCAATTTAAAAGAAGCAACCAGACAGGCGATAGATTACATCTGCTTCCTGTCTATTGAGCGTGGTTTCGTTTATGCAAGCCCTGACCATATTGCTACTCGCTTTGGTATTGGCAAATCTACTGTATATGAAGCGTTAAAATTGTTGCGTGAGGAAGATATCCTGTTCAAAGCAAACAGATGCTCCCGTAAACAAAACGGATTGGGATGTGCTGTACACTTTTTCACCATCCATCCTTATTTTGCTCATATTAATGGTTATTTAAACCTTGATTGGAAAGCTAAAGAGAAAGCTGACTGGAAAGCTAATATCCCTGAAATCCCTTGTGAGACAAGCGTTCCGAGCGATTTGGAGACTCCTACCTTGTCTTTACCTTCTTACGACCTTAAAGAAAAGATTTACATACTAATGTTCCATCATCGTCATCGAATACATCTATCGTTAAGTGTGTTCCAAAAGAGATTAATGAATTATATGCGAAACTCTTCGACTTTAGACTAAGATTTATTTGGGTCAAGATTACGCAAGCATGGAAGACGATCAAGAACGATACTCTTGACCGAGAGTTCCAGATTGAGATTGGTACGAAGATTATTAAGCGCATTTATCAGATTTGGAAAGAAAAAACGCACAATAACTCCGATATGACTATCGATGAGATGTGCGCGTTCGCTTACAAAGCAACAAGAGATATGGTTTATGGTATTCTTGCAGACGAGCATCTGGAAGTCTATGATGCAGAAGAAGTTGCAATTATGGGTGAAGCTGTACGCACTATTCCTAAATACGAAGAGATTTGCTTAAATGTTTATCCTGAATACGACTACGAATCTGTCAAAGATTATGTATCTGCATCTCTGGAATGGGGATTCAGTATGATGAGTCCAGAAGCAATGAACAGAATTTTGGATAATTATGATAGATACACAACGATACCTATTGCGAGTAGATTAGCTTTATGTTCATGATGCACATCTTAACTTGTTTTGATGTCATTGCTTAACAATAAGCATTCATGCAGGATGTTATTCGCTTTACGCATTACTTCAACAGTATTGCTAAATTCGAGAATACCAATAATATTAGAGCAAATTTCATTGATTTGAGAGATATTATATCCTGATTCTCGCATAGCTACAGATACAGTTCCGATGAATATTTCTTTGCTTGTAAGCTTGATTCCTGATCTATTCATATTTACACCTCCTTTGGTAATATCAATTATTTACAACAATGATTGCTTTTATACTAATCCTAGTAATATTTTTTTAATTAATTTTAAAAGCAACACGAATAGCCAGAAATCCGTCGATTTCCAGCCAATTATCGGCTCCCCATGGGATGAAACCAGAGCAAATAACGAGGGTATACACCTCTGTTCGTGGCATTATGTATGAGCCTGTCGCGCAACAGCTAATGCTATTATCTAGTATATCCAACAGAAATTGATAGTATACATTCGGTAATAGATTGCTCTGGAAGGACGTTTGGATAGCTTTATCGGAGATGATGTGGTTTTGCTACACGATAAGCGATGCTGGATCGTAATATTATCGCCAGAGAGACTAGGAATACCCTGTGAGCCGTTAGGGAGTTATATCGTATATTTGTGCTAGATTTACGAGAGAGCCTTATCGTGGCTACGAGAGCGTCCGTGGGTCGTAAATTGAAGTCGGAAGTGTGGGTGGGTGTGTACACTCATTGTGAAATGGAAATGATTTGCTTTCATCTGTAAACCATCCCCCGCCCTTCTGTCTATCCTTTTCACATATTTTTAGTTATGGGGAAACGGACGGTAAAAAGTTATCAAGAAGAAAATTATTTGAATCGAAAAAAGTATTTTTGCCGTGTTCTAAAATGTTTCCTTATTGCAACTTAGTTACCCTGTTTCAAAATAATTATTATCTATTTTAATATTTCTATCGCAAAATTCTTTTTCCTTCCTATCAAATAGTTTCCCAGATGCAAAACTATTTGGATGAAGAAAAACTTTTTCGACTCGTATTATAATTAGTGTAGGCGTGAGGCTTGCTTACTACTTCCCATCAAAAACCAAACCACGACACCACCAAAAACCCACCAACAACCAACGCAACGCGCTACCAGACGCAACAAAACGCCCTTTTCAGCGTGTTTTCCTTGTGTAAGTCCTATTGTCCACCTATTGCCCAAAAACGCCTTACAATCAAAATTCAAAAAAACAAAATTATTTTGCAAAAAGCGTGTTATTTTCTAAAATAATGCTGTACTTTCTTAGGCATGTATGGTATATTTAATACATCGGAAGGGAACACAAAATACTAACCACTGAATGGGAGGAACTACCAATGTCACTACAACAACAATTTGAAATGATCTACGCGCAACGCAAGCAAGCAGAAAAGGCGAACAACAAAAAACGCATCATCATGCACAACGTTATCCTTGACAAAGGAGAAAAGTCCAAGCTTTACAATAAGAATGTTTATGTAATGTAATCAACGTGTGGGATTCTCTAGTCCACTTTTGTACAATCGTAACGAACACGAACGGAACGAAACAAACGCATTTGAGGGAATGCGAAAAACCAAACGGAAAAGGAGAAATAATATCATGAATAAATTCAAATTGGCTCACGCTATCGCAAAAGTTTTGAAGGGCGACTATTCCGCACGTATGGCATACGCTTGGCAGATTATTAAGGCAGACCGCTTGCATGAAGTATCAGAACTGCTCGACGTTGAAACGCTCACGCCTAAAATGTATGTATCTGAATACCCATACGCGACAGCTAAAAAAGCTGACCAGATGCCTAAGAAAGTACGTATAAAATCAAAAACACAAAAAATCTAAGAAGGTTCAACCAATCGAAGAACCAGCGCAAAAAATCGTACATACCGCAATTCCTGAAAACCTTGCAACAGTGTTCACCGCTCAACAGTGCGCGGCAATCGATGAAATTATCACGAACTATGTATATGGCAAGATGGACAAGAGAACAGGCAAACGTAACAATGGCGCGAATGAGCTAGAAGGGGAACACATGGACATGGCGCGTTTCCGCTATAATGACGGAATCGAAGCACTCAAAAATATCAAGGGTGCAACGTTCCCAATGTCCTACACAAACGCAAAAGGCGACGAAGTGGAGTATGATTATACGCCTTTCATGCAACTGCAAACAGCAATGGTTACTTACTTCCTACGCGACTATGTAAAAATGACTGTAAAGCGTTTCTTAGATATGGGCTTGAATTTCAAGCAATTAGAACAAGTACAAGCAATGGCAAGCATTGAAGCGAAACAAAGCTATATGATGGCTTCAAGCAATCGCGGGAATATTGTAGCGTTTGACATTGACGACATCATGGACGAATTTGTATTCGATTCTATGCGCCTAACTTTTAGCGAAACAATGTTCGATAGTGCAGATGATGCGGTTAAAGTATGTTTTATGAGACTTAAAAACGTTATGAGAGTTCAACTTCGTAAACTCCGCAATCAAACACTAGTTGTCACAGAGCAACAAATGTATGTGCAGGAGGAAGGAGTTTCACGCTCTACAGAAGAAGAAGCGTTACAAATGGCTAAGGAAATGGGAATTTTCAGTGATGCAGAAATGGAAATTATTCGCCTACGCCTTGAAGGGTTCAAAAAGGTTGAAATTGATAAGCAAGTGGGCAAACGTACTGACCGCGATTTCAAGCGCATCGAAAAAGCATACAACGCCGCTGTATAAGCGGATTAAATAGAGGAGGGCGCAAAAAGCGTCCTTCCTCAGAAATAAAAATTTCCTAGTGTGTGGTTCTCATAGACTTTTATACTAATACATATGAAGGAGGGAAAAGGCATGAAACAAAAATTATTCGCATATATCGCGCAATTTTTCAAACACCAGCATACAGCACCAGAACGCCGCGAATATACGCCACAAGAACTATATGAAATGGACTTACTGGATTCAGCGGAAGGAATAGCATAGGAAACGCAAAAAATAAACCATTATCGGAGGGCTAAAACATGAAAAAACTTATTACATCCATCATTATTGCAATCATCTTTTTCGTAGGGGCAGGGGTGACGAACGCGAATGCAACCGATTTAAACACTTGTGAAATACAACTTCAAAAGCCTATTCATCATGCCGAAATTGTTATGACTACTGAAAAAGTAAAGAGCGTTTTCTATGAAAAAGGTTGGTACTACTTGGAGACATACGCTGATGACGAAGGCGGTACATGGGTTTTAGAAATTGGGAAAGAACCAAAAAGCGCGGCAAAACTAGACAAGCTGAAAAAGCAATATACAGGAAAGCTTGTAGATGTTCAATATACAGGTGATTATGAATATCTAGGATGGAACATCCACAAATGAGAGAGGGGCGAAAGCCCTTCTTTTTGTTTGGCTTGAAAACGTCATGCAAAAATATTTTTATTTTGCGTGTGGTTTTTGTCTCAAACTGTACAAATACATATGAGGGACAAATCATATAGAAAAGGTGAAAACGATGGAGTTATTTTTTAGATGTTCATGCGGTAAATTCGAACAAGCAACGAACGCGAATTATGCAAGTACAGAAGACGCGAACAAGGAAGAAAATCCTTTATGTTGGGATTGTTTCGATGGGAGACAAGACGCGAAAGCATTCCATGAAAGCGGTGGAATTTTCCGCAACTTTGAAGACTGGATGGAGGACAAAGGCGCGACAATTATAGATGATAGTCATTATATCATACGCGAATATTAATTTTTTCAGTGCGTGGGATTCCGAAAAACTTTTGTACAAATATAATCGAGAGACAATATAAACGGAAAAGGATGATAAACATGAAAACAGTTCAAACATTGGTAAACGTAAAGAAAGACACTAAGGCAGGCAATCATAGAGTTTCCATTTCACAAGGGAAAAGAGATTTTTATTACTATGCTACTGCAATTTGCAAGGTTGACGACACAAAAGGAACTTTTGTGATTGATTCAAGTTATGGCACACAGTCCACAACTCGTGCATGTAACGCATACCGCAAACATTTTGTAGGGATTGGATACCGCGAAGCAAATTAATTTCATATAGGCGTGTGGTTTCGCCATGCGCCTGTACAATTATATATGAGGGACAAAAACAAACGGAAAAGGATGATTAGACATGGACAAAAAGACATTGATTGAGAAGTACAACAAAGGTGAAATTAAGCCTATCGGGGTTACACATATCACGAACACAAGCGGTGTGGCAGTGTGTCATGTTGAACATGGTATCAATGATAAGGTTTTCGGATACATTACGATGGGCGAAACTAAACAATTCTTTTTCGTCACACTTAAATATTTGACTGAAAAAATTGTTTTCCAAGTTGGGAAAATGCGCTTTGACATAGGCGAATTTATGCGCGTTTAGCTCCATAGGCGCGGTGTGAAGTGGGTGGGCGAATGCCTACCCACTTTTTAATTTCAAGCGTGAAAACATCCATCGAAATATTTTTGTTTCGGTGTGGGTTTTTGTTTTTGAATTGTACAAATAAATATGAGGTGATAATCATGCGAAACTTTAAACATAAAGTTGACGTTTACTTTGACTTAGATGGAAATATTGAAGGTCAATTCTTATATTATGGCGCAATTGGAACTATGGCGTTTTCGATGATTGTTGGAACGATTGGAGGGATTTTTTCATGAGCAACAAAGGGATTACAAATGTAGGCAATGGATGGAAATGCACTTGTGGTATCCATAGAAACGCGTCAACGGAAGTTTGGCGCGATTGCGTATGTCGAATTGAACATACAAAAGAACAAGTCGAAGCGTCGAATATTCTATATTGGAGAAAGTTTTGGAATATCGTGTGATTCTATAAAAGTTCTGTACAAATACATATGAGGGGAAAACGAAAGGGGAAATTAAAATGGCAAAAATTTTAATCTTTGAAGGTGCAGGATGGGATGTTGCAGAACATAATGGCGTTGGGAATTGCCGAATCCGCACACGAATCAAAAATATAGATGGAGTTTCCATCTATCTGGAAATGAGCGGCACAAAGAAAAGAAATCGAAGTATTCCAAGTTCTTCGTTTTCAATGCTTACGTTAACCATTGTCATGAAGAAGGCAAGGACAACGAAAGTGAGTTCCGCAGATTCCAATATGGAAGTTATGGCAGTTTCGAATACACGCAAGAAGCTATTTTGAAATTTGTAAACGAAAATCTTAATTGTGACTTCGAAGTCATGAAAGTTGTCAACGATGGTTCAATTCGTGTTCATAGTACAAAGGAAAATTTGTGTTAGTTGTGTGATTCGATTCAATTTTTGTACAAATAACATTGAAAGGCGGTGAAAGGATGGTTGAGATTTTCGGGTTTACATAGCGACTCACATTGAGGATCACAAGGCTCTCGCAGGTGCGAACCTAGAAAGGGGAATGCGATATGTGCTAATTAACCTAGAGACGAAAGGGACAAGAACGATATTAAGGAGGGATGATATATATGATTGTCGAATAGAAATACATCACAAGACTACCAGCACAACGCGCGGTGTTGGTAGTCTCTTTTTACTAAGCACGAAAAAGGCATACAAAGAAATTTGTATATCTTTTTGGCGTTTAGTGTGGGATTTACTAACGCTTTTGTACAATACATAGTGTGAGGGACACACGAAAAGGAGAAGATAAACATGCAAAAAGAATTAACATTCACAAAACATACTCGTAAGGAAGCAGAAGCCAAAGGGCTTCCAGTATTCAATGGATGCAATCATTATGAAATTGATATGTCACATTTGAGAGGGCGTCATGAAGATGGGCATGAGGATTGGATGAATACAATTGTCGTGAAGCTTCCATTCGGAAATGCACTGACACTTTGCGTAATGCAAACAGGCGGTAATGAGGTATGTATAGATAGTGCATTCCATGGCGATAACCTCGATGAACATAGAGTATATGCAATGGGTGGCGGTCAAGAAAAAGATACAAATGTATACAACAAAAACATTTATGCGCTGATTGCAAAGGCGAAAGAAATTAAATAATAAATTTTTCGGGAGTGTGGGAAACCACACTCCTTTTGTACAACTACTATTGAGGGACAAAACAAGAAAGGGAATGGTGAATATGGGACGCGGTAATGCATGTGTTCATGGTGAATATGAGGGGCTTTACTATGTAGATTGGGACAACTTCCAATCCACATTTGAAGACGAAGAAGGGGAATATGTTGATTATGAACTTCAATACGAAGAGTGGAGAACTTCGCTAAAAACATTCGTCAGAGACTTCACACAGAAATATAAAAGCTTTTCCGAATGTGACGAATGGGTGAGCAATGGAGAAAGAGCAGTTATGGAAAGCACACTTTTCTATATTGTTGTCGAAGATAATGAATGGAGCATGGCTATAAAACTGATTCAAAAGGAACAGGATTATTATAGCAGGGGTAACTTTAAAAATCTTCAAAAAGGTTTATATAAAAAATACCTTGAAGGCATGAAGAAATGCCTGTTTAATCAGTTCGACGAGTTAGGAATATATGGCGGCGCATGGACAAGTGGCAGAATCCAAAAGAATCAAGCGGCATAATTTTTCTTGGGGCGTGTGGAAGCACGCCCCTTTTGTACAACTATTATCGACAAACAAATTAAAACCGACAAGGGGATATGACAAATGAACACAACTAAGACAAATAACGCAGGTAAAACTTTTGAAGAGATTTTGAATGGACTTCTTGGCGACATGGAAAAGAAATTCGCAATGGCGATGGCGATAGAGCAAGCAAAAGAAAAGATGAACGAAGAACTTCAACAAATGGGCGATATGGTCATGGGTTCTATAGAAGTGGAAGAATGCCCATGCGAACGCAATTGCGGAGCAGTCAAAGTATCGGCAGAATTTACAGCTATGACATTTACGCAAAAAGGAATTGAAGTAAAGGAAGGCAAGATTGAAAACATTCTGTCATTCAACGAATAGTACACAAGTCTAGCCAACTACGGTTGGCTAGTGAATCGAACGCATAAGTGGTTCCCTCAAACCTTTTCCTACCTTGTGCGCTCGATTCACTACACATGGCTCTGAAAATTAATGCTTGATAAGGTTGTCCCTCAAAACCTTTTCCTCCTTATTGAGCATTAATTTTTGAAGCTGTGGGATTTCGCTTCATATTTGTACAACTATTATCAGGAGGGATTAACATATGAATTATCTTAATATTCATGCAGTATCAGAAACCTACGAGCTGGTTGTTGATGCAATCGAAAGCGCGAAGATCGAAGACGCTGAACAAATTGAATGGCAAGACGCTTATGTCATGCTTCATGATTCGATGCACGACAAAATGATTAGCGCATACCATTATGGTGAGCCAGCATACACGAAAGACTTGTTCCTGATATTCGGTGAAATGCTTTCGATAATGCACGATGGGAAGGCGCGAGAAGTCGAATACAATTCGATTATCAATTCCGTCAAAGAGCGTATTAAATTTCTTAATGGCGGCGAAATAATGGTATGGGTTAATGTTTACACAATTACACGCGAATATGGCGGTGCAGAAGAAGGCGGTTGGTATTATGATTGGAGAAAGTTATCAGACTCACAGCTTTGTAAATATGAAGATGCTGAAAATATTGAAGCATCTATGCGTGAAAAGTACGGAGAAGGCGAAGGAAACATTTCAAGCGTCCTTGGTGGTTACGAGATTGATATATGTATCGAAGGTAGTCGCGGCGCGTCACGCTCGACATGCAGACCGCACTATGAATAATTTTTACGATGTGTGTGATTTTGTGATAAATTTGTACAATTAATATCGACAAACAAATTTGGAGGATGATTGAACATGAAACAAACAATCGTAGGGAAATTGGAAAATATCAAATCAAAAATCGATAACGAACTGATTAAGTGTGTCATTGAGGATGCACTTGAAAATAACGAAGACGCGCAATTATGGCTTGAAGATGTTCGTCAATATGGATGCCAAAGTGGTTCGGTGTCTGGTCTGATTTATCATGATGATACAAAAAAGTTTTTCAAGGAATACGCCGTTGAAATTGGCGAAGCATTCTTTGAATATAAAGAAGAGTTTGGTGGCTGTCCACCAATTAACGACAATATTAATTCGTTCGATTGGTTCGCTTGGTTCGGCTATGAGTGGGCAGTTTGCAAGGTGCTGGACAAGTTGGAAAACTACGAAGAATAGGCATATATTTACACCAAAAGCCCATGACTATGATATAATGGTTGTGGGCTTTTGTATGAAATTAATCCATAAAATTGTTGTGAATTAATTTGATGCAAGTGTGTGAAAACATGATTGTTTTGTACAAATATAGATGATATAGATGAGGTGATAGATTGGCGAAGCAAATAGATAGAGAAATTAAAATCACGATTTCTGAACGCGAAACTTATTCTTATGAAACAAAAGAAGAAGCTAGTCAACATGATATATTTATGATAGCGGCTGGATGGTTAAGAATAGATCAATACGAATATGAAGGGACTTTTTATCAAATATTCACGAAAGGAATTGAATATGACCGCGATAAAAACAAAACCGAAAGTCGTTTCCTATAAAGGTTTCAAAATTAAAGAGGTTGGCGATGAGTTCCATGTCTTCACGAAAGACGAATGGGCTATGCCAGCGGCGGTTCGTGTCGTCGAATGGGAAGCTGGAACCATGCAGGAAGCGAAAGACTTTATAGACTCATATTAGGGAGTGAAATAATGACAATCAATGAAAGAGCTATACAACACCTGAAAGAACTTGATGCTTTCAGTGTTCCAAACCCTATTGTCGCAAAGGCGTGCAAATGTCACGAACATTATGATTGTTGCGATTGTGGCGGAAATGAATGTGGATGCTCATATTGTTTTTCTTGTAACGCTTGTGAAGAATGTTTGAGTGAATAAAACCTTGATACAAGCGTGTGTTTTTACCTTGTATCTGTATAACTATATTGTGAATAGAAGTTTACTTTTATTGACTTGCATAAGAAGGTGATGACTTGTCAAAAGAAGATGACCTGTACAAACAGGCAATGAAGCGAATTGCTGAACTTGTGGATGAAGTTTTGCAGACTTGCGATGATGTTGCAGATGAAAACCATTACGAAAGGGAATGGGTGTTGGAGCAATTTAGAAGTCAGTTCAACAAATCAAAGCGAAATCGGACTCAATAAAACCTTGAATTTATGGAGGTAAAGTTAATGATTAAAGTAGTTTCAATAATTGAAAGTGTTATAAGTGGGTACGATGCTTATGTAGAAACAAAAGAAGGGAAACGCTATTATATTAATTGGGCAACAAAACCTACCGAAGATGAAGTAATAAGAGCATGGAAAGAAGATAAAAGATGGTTTACGCATATCAATTAATATTGATGAAAATCAATTATTACGGGCTACAGAGATACAGCCCTCCTTTTAAATTGGATAGGAGAGATTAAAATGAATTTATACTACGTTACCTATGAAACCTCAGACGACAGTAGCGGCTACCTACAAGAGTTTGTTGTTGCAAGTAGTGAATCAGGAGCCGAGGATGCAATTATCAATAAGTTTCGTGGAAGTGGATTGAGCAAAAACGATATAGTTGCAACATTGGTTGAGGTTGATGGATACACTATTTGTGTAATGCCTAAATAAAACTGGATTCAGTTGTGTGTTTTTAACTTACATCTGTACAACTATAGATGTAAGCAATAAAACATATAAATGAAAGTTGGTGCAGTAATGAAAACTAATAATGATAAAGTTATTGAAACATTTATTAACGGTATGACTGGATTTTATTCTAACAGAATAAAAATAGAAGATGCACCACATGCTACAAAATTAGTTTATAATATAGATGAAAAATATCCTTCTGGTTTTCGTGATATAGCAATCTATACAAAACATGACGGTATGGTACGGCTTACAGGACATCCACCATATCATCCAATACAACACAGATTATTGATGACGATTCGTAATGTTTCACCAGAAAAGCTTTACCCTGATCCTGATTATCTATTAGGGTTCAGCGGTTGTTGCAAACAAACAGGGAATATATATAAATTCGAGTGTCCTAAGTGCAGATATGATTTGGAATTGGCTATAGCACATGAAAAGGGAATCACTTGGGATAAGGCTATTAATTGCAATTTGTGTGATTCGTTATTGTTTGTTGAATCAGCTTCTGATGAAATCAATGTACATATTATCTGAATAAATTTTTACTCAATTGTGTGATTCACTCATACTTTTGTACAAATTAATGTGAATGGACAGGTTGGAATGAAACTTACTGGTGCTGAAAGAAATGCTTTAAAGTTGGATTTTGGTTTTCCCTTGCGAGTGAAAGGCGAGAATATAGAAGTGAAAAAGTGCGAGTCTTGGACTGTGATCTATACAGTTGAAGAAGGAAAGAAGATTGCCCAAACAATAATATCAAACAATAAAACGTACAAGGCTGGAACAAAGAGAGGTGAAGGCATAGCTTTTGAACGCCTTGACAATAAGGAAATACAAGAACAAAAGGAAGAGTTAGGTTCTATTATCAAATCGAGAATAGATGAAATAGGATCTAGTCTTAGAAAGCTTGAAAGCTCAACGAATGTTCATAGCCCACAAATTCATGGTATAACTAGCGGCAATAAGAATTATACCATAGAAAATTTTTTAAGAGTGCTGAATGCTCTTGATTTGGAGATTACAATTTCACAAAAACAGAAAAATAAGGAGGACATCATGAAAGTCTGGACAGTTAAATTTAAAAGCTTTAACAGGGAAGATTATTGCGAAACTGTATCGGGACGCAATGAAGAAGAAGCAAGAAAGAATGCCCTGAAAGCCGTTGTTCGCCATGATGATCGTGATAAAATTTATTGGATTAAAGAAGATATTTCTGCAAATAAAAATTCAATCTAGCGTGTGACTCCATCTCACTTTTGTACAATAATTAGTGAGATGGTACTACATATAGTGACTCAAATGATAAAATATATGTTTGAGATACTATATGTAGTATACTTCGTTAAATAAAATGTGAGTTCAATTTAGAATTTAGGAAGTGTATGGGATGGAAATAGGGTATATGGACTTGATCGAATTAAAAGAGTCTTGTAATAATACTGATCGCGATATTATCAGTGCAAATATAAGGCGTATCGTAAAGTCTAAAAGGATAAAGTATTCTGAAATTGCCGAAGCGCTAAGCGTCAACATTCAAACTGTTTATTCTTATACAAAAAAAGTGGATACACAGTAAAGCCAGAACCATTTACATTACTGCTACTGTCAACATATTTACATGTCGACGTAGCAGAATTTTTTTATAATGTGTGATTTCGGATTACTTCTGTACAAATAATACTGACGACAACAAGGAGAAGATGAAAATGACAAAAGATAATCTTGGGAACCGCATGAAGGGATACGAGGATGTATCTCGATATTACCTAATGAAAAGAATGCCTATAATCCTACGAATTGATGGCAAAGCATTTCATAGCTATACAAAAGGATTAGAAAAACCATTTAGTTCTTTCCTGGCTAATTGCTTTTGGGAAACTTCGAAGTATGTTGCTAAAGAAATGATGGGTGTGAAAGTAGCATATCACCAAAGCGATGAAGTTTCTTTCCTATTGACAAACTATCACAAATTGACAACCGAATCATGGTTCGACAACAATCTACAAAAGATGGTTTCTGTTGCGGCTTCATTGTTCACATACAAATTCAACGAACTGACTCGCGGCATTATCGACAAGCCAGCACTATTCGACTGTCGAGCGTTTGTCCTACCTAAAGAAGAAGTAAACAACTATTTCATTTGGCGACAACAAGATGCAAGCAAGAACAGTATTTCGATGGTTGCACAAGCGAACTTCTCACACAAGTCGCTTCAAGGGTTGAATGGAAGTCAATTGCAGGAAAAGTTGTTCAGCGAAAAAGGAATCAACTGGAACGATCTTGAAACGTGGCAGAAACGCGGTGTATGTATTACAAAAATTCAGTACAACAAAGAGACTGAACAAGGAATTGCACAGCGTACCAAGTGGGATGTTGACATGGAAATCCCTGTGTTTACACAGGATAGAAATTATATTGAAAAGTTTTTATAAAAGCGTGAGGATTTTCGCCACTCTTGTACAATTATATATATGAGAGGAGGTGAAACACTTGGACGAAAGAGTTATCTTCCAAATGATTGCCCAGATGTTGGATGCGAATAAAGATGAGTTTACTTATCACGCAATCAAGCGAATGAGAGAACGAAACATTGAAACATCTGATGTCTATGATATTCTCAGGAACCCTACAGAGGTAGATGACGAGCGAGAATCAGAAGACCAAATGTTCACAGGGAAATATAATTATAGAGTCAAGGGAAAATTTGAGTGGTCTGTTGTCATATCAATAGATTTTCCGAATAACATGTTCATCGTCACAGTAATTGATTAATGTTGATGATTGTTATATAATGGGTGAAAGGAGCGTGATGTCTCTTGGCTATTGCAAAATGTGTAATATGTGGGTGTGAAGATGTTAGAGAAGAAGTTTTGCACATACCACTAAAGGTCAAATCAACTCACATGAAAAGTGATACAGTACCAGTCAATGGATCGAAATGTATGCAATGTGGCGAGCAATACATCAATGGGAAGACATTGCAAAAAATCGAACAAATAGAGAAGTCTATCGAAGAGATGGAAAAATCATTTAATGAATTAGCTGTTGGAGCCTAGAAATAGGCTCCTTGCTTTATATTGAGGTGACTAATGAGTAGCGTGTGATTCTCTGGTGTTTCTGTACAACTATAAGTATAATAAGGAGGTTGTGACATGAAAGTAGTCGCAAAAATTAATGAAGAAAATATTATCAGTCTAAATATAGAACTTGAAGTTGGTACACTAAATCAATTAACATTCTTAGGGAACTATGAAAATGTTCGTAAAGCTTTGACTGAATCCGTTTTAAATCAAGCTAAAAATGGTGACAGACAAGGCGTTGAGGATACTCTCGAAGAGATGTACAAGCTTCGCTTTTGGGAAATTCTTGGCGTTGAGCAAGGAGCAATTGAAATTCGCGATGGTAAACTGTTCGGCTTGAATAAGAAGGTTGAACTAGATGATTCTTTGCAAGCGTTGGTTGATAGTACAAAGGTTTTTAAAGAATTAAATGAGTAATATGTTTTGAAAGCGTGTCGTCATCTATTGATGTTGACACAACTTGAATACATATTATTGGAGGTACGTTATGGGTAAATTACTATACTTGAACAAGCAAGATGAAGGAATTGCAAGATATATGGATTCTGGTATCGACGCTTCCAAGCTACAAAAAGGCGTCGATTTTCATATTGCATCAATATTTCTAGTAGATGATAATTTTGAAGCTCATTCGCTAGGTGAATATATCGGAAAAAGTAGTAATGAATTGTTTCAAGGAGTCGAAAGCGGATATATTCAAGTTGCAAAAAAAATAGTTAGTGGTGTTACAGGGTTAATGGAAACACCATATAACAAAGGCGTTCCGTTTTATCGCGTAAAAGGTAATATTGACATCGACTTAGCGACTGATGTCGGATTGGGTGTTGTTCGATATCAAGGTGAATATTATCTGTATTCTCCAACTAGCGATGATGATCAGATGGATGCAATTATGGAAATGATTATGCTAAAAGTATATTTCCAGCTTATGAATCCAAATGAAGTTGACCAGAAGCTTGCGGCATCATTCTCCAAGTTTCATAAAATGATATTAGTGAACATGACATCGAACGCACAGAAACATATCAACCGCTTAAAAGAAATTTTTGCTGGTGTGTGATTCATACACACTCCTGTACAATTATTTATGGGAGGTGTAAATGTTGAGCGACGAAGAAGGATATGTTCGAGAGGAATGGGTATACGCTGGAATGCACGTTGGCAGTAAAGGTAAGAAGTCTTACGGTTGGGTGAATGTAAACGATCTGGAAGAAATCCACTGGTTCGACAAAAATCTCGTAACATCATCTGTAGGGAATATGTACTATGTGTATGTGAAGCATAAAGGTGAGGGTGCGCTTTCCGTAAGGACTAGTGGCGTAAATATGCCTGCATGGTTCGGAAGACTCGACAACAAGGAGAAGGTTAGAGAGTGGGCTATTCGAGACGAAGCCGCAAGACAGCAAGCGGCAACGAAGTCCATGAACACGAAGGCAAACAAAGAAGCACCACTCGATGAAGAATTTGAAAAGATACATAGAATGTCGGCAAGACTAAACACAACTGAAAAGCTTGCATTGATTGCTAAGTTATCTGAAATTATTTTAAGGGCGTGAGTTGGTATGATTATCGGCACAACGAAAAATGTTTTGGAGGAAGGAACTGATAGAGTTCTTCTAACAAAGGGTAGAGGTTATGGTGTAAAGAAGGATGGAGATACAATCACAATAGTTCATAATGATATTGGTGAGCCTATGGTCGTTTCGACAAATGGCGTTAGCAAAGAGTTTCGTGAAAAATTTGTAGTATATGAAGGGTGAGCGTGGGGTTCTCTCACGCTCTTGTACAATTATATATGAGGTGACGGTGATGAACTACAACAAAATAAACAAGATTATGCTTTCTAATGACGATGCAGTGAAGATTGTCGAATGGGATAGAGATAATCACAAACGGTTCTCTTCTATTGAATTTCCCCTGTCAGAAGGGGTATTGCTGGTGTCTGGATATGTTGAAATGTTCAATATGAATCTTACGACAGGTGTGTACTTCAAGATTGAATCTGATGGGGTTTCTTTTTCCATTCTTGATTGGGAGTCTAGGAAACAGCTTGCATCATATAAGATGGACGTGAGCATGGCTGAAACAGGGAAATTTTCTAACGTTGTTGTATATCAACAAGGAGTGACAGAGGAAATGTTGGAGAAGGATTTTTAAAAACCAAGCACACTTGGTTATGTCAACATTCCAGTACATGAACCATCATAAGCATGTAGTTGAATCAAAGACAGTGAGAACGTCTACGACTAAGAAAGCCAAGCATAAAAGCGGTGGCAAGAATCGAGTCGTTAAACTATCGAGTGTGGAGTACAGATTTAATTTTGCCAAAGAAAATACTGGCGAAAAAAGAGGATATGAAAGGAAAACAGAATCTTGGCATCAGAAAGGATTCTGGCGCTTTTATAAAAAGAGTGGCAAGTCTGTATGGATTGCTGAACAAATTAAGGGTAGCGGTAAGAATATTGAACCTAAGACATATAAGATGTAGTTTCATCCCGAAGAACTTGTGCTACAATTAAGTATATGAACAGATATTCATATCTTCAATTGGGTTCAAGTTCTTTTTAATATGCATGGGAATTATAAAATGATTTGTACAACTATAAATGAGAACATATTCGAGAGGGGCAGATAATATGGCAGGACAATTGGAAAGAGTAATGTGGGGATTTGATCACTATATCAATGACAAGGCTCTTAAAGAGCAGTTTCAAGAGTTATATGCGAAGGTTGTAGAAGAGAACAAGAATAATGTAATCGCCTTCATTCCTGTTGGTCAAGTTGATTGTGATAAGCTTGATATCAGCAACTATAATTGGATTGAGGATTACGAAATTAACTCTGGTACTCGTAAATATGAAGATGACGAGTTTGATACGGAAGTTGAATATATTGCTCATATTAAAACAAAAGCTGATGAGAAGTTCGGAAAATATGAAATCAAAGAACAGCCAAATGATGATGAAGAAGATGACCATAGCACGATTCACGCAATTTATGATGACGAAGGCGAAGAGGTTGATTGGGAATACCTTGAAGGCGAAGCAAAGGAAACGATTGAACGATTGAAGCAAGATTGGATTGAGGAGCAGCCTGAATTTGAAGACCTTGAAATGGAATACCATGAAATTTACTGGAACACTGTATGGCGGTTTAACAATCACTTAGATAGAGAAGTCGCTAACAAGATTGGTCTTGGTCATCTTGCAATGAATGAATCTGGCGATGAATACTTGTTCCTTTTAGGTTGTGGTATGGACTTGACTCCAAAGATTGTCGCATATCAAGCATTGACGCATGGCTATATCGATGAGTCATATTTGCGATACTTCCAAAGCGATATAAGCTATACTAAACATGTTATGGGTCAAAGTGTTTGGAATGAAGTGATTGAAAAGCTTGATATTAAGAGATTTTTTGAAGAAGAAGGGTCTGGTGTGTGATATGACACATCAGATTTTTCTTTTGAAAATAACTAAAAGTTTCTTTAAACAATGTATACAGGGCAATTTTCTGTGCTATAATGTTTGTAGTAATTGCAAGGGGGTTGTAGCTTGCAAAAAGTATTAGAACGTATAGAGAACTTCTTAAATAGAATATGCGATACCCATCATAAGATATTAGGGTATCCGCTAAATAAGAATGTTTTTGTTGCATATGTTTGGCTCTTTATGATCGGAATATTTGTCGCATTAATTACTGGTGGAAAGTAGAAACCTAAGAAAGTTTTAGAAGATCGTGTGAATTTGCAGATAAGCTGTACAACTATAGACGAAATCGTAAATCGAAGGGAGAAAATAAATCATGGCTACCCAAAAAACAACTGGTATTCGGAAACCACAAGTTGCTGGAAAGACAAAAGCGAAAGCGAAAGAGAAAGAGAAAGATGGTGCAGTTGCAGTACAAGATCCACAACAAGTTATTGTTCAAGGTGAAGGCGAAAATGAAAATCCTGTAGAAGCTGGAACTAACAACGAACAGCTTGTCGAAGATAACGTTAATGTTGAAAATCAAGAGCCGCAAAATCCTTCTGACAGTGACGAAAACAAAGGTGAAACAGATAGAAAAGATGCTGGTTCTGAAATTTCTGACGAAGAATGGGACAAAGGAAAGCGCGATGGTTTCATAGAAGAAAACGAAGATGAAAATGAAGGTGTACAGCTTAAATTAAAAGATGATGGTGATATTGCAGAGGAAGAAAAGAAGGAAGGCTCTAATCCAATGTTGAAAGATATAGAGAAGAAAGAAGAAATTGTTCCTTTCTCTCGCAAGACTAAGCTTGAATATTCTTCAAGCAATGTAAGCATCAAGTCGCTATTCAAGGAGTGGAAGAAAGACCAGTTAATCAAAGCTAATCGCGAGCAAGAAGTTGAGCAAGCGATAAAAGATGGGAAACCTATTCCTGAGTGGGAAGACGAAACAACACTTCGCTTCGACCTTGCTATTCAGCGTAACGAAGCTTGGTCTGACTACCAGAAAAGCGACCTAATTCATACCATTCTATATGGGTACTATGTGTTCCCTGTGTTAGTACAAGATTCGAACGATGGCAAGAAGTGGTTCCTAGATGGTAAACAGCGTATCACAACGTTGATGACTTATATTAATGGAGAATGGGCTTTGAGCAAGAAGACAAAGACAGTCTATGGACATAAGATCGCTACAATGAAGTTTAAAGACTTGACTGAGGAAATGCAGGATGAGATTTTGGATAGAACGATAACTTTGGTTCGCATGAAGAACATGACAGAACCAGAGCGCGATGAAATGTTCGTTAAGCAAAATTCGGGTTCGCCACTCACTCGGATCGAACTTACTCGCGCCATGCATAGCGAACTTATTTCGTCTATCAACCAATTGTCTAAGATTCCATTCTTCAAGGATGATGTTGAGTTGTCGAAGAAAGCGCGTGATCGCTTTGTAGACCAAGAAATTATTCTGCAAATTGCGATGTTGTTCGAAGAAGGAAAAGAAAAGATCAAAGGTTTTGGTGCAGGACATATTCAAGAGTATGTACTTCGCTTAAAAGAAGCTGAGAAGACAATCTCAGATGAATTAATGCAACGTTTTGAAGATGATGCAACATATCTCACGCTTGCATTTGAGGAATATGAGATGGATGACATCAAAAAGGCATTGAAGAAGATTCATGTTCCAATAATCTTCTATGTAGCTGAGACTGCTATAAAAGAGAATCTTCAACCTAAACTTTTCGGTGACTTCATTCGTAGTTTCTTGATTTCCAATTACAGCGTGGAAAGCAAGTATGGTAAGTCGTGTCAATCTGGTTCTTCCAAGAAAGAAAATGTTTTGACGCGTCTTGATGAAATGTCTGCATCACTAGAATCCTTCTTGAAGATGGTTAAAGAAGCCGCGACTATGGAAGAAGGGGTAAAAGCTTTCGATAAACATCTTGCAGATATTAATGGAATTGAACGACAAATGGATACTGATGATATTGAGTAAATAGTATTAAAATCACATAAATATAAAACAAAAGGCAAATAAAAGCGCATAAGTACTCATAACATCTTAGATTTTTTTTGGGTATTGAGGGAAATGGTCTCAATACCCTTTGCCTTTTATACATACATAGATTATAATAGTCTCATACTCGGAACAGTAAATTGTTGAGCAGGAGATGCCAAAAAGAAAAGGCAAAGGTAAATGCCAAAAAAACTAGGGAGTGTAATCTGTCATGATGTTCAACACATACAATATGAAAATAAAAGCTCTATATCTTGAAAAGTTTGAAAATCAAGATACAAAGGATGTTTATGCTAGATTGTTTAGAAAGTCCTTTGAAACAGAAGAAAGTATGCAAAAAGATATTTACGATTTCAACGATGAGGAGTTTGAGAATTTCTTTGTAAATACACTGAAACCACGCACTAAAGAAAGTGCGCGTACATATTGTAACGTTCTAGCGGCATATGTACAGTGGGCAATAGATAATAAGTACTCTCACCAGCTAATAAATCCTATAAAAAGAAGACAAGAGTACTTTTATGAATTTGTACAAAGTGCTACAAAGATGTATTTTTCTTTCGAAGAGAAAAAGGCGATTATAAGCACACTAATGAATAAACAAGATAGTTTTATAATTGAAGGTTTGTGGAATGGGATACAAGGTTCTAAGGTTTGTGAGTTAGTGAATTTAAGAATAGATGATATTGATGCAGTAAACAACGAAATTAAGCTACGTAACGACAAAGGTGAAATAACTAGAGTATTAAAAGTAGATAATGAAAGCAATGTAATAGAAATGGCAATACTAGCTAACAAGGAACGACAATATTATAAAATGAATGGAAGCGTGGATTACGCTCCAAATATTAAAGAATACATTGAACTGGGTTCTTCAAGATATGTACTAAAAAGTGCAAATATGAGCCGCAAAGTTAGCATGGACGGAGGTGAAAAAATAAGTCATTATACGGTTTATAACCGTTTAGAAATGGTAAGACAGTTAGAAGAAATGGAAGAATATACAGATGCATTAACGACCAAGTACATCGTGCGTAGTGGCATGATATATATGGCGTTGCGTTTATATGAGCGAGATGGAGAATTAGGTAGATCACAAATCGATGAGATTTGTGTAAAATTCAATATGAAGTATAAATGGTCATTGCGTGACTTCTTGAACTTAGACACACTTAACGAATTGTATCCGTCCGAAATGAAAAGAATACAAATACAGAAAATCGCAATGGATGAGTAATTTCCTCCATTGCGATTTTCTTAAATTTCAGGATAATCAACAACGTTAAACATGAATGAAATAATAAATACCATAATAATGACTAATAAAGTAATTACTAATATCACTGTTCGTGAATACCATTTGGCTCTGGTAAGGGAAAGCTTTGCCTTTTTTCGACTAGCTAAGTGTAGTGCATATATTAATTCGATTCTCTCTAAAAATGTTCTTGGATATTTGAAATCATATTGAACTATTCCTTTATATTCATTTTTCTGGAATACGAGACATTTGAGTTTATCAGAAAATATATAATTCCACTTTACAAGGTATGCTATTCGAAGTTGACCAAGAAAGTACCCTAAAAGGAGAGTGCAAACTATCATGAGAAAATCTTCTATTCTAACAGCGGCTTTAAAGCCCCATATGTTTGCAAGCATGTCAATGAATTTTTTTTCTACACTGAATATCTCCATTTTAACTTTATCCTTTCATTCAAGGTTGTTTCTTTTAAGAAAATCTGTATATACACTGTACACTTCTTCATATAGTTCTTCCCTCATTTTTTCGTCTTTAACCTTCTTGTACAATTCTCCAAGAAGTTCCTTGAAACCATCATGTTCATTGATGACATTTTTGACATTACTTTGTACCGAAGGGTGTATTTTGTCCAATGTCTTAAAGAGCAAATCTTCATCTAATTTCAGAATCTGAGCTAGTTTCAATATCACTTCATCTCTGGGCGACTTTTGACCACGCTCAACTAAGCTAATAAAATTAACAGACACGCCGCAAAATGACGATATAGACTTCAAAGTTAATTTCAATTCTTTGCGTCGTTTATTTATAAGTTCGCCAAAAATGATTCTGTTATCATTTTGCAACTGGACACCCCCTATGCAATATTGTGTCAAAATTGTAACAACTGAATACAACTGTCATTTATTAAGCTTTATTGCGAAAATAGATTTGACTGGAAGATTTTATGGATTGCACATTATTATATTAGGGGCTATGATGGTGTAGCATGTTAAACCTATGGTTTAATTTACCCGTTTCGTATTTTTTTATACGATGCATATTCCTTTGATATAGCGAAACAAGAAATTCGATAATCATAAAACGTGGTGACTGTCAACAAATTATCTTTTCCACTACGAACATTGATTATACCTCTGGTTTAAGATATAATCAACTTAGGCGGAAAAAAGCAAACAGATGTTCCTATTTATACGAACACCACGAAATTGGAGGATGAGTCAATGAGTAAAAGTATGAAAGAAGAATTATTGGAAATGGGTTTTAAAGGCGCACTATTACACAATTTACTTCAAGTCATTATTGATAATGATACGCTTCACACATTCTATAACTTCATCCTAGAGAGTGAAGGGGAGAAAATGACGAAGGTACTACTTGTACATAAATTTAATGAGTATATGCAAGACAAGAAATCATATGAGAATTGCGAAGAATTTGTTTCAGCGTTGCAAACTGCTGATACAGAAGAAGAAAAAGAAAAGGTTGTTGAAAAACTGTTTGCACAAAGCGCAAGTCAATCAATGCTGAAAAAAGTAGTCAGTGTTTTAGAAGTTAGCTCTACCGAAGATGTTTTGAAAATGTATCAACTGATTGTGAAATGGCGAAAGATGCACAATCCGAATGAGATTTTCACTCTGTTAGAATCATTGCCCATCTAGTGTGTGGGTAAATATGACTAAAAGGAGGGGTATGTGATGAGCATTGACAGCACATGATAATAGGTCGGAAGACAGTCCCGACTATTGTGTTTTACAGTTGCGAAAAAAAGTACTGAAAGGGGTTGACTATCGCCGTGAAATCACTTATACTAGTAAATGTCGAGAGGGAAGCCTTCCCATAGACGTTTTTTAAACAAGGGAGATGCCAAAGAAAGTACGGTACGTGATTGACAATGAGTAAGGATGGTGATATTATCAAATAGAACCATTTGTAAGATATACAACATGATTTGCAACATGAGTAGTGAGGGGCAATAAAAACGTAAAACCTGTGAAGAACAAGTTGTACCCCTCTGAACATGAGAACATGAAGCGAGAAGATCGCTTTATGTAATCACAATTCAGGGGAGATGTTTGAGAATGGGTAAAACAAACTTGGAGCAAACAAAAGGCAAAATCAAATTGGTAGGTCGTGTTAAGGGTATCAACAACGATAACTCCAAAAAAGAAGGTTTCACGAAGTCAGACAAGCAGTTCAAGTCACTTCAATTCTTCTTGGAGACATCGGCGGTAAACCAAGTTCGAGTAGAATTGTTCGGTATGGAACGCGATGAAGTAGTCGCTTATTCCAGCAAGGCGAAGCAATCGAAGAAAGTTCCTTGGAAAAACCGTAAGAATGACTTAGGTGATTACAAGGTCTTGGGAACTGGATGCTACCTTGAAGTTGACCCATCCGATTCTAGCAAGAAATTGCGTCAAGTTTTGCCCGAATTTGATGCAGTAGATTACATCAAAGCCAATCTGAAAGATGGCGACATCGTTCGAGTGAATGGCGAAATCGACTTCCAAGAGTACGAAAACAAGCAAGGCAAGAGAGTTTCTTCTAAGAAATTCATTATCAAGTCCATCACAAAGATTGATGGAGCGCTTGACTTTAACTCTCCTGAGTTCAAAGAAGAATCGAAATTCGAGCATGAAATCGTCGTTTCTGACGTAATGCTGGATGACGAGAGCAAGCGTCTCCACGTAAATGCAAAGGTAATTAAGTATGGCGGCGATATTGTAGATACATCATTTACTGTAGATACTGAAAAGTATCCAAAGCTTGCTGGCAATATGTCCAAGCGATTTGGTTTCGGTGACTTCATCAAAGTCTATGGACTCGTTATCAACTCCGTTGTTCTGAAAGAAGCAGAAGAAAGTCTCGAAGACGCTTCTCTATCTGACGATGACGATTGGGGCGGCGACGAAGAAATCCAAAAGGACTTTGAGAATAACTACATGAAAGACTACATTCAAGAACTGCAAATCATCTCTGTAGATTCCTCGACTTATGAGCCGAAGAAGTACAAAGAAGAAGACCTGATTAGCGAAGACGAAGATGCGTTCAATGGTGACGTAAAAGGCGACGCAACAGGTGGAGATGATTTCTCCGATGAAGACGAAGATGGAGATGGCTTGGATGATCTTCCTTTCGCGTAAACTTTAGTTGACACATAGTTAAAGTGCCAATGAAAGTACCGAGGGGGAAGAGTCGAAACCGAATAGTTCTTCCCCTTTGGTACTCAATACCAATACCAAAACCAAAGGGGTAATGTCTAAATGATTAATGTACTCAATATCCAACCTAACCAACCGAAAGCTTTGATTTACGAATATATCTTCCTTGTGTATGGAGTAGGTAAGGCTGGTAAGTCCAGTTTGTTCTACAAACTAGCACAAACTGATTACATCGGCGGTCTGGATAAAGCACTACTGATTGGCTTCGAGAAGGGTTTCAAAGCATTGCATGGTATTCATGCTGTTGCCATTCCTAACGAAGACCCAGACGATAAGCGTGATACTTGGGTTCAATTCCAAGACCTTGTATCACAGTTGGTAGAACATCGAAAAGTGGTATCATACCGAATGTTGGCGTTCGATACACTTGATTATATGTACAAGTACGCTACTGAATATATCATCAAGCGTGAACGTATAGCTCGTAAGGATGCTAAAATCAAGCAAATCAACGACATTCCTTGGGGACAAGGACATGCAATGGTCGAAGAAGAGGTTGATAAGCAAATCAAACGTCTTGTCAATGCTGGCTATGGAATCTTCATGATTACTCACGATAAGGAAAAGAAGATCGAGACAAAGAGTGGTCAGTCCTATGATAAGACAACTGTAACACTTCCAGAACGAGCAAAGAATTTGTTCGTAAATATGTCAGACTTCATCCTGTACATCAGCATCGATAAAGAAGTTGTGAGCGGAAATGTTAAAGAAACTCGCCACATCTACTTCCGCTCTGATGGCGATATTGAAGCAGGAAGTCGCTTTGAGAACGTGCCTAACCGAATCGAATATGATGTTGATCTCTTCTTGGAGACGTTTGAGCAAGCAGTACTTTCGTCCTATAATAACGATGCTAAAGCCGTTAAGAAGGCAAAGGTCGAACAGGAAAAGCAACTCGAAGAACGTGTTGAAGAATACGTGAACGAAGAAGTAGAAGGTGCGGAAAAGACTCCTGAACAGTACATGGAAGAGATTTCTGCTATGATCGCTAAGATGGACGAAGGACAGCAAGCTGACTTGAAAAAGCAGTTTAAGGAAGCTAACGGTTCTATCAACTACAAAAAATACACAGAGCTTGAACAACTTGAACGGGCATTTAACATCGCCCAAAAAATAATTGCATAGATGCCAAAGAAAGTACTACGGAGAGCTTCGGCTCTCCAACGGTACAATAATAAAATTTGGAGGAAAGAACATGAAGGTTAGTGGTGTAGCACTAGGTCAATGGAATCGAATTTGTAAAAAAAGGAAGGTATTAGACGGACTGTTTACAAGATAAATCGTGCCATTGTAATGGGTAATGTGGCACATGTATATGAGACTAAAGACTACATTATTCGCTACCATGATATGAATATCTTAGTAAGCAATAAGAGCCTTGTTCTTACAGTATGGCGTGATAGAGAAACTGATCCATTTACAATCCAAGAAGAGTTAAAGGCTGAATATGATGCTACAACTACGCATAAAGAAAACAACAAGAAGGCAAATGCAAAACATGTGTCTATTATGAAAAACATCAAACAATTGGTTAAGGAGAAGTGATTAATATGTTGAAGAAAATTGTAGGTAAATTCCGCAAACCACATATTGTAATCCTGTCTAATGAAGAGAAGGTTAAAGAACTTAGCGAGAAGGCAATGGGTCTGTTCGATCACATGAAGAAGGCACATGACGAATTGCATACAATCAACCTTGAACTTGATATGATTGTTCGTTCGGAACAACGTAAAATCGACGAAGAGAATGAGCGTCATCAGCGCGAAATCAAGAATCGTACTGAGAACATAGTTCATGCAACCAATGAAATTAACATGAACAACAAGGTTAAAGAAAAGCTTGCAGACTTTATTCGATAAATACAAGGAAGCCCCTGTTGCATATGCAGAAGATGTCTTGGGTTTAAAACTATACGATTATCAGAAGGAAATTCTACGAATGTTTTCCTTTGGTAAGAGAGTTGCATACTTTCAAGGTGGACGATGTAGTGGAAAGTTTCTGTTGCAAAATGTAATCAATTCATACCAAAAAAACATACAAGGGAGCAATTATAATGACAATAACCTACACAACAATGGATAGCAATAACGATAACTACCCACATTTCTCTGATGCAATCAAAGAACGCTTTGCATCATTCAGCAATAAACCGCTATTCACAACTGATGTTGAAGGACTGTCCGATATTTTCCTTGATAACCTTCCAGAACATGCGCGCCAACATTACAATTGCCGCTGTTGCCGCCACTTCTTAAACCGCTTTGGTAGTCTGGTACATATCGGTGAAAATGGTGAAATCGTTTCTGTACTGTGGGACGAGAAAGAAACGCCAAAGTTGTTCGCTAAGTCTGTTAAGGAAATGAAGAAAGCAATACTTAAAGCGCGTGTAACTGGAATGTTCATTTCGAGTGATCGAGTTCTTGGTACACCATCATCTGGCGGTTGGAGTCATATGTCTGTAGAGCTTCCAAGAGCGCGTGTATTCAACAGTCGCTTGAAGACTGCTGGACAGGAAATGGCTGAGAAGAAAGAAGAGTTCCGCATTCTTATCGCTGGACTGCTGGCATATCCTGTAGAAGCTGTTGATACAGCATTGGCATTGCTTCAATCTGAGTCCCTGTATCGCGGTGACCGCTATGTAGGAATTGCACAATGGGTTAAGGATTTGCATGAGAAGCGTGAGGGAGCTAAGAACAGTCGAGTTCGTGATAACATCACATGGTTAGCTGTAGCAACTGCTCCAAATGGCTTCTGCCATATTAAATCTAGCATGATTGGTACATTGCTTGATGATATCGTTTCTGGTTATGACACTGATTCGATTGTTCGACGCTTTGCGGATAAAATGAATCCAGCTACATTCCAACGTTCGCAAACTGCTCCTACTGCTGGTAACATCCAGCAAGCAGAGAAGATTGTTGAGAAGCTTGGTATCGCAAACTCATTGCAACGCCGTTATGCTACTCTTGAAGAGATTCCACAATTTATTTGGAAGGGCAAAGAGGTTATTAAGAATACAGCCGCTAAAATGGGTGGTGTATTCGGAAACATTAAACCGCGTTCAGTTGCCAAAGAAAGTATATTAGGTAGCAATGTTGAACTGCCACAGACTGTAATGACTTTCGATAAGTTCCAGCGCACAGTAATGCCAACAGCGGATAGCATAGAAGTAATGGTTGACAACCCAAATCGTTTGATGGCATTGGTCACAGCCGCAGATAAATATGCACCAAACATCCTGCAATGGGATAACACATTCTCTTGGTACTACCATGGTGGTATCGACGGAGAAATCAAGCGGCGCGTTGAGAGTGCTGGTGGTAAGTATGAGAACAATGAGATTCGTTGCTCATTGATTTGGGAGAACTACACAGACCTTGATCTTCATGCGATAACTCCAATGGGCAGACACATTCACTTTGCTAATAAAGTTGCAAGTTGTGGCGGTAATCTCGATATCGATATGAACGCAGGAGGACGTAATTCAATGACTCCTGTAGAGAATATCCGTTGGAGCAATGGGAAAGCGCGTGAAGGACGCTATCAGTTCTTTGTACACAACTTCGCTGAACGTGGTAATGGCATTACACCATTCAAGGTAGAACTTGAAGTGAACGGAAAGATTTTCACATTCAGTGGTTCGTTGAGTAATAAACAAAAGGTTGTAGCATTCGATTTCCACTACATCAAAGGTCAAACGCCGACGATCACTGGCACAAGCTACACTTCTGCTGATGCATGGAGTATTCCAGTGAATGGCTTTACGAAGGTAAAAGGAATCACTGAATCTCCTAACCTGTGGGGCGACAATAAGGCTACAAATGCAGGACATCACATCTTCTTCCTTCTGGAAGGATGCAAAGACACATCAGAAGGTAAGGGTCGTGGGTTCTTCACAGAAACACTGCAACCTGAATTGCGCGAAGTGCGCAAGACGCTTGAAGCTTATACTGCTAATACGCCAATTGAAGGCGCGGAAGAAGCATCTGCTTGCGGTGTAGGTTACAGCAAAGATAGTGAGTGGAATTTGATTGTGAAAGTTACGACAGGCAACTCCACTCGCCTAATCAAGATTGATCGTTGGGACTAATAATGATTTTCTGTGTGGTCATAGATTAGCAAATAGTCTATGACCACAACAAAATAATGGGAGTGATAGCGATGTTTAAAGCAGGAGACAAAGTAAAACGAACTAATGGTGATACGTTCTCTAACGGCAAGATGACAGTTACAGTTGAACGCGTCGAAGGATGTAGAGTATGGCTGAAAGAAACATGTTCTTGGCTTAACGAAGATCAAATAGTATTAGTTTGTGCATCGGCATCGGATGAAATCCAACAAGCAATCGATTTGTTGGAAAGTAAGCTAGAAAAAATATTGGCAGAAGAACAGAAGATGAGAGATGTAATCAAATCTTTGAAGGCTATCATTTAATCGTAAATCGTGTAGTTAATAATAAAGTCCATCAAACATAAAGGGAGCTAACAAACATGAGCGGTTACATGAATGAAGTGATTCAAGAAGAAATGGAAAAGTGGTTTGCTGGTTACTCGCCAAAAAGGGTGAGTAACCATCTCAACAGAGTAAATATCGGCACAACTTCGTCTCTAAGATCATATAGAAGTTTCCTTGGATTCAAGTATGCAAAAGAGTTTGATGTTGTTGATGTTGAAATACCCTTCACAGAAAGTCTTTTATTTACACGAAGCTCTTTTGGTCGCGTTGTAGCTAAATATGATATTGAATGCGCGATTGATGAAACCAAGAAAGTAGTGTACTGGAAGGCATACCGAACGGAGGAATAGATGGTATGGCTGAGACTCTGCTGAAATTAATTGAGAAGTATGAGAAACGAATTAAATGGATCGATGAATGCATCGTAAATAATAATATTTCAAGCTATACAAAGGATTGTTATGAGGAAATGATTAGTGATTTGCAGTTCCTACTAAACAATAATCAGTGAAGGTTGGATTGATATGAGAAATAGATTCGAGTTATTGCAGGAAGTTGTTCAAGCTGTTGATAACGGTAGTCCGAATACAGTTGATAATGTATTGGATTTACTGCAAGAGCAGGGAATTGTTAAGAACATGCACGTAGGCAAGCAAAAGGAAGTTGCAGGATTCTTCGATAACGAAGTTCATGCGGCTGAATGGTACTTAGGCGGTTTCTACGCAATCATCGAAGAAAATGCTTGGTTCGCAATGAATAGCTTGATAAATCAGTCATACTCGTATCTCAAACGGATTCGTAAGGAAAAGCCTGAATTATTTGCAGTTAATACCTGAGTTTTTCATTTATAGTGGAGGATTGGGCTAAATGTATAGAGTAGATTATGAAGTAATTCGCAGAAATTATAATGAGCTTTATAGTACAAAATGGCTTTCAGAAGAAGAAGCAAGAGCAAGAGTTGAGTATATACGCAATATGAGATTTACCAGAGTCGTGAAAGTTGTAAAATCTGTTGATGAATTAGTAGATGTGACTCATGAGTTTGTTGACATTAAGGCTCAATAAAATAAATCTTCTATCGAGAATGGGGAAAAGACGAATGAATGAAGAAAATAACTGCTTATCTTTGCCTTGTTACAGCGTATCCAGTGATTCATTAGATATTTATCATCATGGTGGAGAATTACTCTTGGTTGAGATTACACACCACGGAGTTTTGGAAGCAAACGTTAATATCACTACAGAAAATGCAATTAAACTCAGGGATTTTCTTATCGAGAAATTGGGCTAAGACTGAATAAAATGAATGTTCCATTTAGAGTGAAGGGCAGTGTTGTGACTTGGAGATGGCGTTTGGTTTACTGCTAGGCTCAGTTGTGAGTTCTGCATATTGGATATGGAGAGCAAGAGTTTATATGAAGAAGCGTTGGGGCGACGATATATTCACGAAGGAGATGTAACTAATGGCGCGAGTAAGGAAACCTAGCCGAGTGGCAAAGGAAATTATGGAGAAGGCGCAAGAACTTAATGACTTATTCAGGAAACTACCTAAAACAGACATGAACGAGATTATCATTATCAATGTTAATCAGGCGATTGACGCTCTGATTAAAGAAAACTAGGAGGGCTTATGGAAAAGTACACTCTGAGCAAGACAGGAAAAAGAAATATCTTTATCGTGACAATCGTAGCTGATTCGAATGATGCAGATTATGTTACAACGGAAGATATATTCAGTAAAGCTGAGTTTGATGAATATGTTGCCGATGCTCTGATTGACTTGCTGGCGAATTACAGTGGAAGGCATCAACTTTCCGATTACCCCAACGAAGAAGACTTGTCAATTCCACGCAATGGTTGGGATGGATATTGCCACTCGCTGAAAAAGATGACTATCAAGCACATTGATGTGAATGGTGAACATTGGGATGTTTCTCTGAACGTTCCAGATGATGAAGAAAGTACGGAGGAATGATAGGATGAAGTATTTGGTTGGCAAGGTGACACAAGGAGAGTTCGTTGTAAAAGGTAATAAGTATCCAATAATCGGTGAATCTGATGAATGCTATCGAATCATTGATGAATCTGATACAGAACATCTCTTCACGAAGGATGAAGACGATGAAGGAAAATCGTTTGCCGATTGGTTCGATATTTTTGACGACACATTGACAATGAACAAGTTTGAACAAGCAATCCATACAGCAGACTTCAACAACTACCGATTCTTTGGAATCCTTGTTGAAATGGAAGGTTTTCCGAAACCAGAAGTAATCATTAATGAGCAGGAAAACTTCCAAGATAAGTTGGAGTACTACTTGCAAACATATGACGAAAATCTGCATCATAAGTTTGCGAAAGTTAAGATTATTGGCTATGCATTTGCAAATGACTTCGACACACTTCAAGCGGATTTGATTGACTAAGGGAGGAAGAAACTTGAAGAAGTATCTTATCTGGAACATTTTATGGGACTTGATGTTCTTGTTTATCAGTCTTGACATTATTAGATGGTCACATGATCTCGAAAACCCATATGAGTATTTCGCACTTACTATCGGCATCTTGGGTCTTATCGTTGAAGTTACTGATATCATCATTTGCATCAAAGAAATAAAAAAGAGAAATCAAAGGGAAAAAGCAAAAAAGGAGAGTGCTGAGTAATGGAAGCTCTAATATTATTGTGGGCGGTTGGCAACTTGTTCTTACAGGGATTTGTATTCATGAAGGTGTGGAACTGGTTCCCTGTTGAATTGTTTGGCGCACCGACAATTGGTTTAGCTGGTTCGATGGGGTTGTTACTTGTAGCTATTTTCTTCCGAAACATCAATATCGGCAAGAAAGAAGAAACTACAGAAGATCGATTGAAGGGTGTAATCTTCTGCACATTCCTATTCGCTTTTGTTTTGTTGATGGGCTTCATTTTACAAGCATTCATTTAATAAACATACAATGTTGCTAAAGAAAGTAGAGTGATAAATTGAGAGAATCAAAACTTAATGAGGTAAGTCAAAGACTTAACCAAGAGAAGAAAAATCTCATTGCTGATTTACCAGCGCACTTGCAGGATGATTTCGCCAAAGAAGGATTCATTTCTGGTGGTTGTATTTATAGCCTGTACAACGGAAAAGAGCCGAAAGATTACGATTTCTTTGTTCGCACTCAATCACTGGCTGATAGACTTCGAGAGTTTTATATGAGTCTTGTTGTCCAAGATACTTCTGATGACAAACATAAGAAAGAGAAAAACATCTTCATCGTTCACTACAAAGGACAGCGTGTTGTTATCACAAAGAATGCGATCTCCATTGGCAAAAAATATCAGATCATCACCAAGTTCTTTGGTGCTCCAAAGGAAGTTGTGACAGAGTTCGACTTCAAACACAACATGTTTTACCACCAAAACGACAGAATCAACACTCTAAGCGATTGGGAGTACTTAGACAGTAATTCACTAGCTTATAACGAGCAAAGGGCTAGAGACATATCTGGAACGATCATACGAGTCCATAAGTTCTGTGAGCGTGGAATGACAATTACAAACGCAGAAATGAGCAAGATGTTGCGGAAACTTCGTGATATTGGCTTTACAGCAAGAGAGAACGAAATCATTGAGAACGTTGGTTCTTACTAATCATTCATCATAAATTACAAGGGAGATGTTTGTATATGAGTAAATTCACAGTTGGTCAAGTAGTTAAGGTTCGTGAAGGTCTTGAAGGCGATAATTGTTATGGCGATCTTTACTTCCACCCATTAATGAGAGAGTATTGTGGTAAAGAAGTCACGATTAAGGCTGTTAACGATATTGGTCGATACTACGTAAATGAAAATTCTTGGACATTCACTGATGAAATGCTCGAAGAAGTGATTCCACCTGTTCCGTCACAGGTTATCGAAATCGACCAGACTGCAAAGCTTGAAATCTATGTCGAAAAGGTAATCGTCAATGATCCTGCAACCATTATGTTCTATAAAACAGCTATTCATGACTATATTACTGGTACATTTTCACATTGGAGCGAAACAAAGAAAGTCGTTGCAAAGGTCAACAAATCTGTTGGCGACACATTCGATGTGGAGACAGGCGTTAACGTAGCAATGTTGAAGGCGTATCGCAAGGAGATCGATAAGTTGTTGCGTAAAGCCTAATCACATAAGTCACAAATATAAATGGGGTATAGTCTGATGACTGTACCCTGAGTTATGTAATCTCAACTAGGGGCGTGTCATATGATTAAATATACAGTAGAAGAAAGCGGAAATAACTCGACAGTATACTTGAACGACGATGAGTATGGTATTAAGGTTATTGTAGCTATGGTTTTTGACAAAGCACATGCAAGAATTATCGCAAGAAAGCTTAACGAATACTATCAATCCAGAACGTTAGAGGTAGATACAGACCCGTTCCTAGAGAAAGGGTTGGCAAAAGTAATTCCTGACTGATGCCAAAGAAAGTATTGACTTTAATAAGGTTAGCGTCTATAATAATAAATAGATGTTAGCCTTTTATTATTTTATAAAAGAGTTTAAAACACAAACATTAGGAGATGATTATTATTCGCCAACTAGTTCTGTTAAGGGGAGCCATGGGTGCTGGCAAATCTACATGGGTAAAGGAAAATAATCTGCAACAATATGTACTGAGTGCAGATGAAATTCGTCTGTTGTTCCAAACACCTGTAATGACTGAAACAGGGAAAACAGCTATTAGTGCAAAGAATGATGGCAGAGTGTGGAAGCTGTTGATGGAACTTCTGGAAGAACGAATGAAGCGCGGTGAGTTCACAATCATTGACGCTACACACTCCAAGCAAGAAATGATTTCACAATACAAGAATCTAGCTCAACGCTATCGCTATCGTGTTCATGTGCTGGACTTCTCTGACGTTCCTCTGGATACTTTGTTAGAGCAAAATAAAATGCGCGATGAACATAAGCATGTGCCAGAACATGTAATCATGAATGCTCATGAGCGTATGAAAACTGAGCATGTTCCCAAATGGGTTAATCTTGTTAAGACTGATGAGTATCACGATATAATGCGTTTTACAAGCTCAGATTATGACCACTACAAGCGCATTCATCACATTGGAGATGTGCAAGGTTGTTTTGATGCTTTGATGGATTACTTCGATCAGGTTGGCGGTCATACATTCCATGACTTCGGTAATGGTTTGTATCCTGTTCTGAATGACGATGAACTATATATCTTCGTTGGTGATATGCTTGACAGAGGTATTCAGAATGCAGAAGTATTGAAGTTCTTCTTACATATCAGTGAGCGAAAGAACGTTGCTATCATCGAAGGTAATCATGAGATTCACTTATGGAATTGGGCAAATGATGAAGAGGTTCGTGCGAAGGAATTTATTAATTTCACACAACCGCAACTCGAAGAAGGTCTTGGCAAGGAAGAAATTATAGAGTTGAAGAAAGAAGTTCGTCAGCTTTATCGGCGGCTTCGCCAACTTGTATATTACACATATAACGGTAAAGAAGTGATCGTTACTCATGGCGGTCTGTCAAAGATGCCAGAAAACCTGATGTATATTTCGACACACCAATTCATTAATGGTGTTGGTGACTACGAGGTTGATATTGACAATCATTGGGATGAGAATCTTGAAGTTGTTGTAGAGGATTATGATCTTGTGTTCTACGATAAGGACTACCATTTTGATAAAGTACCACTGATGCTAAAGAAAGTACCATTATATCAAATCCATGGACACCGCAATATCTTCCGTCTACCAGTACAGGCAGGGGAATGCAGTTTCAACCTCGAAGGTCAGGTTGAATTTGGCGGTCATCTTCGTGCTGTCACATTGACTAATGAAGGGTTTGAGACACATGAGGTGAAGAATCATATCTTTAAGATTCGCAAGGGTAATGCACCTAAGACAGTTGATGAGGATATTAGCATGGAGCAATTCATCGAATATTTGTCCAATCATAATGAAATCGAAGAGAAGGATTTGGGTGGAAATATCTACTCTTATAACTTCACGCGAAAAGCATTCAACGACAAGATTTGGGATGATATCAACATCAAAGCGCGAGGTCTGTTCATTAATAAGAACACGAAAGAAATCGTATCGCGTTCATATAATAAGTTCTTTAATGTGAACGAACGTTCATTTACGAAGTTGAATGCACTTGCCGACAATCTTGTTTTCCCTGTTCAAGTCTACGACAAACCGAATGGGTATCTTGGCACAGTAGGATATGATTCTGAGTCCGATTCTCTGGTATTTACATCAAAATCAACGAATAAGGGCGACCATGCTGGATGGCTGAAAGACCTATTCATTAAGCAAGTTGGATATTTTGGAGTGGAATCTATTAAGCAGGACTTAAAGGACATGAATGTCAATCTTGTGTTCGAGGTCGTCAAAGTGAAGGAAGACCCTCACATTATCGAATACGAAGAAGACAGACTTGTACTGCTTGACTTAGTAAATCGCACTGTCCAGTACAGCAAACTTCCATACAGTGATGTTGTGAGATTTGCAAGCCATTATGGATTAGAGTACAAGAAGCTGATGCACACATTTGAGAACTGGACTGAGTTCTACTTCTGGTATCGTGATGTTACTGCTGATTTTTCTATCAAAGACGAAGGTTTTGTAATTGAGGATTCTGTAGGCTTCATGACTAAAATCAAGTTGCCTTACTATAGCTTCTGGAAGCAATTTCGAAGCATTAAAGACAAGTTTGCTAAACGCCGCGAACACACTGTAAAGGGTGGGAGTCTATACACTCCATTGCACAATAAAGTGTTTAAGTGGATGAAGGGACAAGATGGCAATTGGCTGAAAGATACTGATATCATTACTGTCCGCAAGGCATTTGAAAAAGATAACACCGATGCCTAAGAAAGTACATAACATCAAGCTGTGAAGAATAGCCTTCCTAAACATGAATGCGTGATACGAGAAGATCGTAGTCACAGCAATCATTAAAGGGAGATGTTCAAATGATTTTTTGTCTGATTGGTCAGTCTGCAAGTGGAAAGTCAACTGTAGAGAGGAACTTAGGATACATCGGATTTGGTTATCCAAGAATTATCTCGTACACCACTCGTCCAATGCGCGAAAAGGAGAAACAAGGGGTTGATTATCACTTTATTGATTACCCTCGTTTTAAGACATTGGACGAGCAAGGATTCTTCGCAGAACGAGCGCAGTATCGTGATTGGCACTATGGATTGTCTCTGAATGAAATCGACTACACGAACAAGGATTACATCGTCGTCGTGACGATTGATGGATACAACGAACTTGTTCATGTAGCAGGGCAGGAGAATGTAATTGGCATTCACATCAAAGTAGAAGAACGAGAACGCATCATTCGTCAGTTGGAGCGCGGAGACGATGTTGATGAGGTAATCAGACGTATTCATACAGACAGAGTTGATTTTGCAGGAGTAGAAGATATTTGTCAGTACACTGTCATCAATGAAAATCTCATGGATACGATTGAAGCTGTTTGCCAAATCATGAAACGTAAATAAGGCAAGGAGGTCTGTTCGTGGCTGAACGATATGTCAAGTGTCAGTACTGTGGACAGACAGTTCCCTTTAAAGAAAGAGATACCTTGGCTCATGAGGTCAAGGTATCTAGTAAAGGGAAGTCTGTAAATCAATACTGGCATCACGAATGTTATCCAAAAGAATTAGAGAAACGTGAGTTCTTATTGAACGAGCAAAAGCAGAAAGATGAAATGTTCGAGACTGTTAAAAAGATATATAAAATCAACTTCTCACCATCGAAGAGTTGGTGGGAGATGATTGCTGATTTACGAGAAGGAACGAACAGATACCAGAAATTCTGGAAGAAGAGGTATAAGCAGGGCGTGCCATTCAACGTTATCAGAGAAGCATTCATTCTGAGTGTTGCAGACATTGAATGGGCAAGAATGGCAAAGAACTTTAAGTCTTTGGAACAGGAAATGCGTTATGGATTGATGATTATGCAAGGCAAGGTGAATGATGCTTTCCGTAAGATGAAAACGCGAGAGCAACAATCGAAGATGAACGAAGCAATGGAGGTTGTCCACATAGAAGACATGAAGGACAACAGGGAAGTGTCATTCAAGAAGACACAACAAGAGAATAGGGACTACAGCTATCTTCTTGGAGATGACTAAGGGGTTGG